TTAATTTAAATATAGTTAGGGATGAAGTAACTATATCACAATTAATATTTTGTTCTTATAATAGGGATTAATGTGACATTGCATCGAATGCAATATTATGAATAGCATTAACAATTGCATAGAAATAACGTTGAACACGTACTACAGCAGTTAGGTAGTTCTTACGGCATTGTACCATTACCCAGTTAGCTGCACTAGCAATTTCTTTTGTTTCTGCTTTAAAGTTATCTAATTTCTTCATAGCATCATCAATGTATCCTTTGCCAGACATAATATGTGTTTTGATATTAGCCATTGCTGCTTTAACGTCTACTCTAAGAACGAACGTTTCGATACTACCAAAACCAATACCTTTGCTTGGTCCATTGTAATCGGTAACATCATATACTTCTTTAAAACGTTTAGAGAAATCGTAAGATTTACGATCTTCTTGTGTTTTATTGAAAGCAATGTCTGTAATTACATCCAATTCTTTAGGTAAGATTTCATCAAATACTACTTTAATGAAGTTAGAGATTTCTACAGGTTTTCCTTTATGCTGAGGAATTTTACCCATGATACCACCGAATGGTAAGTTAGATATCCCTCTGTATCTACTAGCAAATACATCTAACCGTTTATTTAAGTCAGTGATTTTGGAAAGGGCTTTATAGCGTAATTCTAAAGAAGAAATAATTTTCTTTGTAAGATAAGCAATGAATTGATACCATTTGGCTTTGATTTTAGCGACCAAATTAGAAAGGAATTGTTTTGCTTTTTCCATAGCTTCTTCACGGAATGCGTCAAGATCAGCAGATTCGGTATGGATCAATTCCTGTTCTTTAATATCAAAATGAGCTAATGCTTCATTGAAGTTCAACAAGTCTTCATAAGATTCACAAATAGAATCTACAAGATCAAATTGTTCAAGCTCAATATCGGCAGACTCATTCATTGTTTTAGTAATAAACATAGTCATACCTCTCTAAATAAAATATTATTAATTCAGTATACACTAGGGATGAATTAGTTATACTTAATAAATTGTTTTTCTAATCTATATTAAGAATACCACTAGCTAATATTAGCTAGTGGTAATATATTATTCTTCGTCTTCAGATTTAGTAGCCTTAGCAATTGTTTTTTTAGCAGTGCGGATAGCAGTACCGTATGCAATAGCAATACGAGTAGCTTGTTTAGCAGCGTAACGCATAGCTGTAGTGATAGCTACACGACCTTTAAGAGCTACGAAGTTTGCTTTCTTAGCATTTTCTTTAGCTTCTTCGGCATTATCTGTCTTATAAGAACCAAGCAATAAAGCAAGACGGTTTTCTGCATCTTCGCAAAGTTCTTTGAATTCTGTAGCACCAGCTTTGATATCAATCAATTGAGATGTTACATCCACTTCAACTTCTTTACCAAGAATTGCTTTGAATTTTTCATCAATTTCTTTTGTAGAAATATCATCTACTGTAGATAAAGAATCAATGATATCAGCAAGGCATTTAGTCAACGCTTGAATACCAGTGCTAGTTGTAGTATTTTCGTAAGTTTTGATCTTAACACCTTTACCTTCTAAAGCATTTTTAAGTTTTGCTTCATTAAGGTCATTCTTTTCTAAATCACCGTTTACTTTTTTAGCAATTTTGAAAGCTTGTTCAGTGTATTTTTTAATTACGAAAGCAACGAATTGATGTAAACGAGTTTGGATTTTCTTAATAAGAGTATCCAAGAAGCCAGTACCTTTATTAGCAGCTTCTTCACGGAATGCATCAAGTTCAGTAGATTCAGAACAAATCAATTCTTGTTCTTTAATATCGAAGGAAGCAAGAGCTTCGTTGAAATTAGCTAAATCTTCATAAGATTCAGTAATAGAGTTAATCAAAGCTTCTTCTACGGATTCACAAGAAACGTAAATACCAAGAGCTTTATCAGATACTTGTTCAGTTTTAGTATAGAACATGTATATCCTCCTTAATAAGTATAGTAAGGAGGATAGGGATGAGATATCCTCCAAACAAATAGTATTTGTTTATTTAGAATAAAGTCAAAGTATCATCATCAGAGCCATTAACTTCATCTTTAGTAAGACGAGGTTTAACTCCTTTAAGAGTACTATCAATTTTCTTTTCAGCAGGAACCACTTTGATTGCAAAGAAGTTGGAAAGTTTTTCAAAGAATGCAGCGATTTTCAATTGACGTTCAGCTACATCTTTAGCACCACCATTAGATTTAATGCGTAATGCATTTGCTTCTAACAATTTTTGTTGTACTGCACAGTAATTAGAAACACTTACTCTTACAGAGAAGAATAAGTAAGCCAATTCACGAATAGTAGGAATAATAACTTTAGTTACTATAATAAATGCACCTACAGCAGCTGCTAAACCAACGCCAACATAAGTAGCAATTGTAATTTCAGCAGCAAAGTTTTCGGATTTAACTTTCATTAGACCATTAGCAACTTTTTCAAGTTGTTTCTTTTCCACCATACCATTAAAGTTTTTAATAGATTCGTGGACCATATAGAATTTAGTTTTGTATTTCTTAACGTTACTAATTTCCATAGATACAGTATGATCAGGATTCTTAACGAATTCTACACATACTGTTGTAAAGTAAGCGATGTCGGCAATGATTGCCATTACGATTGTATTATAAAGATATTTCAAGATATGGATATCCAATCTGAAAGCTTTCATAAATACAGTCTTATTAGATTCGAGATAAGTAAGTGCTTTCTCGATATCTTTTACATCTTCTTCACCAGACCCGGATTGAATTGCAAGTTCTTTAAGAACAGCAATAGATTCACGAGTCTTTGTATAGTATTTGAATTTAGTGATATCACCTTCAGAATCTTCAATTTCTTTGAAGTCGATATCTTCAAGTTTATCAACCAACATACCATACAATTTGTTAGCTAATACAGCCATAGCTTTAGGATGTTCTTCTTCAGTGAAAGAAGTAATAGTCATGATTGTATCAGGATCTTTAGGAAGCAATTGATCATATGCTTCTTGAATTTCTCTACGCATGTTTAATATCCTTTCTTATCGTTGTCCTACAAGAAGATTAATAATCTTTTTATAATCTTTACTGTCAGTCTTTTCAAGAGCAGTATAAGATACAGTTGTAAATTGACGGCTAGCATCATCAAATAAATATGTAGCACGTTCATTTACATCATCAGCAACGAAGAATGAGAGGAGATTATATTGAGAGATAAGATTTTCAACTTCAGAGATAGAAGCTTTGAAGTCGTATTCTTTATTAAGAGTAGCCAATGTATCAGCAGAAATAACTAAAGATACAATACCACCGTAACCACCGTCGTTATTAAACATTCTAACTCTGTTACGAACAGCACGGCGTTCTAAGATCTTCCAAACACTGTTGGAAGATTTTTGGATTTTGATAGCATCGAGTTTGGCTTTATCTAAAGCAAATAAGAAGTCTTTCAAGAAAGAGATTTCTCGAGTTGTACTACGAATAAAGTTGAATAACATGTTTTTATCTTTATTCTTAGAAGAAATACGATAAATCACTTCATCTTGAGGAATGTATTGGATTTTAGCTTTTACACCAACAGCCACATTAGTTGTAACGTCGCTATTTTTATTGTGCAATTTAACTACCAATACGGAAGGCATCATATTATTTACTTTCTTAATATCAGTATCTTTAATATCAGCAACATATCCACCAGTAGTGCGTTTTTTAACATCATTCATTGATTTAGTATTCGCATCTTCATCGATTGGAGCTGGATAGCTTTCGTTGAAAGTGTAAGTATCGATAGCAATGTTTTCTTCTCGGATGGTTTTCATCAAATGATCCAATGCTTCATAGGATTCATTTGTAGCCATTGTTTCCATACGTTGAATATAGTCTTCAATATCATCAGAGTTTAAATTCTTATGAATTTTACCAATAACATCAAATGCCGTTTCATCATCTTTTAAAGACTGTACGGAAATAGCCGAGAATAAAAGTTGAAGCATAACCAAAGCTTTACCTTCAATAGCACGAGTAAGAATTTGAGCTGTATTCAAAGATACAGATTCATCTACTAATACTGGGAAAGTCAAAACTAAGTTAGATGCTGCTTTTGCAATCGAACTAGCAGAATTGATATTGCCTTTATTAGACCCAAAAGTCTTTTTAATGATATCGATACCATCGAATTTCTCGAATAATTTACCAAGATCGCTAATTACGGTTTCGTGGATACCATTAATATCTCTTTTATTCATTAAGTAGGTTACCTCCTTTTTAAAGATTCAAAGTGACCATATATGGGCACATTTAATTTAATGTAAATAGTATTACTATAATACAAGGCTGCCATTTTGGCTGGTAGGAATACATTGGGAAAACATTAAAATAACTTTAGAAAGGAGGAAAAATGGCTAACATCGATGAATATAATGAGCAGGAATTTAACGCATTAGACAATGCTTCATTGCCTGGTGGTGCTAAGAATGTAAACTCTATGGAGATACAAAATTTAGTTACCAAACAGACTAATGGATCTGCTATCTATGCTGATCTGCTCCAAAGAACAAATTTAGATATCGATAACTCTGCTAGCGATCTAGCTAGATTTATTCGTGCCAATGGTATATACCAACGGAACGATTTCGATGATTTTAATACATTCTATCTATTCCCTAGAATGGACCCATATAAAATGCTTGGGACTACTAGAGAATATGTATTCTTCACTAAACCAGATTTGCATATCTTCCGTACTACTGCAGATGCTGCAAATAAAGATGGAAGTATTTTAAATCCAGAAATTGCTAATGACCCATTCTTTAGAATGATGGTTTCTCGTGGTTATGCTTATTCTGTATTAGCAAACTTACAATATACAGCTCCTGGATTTGATAATAGAAATCCATTTATTCCTATCCTATCCAACTATAAACAATCCAACTTGGAACTAAACAGTGTTACAGCTGATGATATAGAATCTGCGGTGAATATGTATGGTACAAAAATCTCTTACCGACAAAGTTCATATAGATCCGATGAATATACAGACTTCTCTCTAGACTTTAGAGACGATAGATACTTGAATTGCTACCTATGGTTTAAAGCGTATGATCATTATCAAAAACGTAAAGCTGAAGGTAGAGTATCTCCAGCTCATCAAGAATATTCAATCCATAAAATCATCTCAGACCAAATGACATTGTTTAAATTTATCGTTGGTGAAGATGGTGAAACTATTATTCATTGGTCTTGTATCTGGGGTTGTTATCCTAAGTCTGTACCAAGAGAAACTTTCTCTGATATGCCTGCTGATGGACAACTTCATTTCTCTACTACATGGCATGGTAGTTTCCAAGATGATATGAATCCAAAGATTCTAGATCATTTCAATTGGTTATGTAACGTTCGTATGTATGGTAAACAACCAGATGAATTGCCTATCTATGATGAAACAATTCAAAATGTAACAGGTGAAGCTGCATTCTGCCCATACGTTACACAATACAAACCAACTAATTCTGATATCGTTCAATATAAATTGAAATGGTATCAAGTTCCAAATAAATCTTATGATTATCAAAAACGATAGGAGGTAAACTTTAAATGGCTAATGAAGCTATCGATAATGGTACCGATGCCATTAATAATCTGATAGAAGAAACAAGTGATCATACGATAACTCCTAGTATTTATGAATTAGCTGCCTTCGTCGATTCTATCAAAGCTAAATATATCGATATTCCAGATGATACTTTAGCCCTAGGTTTGTATGGTTATCTAAATGAAATCCATTCTAATATCCTAGAGAATGTATCTGTAATGGCTGCAGAATATTCTAATGAGTCTAATCCAACTAGAGCTCAATTAGAACGTAACGTTCTCTGCCATGCATTGAGTCTTGGTATTGATAATATTAGAGCGACTCCAGCATCTATTAATGTAACTCTCTTCTTACCAGAAAGTGCATTAATAGCAAATATGACTAATGATAGATTTGTACTCGATAAAGAGTATGAATTTAATATTAACTCTACTGGAGATAGTCGTGGTACTTCTTACGTCTATAGATTAGATTATGATATCGTTATTCGTAGATCTAAAACCCCTAGTGGTAAATGGATTTATACTGCGGTATATGATATCGATGGTAATAGTTCTTATTCCGACATCGTTAATCCATACTTACCTACAGTAGGTGTGGTTAAAGTAAACGATGATCAAATGATTGCTATCCAAACTAAAGTTAGACAAGTAGTTCACGATAGATATTATAAGAAGATTATTGTAACTAATCCTCTTGAAACTAAAACTATCTCATTTACTTTCAGTAATCAATTAGTTGATTTCTATATTGAAGTGAATGAAGGTGGTAAGACTCATAAGCTTAAATGCCTATACGATGGATTATATTCTCAAGTTCCTAATGAAGAATATTGTAACTATCAATACGTAGATGATTCTACTATTCGTATTACATTTAACCGTGACTCTTATCAACCACGTATGAATAGTGATATTACTATTCATATCTTTACTACATCTGGTTCTGTATGTAACTTTGCTTACAAAGCACAAACCACTCATGTATTAGCATCTGAAAGATATCCTTACAACAATATCTATTCTTTGATTATTCCTTACTCCGACTCTAAAGGTGCAGTGGATAAGAAAACAATCAAAGAGATTCGTAAGATTATCCCTAAAGAAATGCTTGCTAGAAGTACTATCACTACTTCTAAAGATATTAGAAACTATTTCAACCAAGTTTCTGATAAATATAAAATGGTATTCTTAGAGAAGTTACACAATCAAATTGACCGTATCTTCTTCGCTTATCTATTATTGAAAAATAATGATAATAATATCGTACCAACAAATACTTTGGATGTATCTTTCGATAAAGGAATATTCCAAAATACCAATGCTACAAACTATATCCTTCCTCAAGGTTCTATCTTTGTAAACAATGGTATTTCTACTAAAGGTTATTCCTATAACATCGGAGATAGTGCTATAGCTGATTTGAATTCTAAGAATGAGTTTGTTTATACTAACCCATTCTTGATTGTAGTTAATAAGGATCCATTCCTAGTTAATTACTATATGAATATTCTTAATTACTCTAAGAACTTAAACTTCTCTGAAATTAATAATAATTCACAACTTCAATTCATTCCAGATATGGCTGTCAATGTTAAACGTGATGCGTTAAGTAGCAATTTAGAAGAGCGAAATAAATATCGTATCTATTTGAACTTAATGCAAAACATCGCATCCGATTTCAATATCATTGGTTCTGATGAACAAGGTGAAATTACTAGACAAGATATTCAAGTCTATGGTGTAGTATATTCTAAGAACGTGCTTAAAGATAGTACTGTAACTTATACACCATATCGTTACTTCAAAGCTAATCCTTTAGCTAAAGGTGACTATGATGAAGATGAATATTCCTACCACTTTGAATTAGAGTTCAATACTACTGACGTAATTGATAGAAACCAACGTTTGTCTATTAATAGAGGTATGTATGTGCCTAATACTGAATTAGAGAACGAAGGTTTATTACCAGCTAACTCTAAAGTTAAATTCTTTGTCGTTGCTAAATTCGATACTGAATATGGCTTAGGTGAAGAAATTGGTAGTATCGTTCCAGGACTTGAAGGTTGGTCTTTATGTAATACCTACGAAATGGTTACTGGTTTGGATGTGTATTATAACTACACAAATATAATGGAATCTTATATCTCATTAGCCGCTGATAAAAATAATGGTGGTTATAAATTTAAATTAAAAAGAGTTCCATTAGTAAAACACTCTTATTTACAAGATCCTGAGAAAGTCAGAGAACTTTGTCAAATGTTAGACATTCGTCGTAACTATATTCAAACAGCTTTGATTATCTTGGAAGATTCGTTTGGTGTTGATTTCAAATTCTTCAACACATATGGTCCGTCGAATCTTTACAACGTTAATCAAGAATTGTATTTGGATAGAACTAATATCAGTCTTACATTTGAAATTAAGTATCGTAATGCTGATAGTGCAGATATTACTCCAGAAATTACAGATTTCATTAAGAAGTATATCGAAAATATCAATTACATCACTGACTTACATATGCCTAACCTTACAACAGCTGTTAAGAATGCTTTCAATAAACAAATTGTTTACTTCAAATTTGTTGGTTTGAATAAGTATGGGTATATGTATCAAAGCATCTATCAAAACCCAGCAGAAAATCCTTATGTGGATTCTACAGACGTTCCAGAATTCATCAATATCAATACTAAAGATGATGGTACTGTAGATATTACATATAAATTAGCTAATAATACTGCTGATGATAGAATTACAAACAATATGATTTAGGAGGACACTAATGTTTATTACTAAAACAATCCGTACAGAAGCTCCTGATATGGCTACTGTAATTGAATCTTTTAATGCTGATATGGAAAACATGCTTGCTATGGATTTCCTTGCTACTAAATACCAAGACGAATACTTCGGTGAATCCGCTGCTGTAGTTGCTAACGAAGCTACATTCGAAGAAATCAAAAACAAACTTTCTGATATCGTTAGCAATGCACTTACTCGTCTTCGTGCTTATGGTTCTGCTTGCTATGCTAAAGCAGAAAAAGCTGCTAAGGCTGCTAAAGCAAAAGTAACTTCTAAAAATGAAGATGCTATTGACTTCGAAGCATTCATGGAAGCTTCTGGTAACGAAAGCATTATCTCTACTACTACAGCTAAATTGAAATCTGCTGTAGATGAAGCTTTGAAAGCTTTGAATGGTATTGCTAAAGGTGCTGTTAAAAATGCTAAAGATTTAGCTACATACATCAGCACTAAATGTGCAAGCTTGAAAGAGTTCATCTCTTCTAAAATCTCTTCTAAAAATGAAGATGTAGAATTCGTTTATACTGAAGCTGGTGATGAACGACTCATCGACAAACTTTTAGGTGCTATCCGTAAAGGTATCGACAAATGTACTAGCCTTGGTGGTGCTGCTTTGGAAAAAGCTAAAGGGATGCTGGGTTCCGTAAAACCATTCGCTTCCAAAATGTTCCATAAAGCATATGCTGCTGTAGTAACTCTTATCAACAAAGCTACTCAAAAAGCACAAAAAGTAATCTCCTCTATTAAATTCTAATCGAGGTGATATAATGGATACTTACATTTTAGATTCCATTATCGAGTCCTGTGAGGAAATGAGCAATCTTTCCTCCAGGAACTTATATACCGAAGCTTTCGATATGGACAAAATCAGAGCTGCTATTTATCGTGTATATACTGAAGCGATTAAGTATTATAAGAAACTTCTTCTTAATGCTATGAAGTTTATCAATAAACTTCGTAATGGTCGTATTAAAAAATTAATGGAAAAATTCGCTGTAATGCGTATTGATATCGACCGCATCAAAGAAATGCCAATCGTTGGTAAAGTGACTAGAAAAATCCCTGATATTTTATTCGATGAAACTTATATGAGAAGATTGAATTTCTATATCGATAGAGATGTTAATTTCTCTTCTGTAGAGTTTTATGAAGATTATATCAATTTCAAGAATAATAATCCTGATGCTAGTTTACAAGAAATTCGCAAAGCTGTTAAAACTGCTTGTGAAGAAAAATTCAAATTCAAAGAACTAGAAGAAAAAGTTATTGCTCCTGCTAAATTTATTAATCCTAAGAATAAAATTATTTATTATGGTTCTTTCCGTCGTATTGCTGGTGATTATCTTACTGCATGTGATGATATCAACGAATTAATGCGTAATAAATTAAACAGTATTGAATCCATCGATATTAGCTCTGATGCTAACACAGAATACTACAATGCTATTGTGGTCTATACTAATACTTATCGCACTGAGTCTTATAAGTACTTCCAAAAAATATTATCATTCCTTAGCTGGTATGGTAATATCTTATGTGGTACATTAGAACACTTTGTAGATGTATTAGAAAACTATGAAGGAGAGGAGAACCAATCTGATGGGAACAATTAATACCCAAGAAATCGAGGCTACTATTAGTCTATTGAAAAAATATTCTAATCGTAATCTCGATGGTGCTAAGACTGCTATGGCACAACCTAAAGATGGTAATGACTACCGTCTTCCTTTTGTAAAACAATATCTTTACAATAACTTTGCTAAGATCTCTGATGACTTAGCTTTGGGAGCCGATGCTCAAAATACTGGTAAAGCAACCATTGATCAATTGGTAGACTATTGTGGTGCTGTAAAAGGTGCTAATAATGACCAATTACTTAAATTAAATTCTGGTGCATTCTGTAGTGATGAAACTTCTGTTTCTGCTATGACTAAATATGCTATCAATACTTTTGGTAAAGAATTGAACTCTAAAATCACAACTCTTAAATCTTGTGGTTTTACTGCTCATGAAGCAAAAGATATCACTGATGACAAATTAGAAGAATTCACCGATAAAATGGAAAAGCTTACTCCAGATGGTGTAAATAAACAAATCGTTCAACGTGTTACTGATGCTACAAAGAACTTCATTGAAGATCGTAACGAAAAGAATGATCAAGTTAAAGATATCTACAACCAAGCTAAAGCTAAATTGGATAAAGCTGCTACTGAAGAAGATGCAGCTAAAGTAGAATCTGTAGCTAAATTACATTTAACTCGAATCAAAGGTCGTACTAAAGGTGTAATGGAATCCTTAGTAGAAAACATCTCTGAATCTGCTATTAAAAATGATATTCCTCATTTGAAAACAGCTGAAGGTGAACTTTGTATCGAAAACGTAATGGAAGATGCTATGGCTATTTATGCTGTTATGGAAGCAATGAATATGTATGGTTTAGTTGATATGAACCGTCCATTCGTTGATTCTATTGTAGCTTCCTTTGCTCCAAGTAAATAATTTGCAGAAAATACCCCTCTATCCAATATTGGATAGAGGGATTTCTTTTGCAATTTAGAAAGAAATAATAATTGTATTTTCTCCAACCACATAGATGTTGTATAATTGGTTAATATTACGACTTCTAGTAATATTATTTAGATTGGATAGATCAGATCTTGCTGCGAGAGATTCATCGAATGCTTTAACGACAGCAGGAGTGATATAATTATAAAGTTCTATTTGATCTTCACCGTTTACTTTACCTTCAAAACGTTTGAAGAAGGTTTTTCGTAAAACTAGTTTAATAGACATGTCATCATAGTTAGTTAAGATACTGAAACTAGAGATATAGCTTCCTAAACCTTCCGTTTCCTTTAAGTTATTACATACCTTTTGTAATAATTCATCACAAAAGAACTTTGTGTCTATAAGTATACTACGAACTTGTGAAATATCTACAATTCGTTCATTATCGATATAATAATAATCATTTTTACTATGCATTGATATTATTTCTCCCATCACCAAAAAATCTAATGTCACCATCATAACTACTTGCTATAGAATTATATTGCTTATGAGTTGTAAGCATATTTAAGAAGTCTATTCTAATCTCTACTCTAGGTAAAACTGAATACCATTTCTCTACAGTACCAGATACAACCAATCTATCATCTAGCCATAGGTTAGAATTGGACATATCTGAATATTTCTTTCCGATATTATCCCAGTCTGGTTTGCTAAGTGGTGTATGTACACCCAATTCAGCAAGATATGTATCAACTGCATTGAAATAAGATGGAGTTTTAAAGAAAGTAGAATATTTAACTATACATGGAGTATAGATTACATGATTTAACCAATCAAACTCTTCAGTTGTAGTTAAACGTCTCATAAATCTATTATCTTCAGCACCAGAAGGTGAATAAACATGAACGAAGTTACTATTAGCCATAGCCATGTTAGCTAAGTTCTGTCTATTCACTAATCTGAAGCGTGGACGAGGTGATCCTTCAGGAACCTCATATAAAACTATAAATATTGTACTGTATTCGAGAGTTTCTCTCATAGTATTATAATTAGCTATGATCGCATCACATTTAGAACGAGTCAAATGTAAATGATCATATAACCATTCCAATCGTTCGTTATAATCTTTTGGAATATGGTCAAATTTGGCTGAATATTCATTAGCCTTTTGTTGTCTTGTTTTTCTACGCATGATTTTAAGTCCTATTTAATAAAATAATAATTATTTTATAATATTTCATCTAATTATAATTTTGTCAGTCTTAAAATCAATATTGACAATTATCGATAATCGTGGAAACCACCGTATTGAACGAGTTTATTGTATACCCATTGGTTTAATTCACCAGCGATGTTAGGCAAGAACATGTTAGCTTTATTTGTAATAAGAACTTTGTATAAAGTCAATGTACGTCCGATATCAATTTCAGAGAAGTTGACACCACACATATTAGACAAGTAATCCATAAGAGTATTATTAGATAATACAGTTACGTCTAGGTTAGCATGTGAAGAGTCATTCATAGACATAGCCATTACACTATACAAGTCTTTAACTGTCATATTTACTTCTACTTCAGTTGGGATATTGGAGAAGGACCATTTACCTTCGCCACCCTTATTGATAGATAATGAAGTAATCATACCTAAGTCAATATTAAAGAACCCACGGTAGAAACAACGTACCATAAATGGAGCACCATATGTATTTGCACCAGTTGCTCTAGGAGCAGCTAAGCAAATTACATGGATTAATGGTACGATAACGTTTAAGTACACACTTAAGTTGTCACAGTCAGGTGTCATGAATCTCATAGAGATATTATAATCTTTAGAAAACTGAGAATCTGCCCAGATTTCTGGGAATCTCATCTTAGAACCTTCGATGATTGCACCCATACCACTTAATAGAGAGCCAAGTATACCATCTGAACCACTACTGCCGTTACTGGAACCAAAGAACTTACCAAGAATACCATTATCTGTTGCTTTTTCTTTTTGTCCAGCCATAGTCATATCATTCTTACCAAGTAAACTACCACCAAGACCAGTTGTAGCACCCATTAAGAATTGCATTTCACGCATCTTATCAGAGATACCATTAATCTTATCAGTTAATTGAGTTTTAGTAGTTTCATTACTGAAAGATTCAGATACTTGGTTATCGGCATTAAGATAGAAACACATAGCATTTCTATAAGATAATGTACCAGTGATTGGGTTGTCGCCAACTTTTTGCCAATCATAAGCTCTAAGCTTAGCTGTTCCACCACCTTTAGCAGATGTAGGAATTTCTATATCGTCTACTTTCATCAATACAGCAGCGATATGGCATAAAGTATTTACGTAACGATAATAACCAACCCAGTCAGCATAGAAGTTATAGTATTGACCAGATTCTTTAAGTACAGATTTCAAAGTATTTTCATTCTCATCTGCACCAGCACCTTTTAATACTTCACTAATAACACTTTTCTTTTGGTCATCAGTAAACTTAGCCATGAATTTAGCATTGCCTGGAATTATAGTTAATAACGGCATACGTGCTACAATCTTTTCAGCATAAGTTTGACCGAATGTAATGAATGGGTTTGGACCTTGGTCTGGAGTATCAGGATTTTGGTCTAATCTCATATCAGCAATATCAGTAAACTGATAAGGCATACCAAATACACCTTGTAAGTTTTTGATATTCATTGTATTTAATTCTTTAGCCAATTTCTGATTATGATCTTGGAATGCATATCGTACAGCATTCAAAGCAGAATCAAGAATAGTTTTAGTTTCTTTATTCTTTTCTACTTCAGCTTGTTGAGCTTCTTTCTCTTTCTTATTAGCATCTGTTTCACCAGCTTTTTTATTAGCATCGGCTTCATCAGTTTTACCATCGAAAGTTTGAAGACTAAAACCAAAATCACTTTCTTTGACTAAATTATCAGACTCAATATCATCGATACTGAACTTGTATTCTTTACCATCATATACAGTATAAACACAATCAGGATCTCTAGTGATATTACTGATTACATAATTAACTGGTACTGTTCCATTATGAGTTTGAACTTGATTACCATTTAAATCATTGATAAATTTATCATCAGATTTCAAAGTGAAATAATCACCTATCTTAATTCCAAGAGAACCAAGTTTGTAATCTTCGATTATATTTAATCTATTATTTAGATAGGTATTGATCCAACCCACTACACCAGTATTAGTCTTTACATAATACCATGTACCTACTTCTTCTATAAGTCTAAATCTATCCGTTTCTGTAACTTTGGTAATTACATTGGCATTTAAAGCACAATCATCCATGAGATTAGATGGTTCTTTTAACATAAAGTATTTTGCCATTTAATTATCACCTCTCATTTCTTTAATCTTTTTAATAAGATGTCGGGTAGAGTAATATTACTCTACCCGATTTCTCATCTTAAAGAATTATTTTTTAGCAATTTTGAGCATATCAGAAACGATTTGAACCATACTGTTTCTGTCGAATGTATCAGACATACCAGCAGCTTGAGCTACAGGAGCAACTACAGCTGTTTGAGCAACTGGAGTTCCGCCATTAGCAGCTTGAGCAATAGCAGAAATACCTTGAACCATAATAGCAATATTATTGTTAATAGAGCTCAAGAGACTAATCATAGTATCTACTTTTTGTTCACTGCTACTAGTAACTGCTGTGTTTTGTTGAACAACAGGAACAATTGGAGCATTAATTTCTTGATAGTTGGAAGAGCTACCATCGATGTAAGAATTAGCAGCATTGTTATTATTTTGGATAGAGTCAAGTACTTTAGATCTACCAAAGTAACCATGACGTCCAAGTTTAGATCTACCAAACTTACCACGACCGTATTTACCTTGACCGTGTTGTGAAGTACTACCAGCCATAGCAGCTGTTTCTGCCGCAGATGTTGTTTGAGCACCTTGAGCAACGTTACCTTGACCAGCACCACCTGTACCAATGTAACCCCATACTTTATCAGCACCCCAAGTACCTGCAGTATCAGCATGGAATACTATATTTCTGGAAGAGGAGTTACTCCACATACCACCTTGACCATCCATTACGATAGCGTGGTCAGGTTCATCCATACTACCATCGGTATCTACTAAGCCAATATCACCAGCAACTGCACCTTGATCAGGAGATTTCCAGAGACCAGCTTGTTGAGCTTCTTTCATTGCATCAGGAACCCAAGTATTAATTGGATTGATATTAGCATGATTCAAGAAGTCATTTGCCCAAGCAGTACAACCTGTATCACCATAACCAGGACCGTTTTCTCTAGTACGAGCCCAATTGATAGCTTGTTGGATATTAGGATTAGAGGACATACCAGCACCAGAGTTACCTCCAGCACCACCAGTCACTTTATCCTTAACTGCACCTATGATATCAGAGAATGGGTTACTACCAAAGATACTGGATAATTTTTGACCAATAGGAGAATTGGAAAGAGCTTTAAATGCACCACCGATAGGTCCCATAGCTGCACTAAATCTAGTCTTAACTGCGTTAAGAGTATCAAAGATACCTCTACCATATTTAGATCTGCCATATTTACCTAAACCGAAGCTATTTAATGCATTATCTAATTCATCATTAAGTTGATCAAAAATACCAAATAAGCTAGTAGCTTGACTATTGGCACCGCCTTTAGAGGAAGTACCAACAACACCACCAGAAGAAACGTTACCGTTAGAACCAGCAATTGCACCATCATTAGCATAAGCTTCTTCAGCCCAGTCTAAACGTTGTTGAATTGCGTCGCGGCTATCTGCAGAGATTTCATAGTCTTTATGGAATAAGAATGCAGCATCAGATGCACTAGCACAGTTATTTAATTGATTAGTAAGACCCATGTTATTACATTCTTGAGCAATGTAAGAACATTGTACACCAGGATCTGAAGTGGACTTACCATTGGCTTTTGCAAAGTCTACCAAACCTTGTTGACGACCAGCATCAGTCCATTGACATAAACCGTAACCAGTAGAACCGTTTACACTAATTTCTGGAGCTGTACCTCCACCTTCAACTATATTAGGAGTCAATCTAGATTCTTGCATCATGTTACCTAAGATACCACAAGAAGCAATCTTATTAAAACCTAATTGCATAAGCATTTGAAGAAGTTGAGGACCAGCACCACCAGCACCTCTACCGAACTTACCACGACCCCAACGAGGAATGAATGCTTTACCCATACCCCACATAGGAACTCTTCTGATAAGACCTTTATATCTACCCCATTTACCTCTACCGTATTTAGACTTAACGTCAGCATCAGCTTTGATTTGGGATTGAGGACGAACTTTAGGTTTAGCTGCAATCGCAATAGAAGATTTATTCAATACGTCAGTAGTTTTATAAACCTTATTAGGACCATCGGATTCAGAGTCTTGGATAATAATATTGCCTTGATCATCAAAACCTGTAGCTGTTACATAGTGAGGACCAGGACCGTAAGGATTGCTATCACTTACAGCATTATCTTGACCCATTAATACAACAGGATATCCTTTCTTAAGGTTACTTACTATAGCCTGGTTATTATTAGAAATATCAGAACTATTTGCACCGAGTTGTTTAAATAAAGAACCAAAGAAACCTGGCTTAGTACCACCATCTTTTTCTTTATAACCATTATTCAATGCATATGTAGCAGCTGCTGTAATAGGTACACTACCGCCTAATGCTGCAATAGCATTAGAAGCTGCACCTGGACCACAACCAGAGTCTGCCATAGTTTGATTTTCTGTATCGTAAGAAGCATTGTAAGACATTTGATTTCCAGGATCTAACTGAGAAGCAAAGTCTCCATCACTTAATACACCACCACGACCATATTTAGATCTACCATATTTACCTTGACCGAAGACAAAGTTCTTAGCACTAGTCACTAAATTACTAGCACCAGTTGTAACAGTATCCCAAGCTGAACTTGCAGCATTAGCCACAGATCGTCCTATAGAAGTAGCTGATTGGAATAAGCTCTTACCTTTATCAAATAGTGTTTTAGCACCAGCTTTGATATCTTTAAGAGAAGGTAATTTACTTACGAATTTTTGCCATAAGTCAGATGCAGATTTGTATAAACCTTTAGCAATTTCGCCAGCAGAGTTCCAAGCATTAGTTAATGCTTCTTGACCTATTTTTAAGCCAGCATTAACTGTATCAGAGATAGCCTTTTGAGCATCAGTTACAGTTTGTTTTACAGTATCAGATACAGCTGTTGCAGTATCGCTGATACCTTGGTATAAAGAACTACCAAGTTCTGTAGCTTTATCAGTTACGTATTGGAAGTTATTAGCAATACCATTGGATACATAGTCTACTTCATTTTGAATTGCACTACCAACAGCATCTGCTTTATCACTTACCCATTTACTAGCAGCACTAGCTTTATCACCTATCCATTGTCCAGCGGCACTTGCTTTATTGCCTAAGTATTGAAGGTTATTAGAAATACCATTCTTAATCCATTCAACGTTATTCTTAACACCGTTAGAAACGTAGTCAATTTCATTTTGAATAGAGTCGGCAACACCAGATGCAGGATCGTTATCGCCGAAGATTACTTTACCGATAGCGATGATATCACCACCGTCAATAAACCAACCTAAGAATGGAATAGTAATAGCCATTGCATTAGTAATACCAGCTACGATCTTTTGACCAGTTGTAGCTTCTTTACCTTCTTCTAATTGGAAGTAGGAAGCAGCACTAGACCAACCGTCATAGAATGCATAAGCAATAGAACCAATAGCAATTACTGCACCTAAAGGACCAGCAGCTAAAGCAGCTATTTGTTTAGCAGCTTTACCAGCAGCTTTCTTCAATACAGCAGGAGAGGAAATCTTTTCGATAATAGTACTACAGAATTTATTAGTCTTATCAGCTAATTTACCAGGGATAAATGTAGAAGCTTTGTCCATGATCTTTTTAAGTGTATCTTTAATTACACTTAAACCTTCTTGAACTTTAGCACCAATACCCTCAGCAGCACCACTTACAGCACCTGTAATACCAGATATCTTAGAAGTAACTTTTTCAGCAGCTGATTTTGCAGTATTAGCAATAGCACCAGCTTTTTCAGATACCCAGTTAATAACACCACTAGCTTTACTAGCAGCCCAGTTATAAGCATTTTTAGCTTTATCTACACCAGCCAGAACAGCTTTGCCTGCTCTAGTGTCTTTAAATTTAGCCCACTTATCACCGAACCATTTACCAACTCTTTCAGTTAGAGTAGCTTGTTTACCAGGTTTGTCTGGAACAGGATCACCAGGTTTAGTTGGAGTTTTATCTCCTTTACCACCACCGAATAGACTACCAACGGCACCAGCTAAGGCACCAAGTAATCCACCACCAGCAGCACTTTTAGGATCTATACCAGGACCACCGCCACCTAATAAACCACCAGCACCGGCTAATGCTTTGGTATTTTCAGCAATAATACGAAGATATTCTTTAGATTCTTGACGATCAGTATCTTCTTCACGAAGTTTCTTAGAGATATCTTTATTTTCTGCTGTATCATCCAAACTCATTGTACCGTTTGTATTAAGTTTATAAGTTTGAATACCATACTTGGTTGGAACGGTTTCAATATTCTTCTTCTTACCTTTTTCATCTAACTTAGCAGAGATTTCTCCACCACCGTTATCGATTTTAGATTTATTAGAAAGGTTTTTGATAGCATCGTAAGCACCAGCTACTGTAGCTGTAGCACCTGGAGCTAAGAAGTTAGCACCGGCTTTAAGAGCTTTACCAGCTAATGAACCTAAGCTTTTGAGTTTATCTGTAATACCGAAAGTATTATTAGCTGCAGAGATAACTGCTTCACCTTTAGATAATGCAGACAAACCACCTTTAAGAACTTTACCAATACCTAAAGCATGTTTTTGGATAGTAGCATTACCATCATCAGACATAGCTTCTTTGAATTGGTTAAATTTCTTCTTACCAGAATCGATAAGATTACTAATACCACTTTTAGCTAAGCCAGCAGCTTTAGATATACCATTGTGTAAAGCACTAGATGCTTTGCTAGCATATTTAGTGATAGTATTTTTAAGACGTCTTAAGAAACTACCACCACGAGGAACGGATTTATATGTAATACCATATTGCTCGAACATGGAGGATACATATTGTTTATCATCACGTTCAGCGGCTTTAACTATTTCATGGAAGTTAGGTAAATCGATAAGAAGTTCAACCCCAGATTGAGTAATAGCATAACCGAAGTCTAAGAATTGTTTGAAACATTTCTTAACTCTAGTAAATTTACCATTATCATATGCTTCTACAGCGGAACGATTGTCTAATTGTATACCCATAGACACTAATTGAGTAGCGTAATCTACATTACTCTTCATATTACCGATACCAGTAATATCTTTAGTAGTCAATGGAGTACCGCTTTGTTTAGCAACCTTTTGCATAAGTTTAGCATTATCACCAGTAACTTTAATAGCAGCAAATAATGCTTCTTTGTTACCAGATGGGATTTGACCTTTATCAAGCATACGTTTGATGTCACTGACACCATAGTTTGCTTTAATAAATTTACGGATTCTTTGTTTATCTTTCTTGGACAAGTCGGACAGACTCAAACCAGCAGTTGCAACAAATCCAGCAATATCAGAATCACGTTGTACATCTGCAGCGGCAGTACCAGCAGCTACAGCTGCAACACCAGATTCATAAGCAGATTTAGCCATTGCATTTGTGCTAGAAATGTCTGCATTAGCAGATGCTAATTTATCTGCACCCATACCATTAGTTTGCTTAGTAATATTTTTGATTTCATCTTCAGTAAGTTTCTTACCAGAGACAAAAGCTGCTATTAATTGGTTATTAATAAGCATAGCTTTATTAATATTATCTAAAGCAATGTTTGTAACAGTAGTTGGGTCATTTTCTGGACTAGTAGCTTCGTCTTCTTTACTGAAGTCACGCTTTTCTAATTCAGATTTGGTCATTTCCATCATACGTTTAATATTCTTAGGATCTGACATATCTACACCCATCTCTTCAGAGAGTTGAGATGTATATTTATCTGCATTAGCAGCGTGCTCATCGAATTTTTGACGTTCAATAATCTTAGAACGAATTTCTTTGATCATTTGACTCTTCATTGCATCTGGCATATCACTTAATTGGATAGCTTTTACTGCATTTTCTAAGTCAGCTGAATCACCAGATTGGATAGCTTTCTTAATAGCTTTGCCAACACTAGCACTTACACCTTTTCTAGATGCAATTTCATACATCTTATCTGTCATAGCAGCTCGTTTTTGTTTCATTTGACGAGAGTTACCACGAGCATTTTGGAGTAATGCTAATTGTTGTTCTAATTGGTCTTTGTCAGCACCAGCGATCTTTTCATCGAAACTGGAGTATTTATAATCAGTAATACCTTGACCTGCCATGAAGTTCATACGTTCTTGAGCTGTCATGTCATCAGCCATACCCTTTTGGATAGTCTTAACACGAAGTTTATCACCGTATTGACCAACTTTATCCATTACTTTGGATGCAAGTTTACCAGGAACACTGATTACTTTACTAATAGCACGTTGAATCGGACCAGAAGAAACTAATGCACCAGTTAAACCAACCATTGGAATCAATGGAGCAGGAATACCTAATGCATAAGCTGCAGCGGCTGCTGCACCGAACTTACCAATCTTACTACCAGCTAATTGCTTAGCCATGTATTTCATTTGGTTAGTACCAAATTGAGATTTAACAGCATCAGCGATATTATCAAACATATCACCAACACCATGTTTTACCAATTGTTTAAGTGGTTTAAATGCTCTTTCTAATGGATTGAAGATTCTATCCTTCATGTATTTTTCTAAACGACTATGGAATCCTTCCATACGTTCTTTCATAGGATCGATTACATTTTCGTTTAAGTAGTTTAATACACCACCAATACGTTTACCAGGATTTTTAGGATCTTCTTTACCTAAGATCATTTCTTTGAATTTATCAGTAGTAGAAGCAAAGCTTAAACCACCACCAATTAAAGCACCACCTACAGCACCGAATGGACCAGCGATAGCTGCACCAGCTAAACCACCGATACCAACACCAGCTAAACCACGACCCATATGCTCAGATAAGAACTTTTGCATTTGAGTCTTGTCTTTGCCTTCAGCACCAAATAAGTAATCCCTAACTTCTTGGTTGTTTTTAGCAAATGCTACAGCACTACCAGCAAGTAAGCCTGGAATAGGTCCTAAACCAGTAGCAGCACCAATTGCACCACCAACGATACCATAAGACTTAACGTCTTTAGCAGTACCGAGCATCTTCTTGATTTCTGGTCTATCTAAGAAACCACCTTTACGATTACCTTGTTCATCAAGTTGACCATAAAGCATTTCTTGAACACGTTCAGTGTTCTTAACCATAATCAAGCCAGCACCTAATGCACCACCAGCAAGTACACCCATAGGTCCGCCAGATACCATTAATCCAGTAAGACCACCATAGACTGCACCTTCACCAAAGACTTCTGGAGCTTGCTTTTTAAAGTCCTCCATAGCTGCTTTGACATTATCTGGCATTTTATCAACGATAGCATCGTACCAAGAAGATACTTTATTAAGAGCACCATTTAACTTACCATCAGGACTATCATCAACAATTTTATCTGCATCTTTAGTACCAGAAGCAAAACCACTCAATTTACCAAGACCATATTGTTTAGCTGCATTGATAACCTTCTGTTCATTAGCAGAATCTCTTGCAATACTAGCTGTAGCAATATTAGGATTGAATGGGTTCATTGTAGATGGGATTACTGCTTCACCTTTGGATAGTGCATATAAACCAGTCTTAGTGATATATCTATCACCACCAGCACGTCCACCACCAAAGATACCACTATCTCCACTACTCTTTGATTTGATATCGGAGAATACGTTACCGAAAGCACTAGTAACACTGCCAACAATGTTACCTACACTACCTTTAACTCTATCTCTAATCTTACCAACTGTAGGGAAATGTTCAGCAATAAGATCTACTGTTGTATTCAATGGTCCTAATACATTCTCATTCAAGAATTTACCAAAATCATCAAATGTTTTACGAGCATAATAAGACATGGTATTGAAGAAACCTTTAATAGGTTTACCATGCTCATCTTTCAAGTTAGCTTCATGATCAAAGAAGAAACTTTCGATAGACCCATTAACGGCATCTACCATACCAGCAAGTATTTTAGTAGGTCTGTCTCTAAGATCTAGTAAAGCACCGATAGCAAGACCAGCTTTATCCATCTTACCTTTACTATTCTTCATCTTTTCAGAGAAGCTACCACCTTTTGCATTGATATATTTATTCTTTAATCCTTCACCCCAACCATCGTAAGCAAATTCAAGACCATCTTCTTGCATGTTGAGTAAAGCACCAAGTCTACCAACACCTCTAACGTTAGCTGCTGAACCAGTGACTTTACTTTTACCCATACCATGTCTAAGTCTAACTTCTTCTGCAGTAAGACCAAGAACTTCCAAACCAGCATCAGTTGCCGATGTTTGTTCTTTGTGAAGACCTCTTGCATCTTTAGCTGTAGTCGTAAAACTATTCCAATAGTTATTTACAGCTCTAGAGTTAGAAGAAGATTTAACATGAGCCGAACGAGCTTTAGTTGGACTTCCTCCACCAAATCCAGTACCATTTTCTAACATAGTACGGATTAAGTGAGTTTCCATGTAAGTACCACGGATAGCTTTAGCCACTTCAGAATTTTCCAATAAATCTTGAGATCTTTGGAATATCCCTCTTACTTTAGAACTACCATTGAATGCACCGTTATTATGCATCAAATCAACACTACCGGCATTATTGCCCAAATTAGACATATAATTATTTCGGTTTTCTTTGTATTGATATGAGTTCCTAACAAGACTAGCTCTGGTATTACCGTTAGCGGTACTAAGCATCTTAGCAATAAGAGTCATATTACGTTCACTAGAAACGCCATATGCAGTCATGTAAGCTCTAGCATTCTTAAGCTTACCGCCAACGAATTCAAAATTATAATCACCGTTGCTATCCACTAATGCTTCTAACACTCTACCCATGTCAGAATAGAAGTTAACTTGATCTGCATCATCATTGAACTTCATTCTACTAGCAATACCAGTTAGATGCTTTTGCATTGGAGCAGCTGCTTGTTTTATAGAAGCTCTTCGTTCAGAATTATAATTCTTCTGAGCATTTTTAACTGTAGTCCAACGACCAGTATTTATATCAAATACACGTTCGTCTTCACCAGTTAATGCTGCTTCAATACGTCTTAAGTAAGTTGGGATTACTTCGATAATAGTTTTATTAGCGATACCATTATAAGCTACAGGTCCTTTTACAAAGTTCTTTGTATCAACCTTATTAACTTCTTTACCGTTAAATCCGAAGATTTCGTTTAGGAAAGAACCAAGGAAACCTTGTTGTTTTCCTAGTTTATGTAAACCCATGACACCAGCATTACCAACAGTCCGGTTTAATCTACCAAGACTCTTTGATAATTGAGGTCCCATTAAAGTGGATAATAAGCCATCACTAATAAATGATAATGGTGAAGCAAACATAGCAGTTGGATCCCCACCTGTTTCCTTCATCATCTGAATCATACTACCGATAGTGCTATTTTCCCAGTTCTTCTTAACATGCTCTTTGTAGTTGCCTAAGTTAAAGCCGCCACCATCAAATACATTACTGAATGAAGAATTCTTTTTAACTTGAGGGTTAGAATTCTTATACATCTCACGCTGAATTTCTATCATTTCTTTCATGATAGCATTTTGTTCAGCTAAGTAATTTGTTGTGGTTTCGTAGAACTTAGTGGAGTTATCAATATGCTGCTTAAGAGCACTTTGATTGAAATCAATAATCGCTTTTAAGTGAGTATTAACTCCTTCAAACCCAGCTTTATTGATTTGCTGCATTTGAACTAACTGAGTATATTGAATCTTAGAAGATGCTTTAACTGTTTCTCCAATATATGCACTACCACTCATAACTGAGTTGGAAATGGTTGCTGAAGAAGCAGCAAATCCTGCATTGAGATCTTTATTCAAATCGGAGAATGCAGAATTTTCAATATCATTCATAGAAGAATCAGAATCGTCATCACCGAAGCCGAATTCACCATCGTCCCCAAACATTCCACTGTATTCTTTTTCCATAAGCTCATCTTCACGAGCTTTGTTATAGAACTTACCAGTCTTTAAGTCAGAGACACTATTATTCAGTATAGTATTAGCATCTTTAAATATACTAAGATTCTTTAAAGAATTCTTAATGGAAGAAGAGTTTAAAGTTCTACTATCTTTGAGAACTTCTTGATTTAATTGACTCTGGGTCCATTTAGCTACTTTATAGAGATTACCATATTTACTTTCTGCTCTATTCTGTGCTGAATGATACAATGATTCGCCAACGTTTTTAGCATAACGAGTACTGTATTCTTTTATTTGTTTCAACAAAATTTATTCCTCCTTTCTATCTGGATTATAGGAATGTTCAGGCGATGAAAACCCCCCTATCCCATATGGGATAGGGGTATAATCAGGAGGAATAATTCTATTTATCGTCAGGACCTACATATTCTTCAGGAGAGAACCATGTAGGTACTTTTGTATGAACTTTGAATGTATCGTGAGCAGGAGTCCAAGTTTTACCATTATTATATTGCTCTTTTCCATCAACGATTTCACGTTTAGGGAATTTACGATAACATGCTTCTTTGTGTACTTTGGAGATAGCAACGTTAGAACGTTCTCTACCACCGAATGCTAATTTACGACCAGATTCTAAGTATGTATTAACAAACTCTTTAGAGAATTCAATCATATTTTCTGCTTCAGAACGTTTGAATTCATGACGAGCCATAAGATGATTAGCTTCAGCCATAGACATCTTTGTTACACCAGCCATAACACTAGCACAAGTATTACGAATAATTTCAGATGGGCAGATGAAAGATACTTCACCACTGCTGTTGTAAGTAGCTACTTTATAATTAGTATCATTAAGCATAGCTCTCATAACACGAAGTTCATCTTTCTTTGAAGATGTAGTTGTTTTAGCATTTTGTAATTGAGAAATGATTTCTTGTACTGTTTCCATTTATAATATCCTACCTTTATATAAAAACTACCAAGTTTGGTTCTTGTCTGGTTTTCCATCTTCATCAAGAAGAGTAATAATTCGAACCAATTTTTGTTTCCTATTTTGAGCATTTAAAAGATATTCTCTGAACTCCTCTCGATTATATCCTTTAACAATCTCAAGAAACTGTTCTTTATCCAAATTTATTCCTCTCTTTCTTCTTAAACATGACCGTTTTGGTCATTATAATTACTATAAAGTTTAGATCATAATAAATAATAATATATTTACGGCAACAATTAGTTAATTTTAATCACACGAAAGGAGAATTCTGATGCAAAATATAGATAATATCAGACCTTTTAAAATCAGGACTGATAAACTCCTATATCCTATAAATAAAGACGATAAGTACAAAAACAGTGCTATATATTTAGTCACAGGTAGTTTTGAGAAGTCGCTTAAATTCTTAGCAAAAAATAAAATATTTGTTAATAATGCTCACTTTGTTAGCTACTATATGGAAAAAGACTTCAGTTTTGTTATTCAAGAACAAGGTATGACTGAAGAAGGGAATATGATTCCTCTATTAGAATCTAGTAATAATGAAGATGATGTTTTATTTAATGATAAATTTATCAAAACTAATGATGTAAAATTATTCTATCCTGATGCGGTAGAAGATATAATCTTTAGAGAAGATTATGGTATTAAACAAAACTATTCTACCATGTTTAGACGTTTCTTATATACTGAACGTATTAAGAACCAAAAAGAACTTCTAGCTAAATATGATAGAGCTAAGTCTGTAGTTAATTGGATTACAAAAACATACCTAAACATCGAACTCTATAGACAAAAGAATGTTATTGTCGACTGGAGTTATTATACTAGCGTATTCCAAAAGAATAACTTCTATACTTTAGACCGTGGTGTTGATTTATATCATCACTTCATTACACATCTATTACAAGATAAACGATTTGATACATATACTCGTAAGACTGTAATTATTAAATTAGAAGATATCTTTGAAAATGCAGCTGATGTAAAAGGTAAATGGGATTATAGACAAGATATCAATATCTTCTCTATGATTGAACGGTATGTACGTCGTAAGATTGAATTCTGGCAAGATTGGGAAGGTATAGACTTCTTAATAGTAGCAGACAAAGGATACTTTAAAGTAGACTTTACTGATATGGATATGTCTAAACTTACCATATTAAAAAGATTGATTAATAAACTATTAAATCTTTCTTCTGATATTTATGAAGCTCCAGTTCAAACTAATTATCTAAACGATGTTGATATCGACAAAGATAATACCAATACAGAATATATTGCTACTCCTCCATCTATTGAAGATGATAAAGAGGAGGAAAAAGAAGATGCTCAGGATGATAAACAAGATAAAGAAGATTTAGAGAAAATCAAATCTTATGTATCTAAAGTAAGTAACTCTACTTCTATGAAGTTTAATCAACCTGATATTTCTCCTTCTCGTATTAAACGTATGGATGAACTTGATGAAAAGTTCAGAACTGTTGAAGTTGATGGACGTAAAGTATCAGATGTAGTGGATTCTTATTATGAATCAGATAAGAAGTTAACTAAAGATGTTATTCCTGTCGATTCTCTTAACGATGAATGGAAGAACGTAACTTTCTCTAATTTCGATAAAGAATATGATTTGAATAAAGATGTAATCAAAATCTTTAATGATATCTTCTCTGCTGATAAAAAGAACCGTATATCTATTATCGATCTAAAGAAAGAAGATACTTCTAATCATGAAAACTATTTAGATACATACACTATCCAAACTGAAGATAGATTTGGTACTAGATCTAAACTAGTAATCGATATTCCTAAGTTTATCGATGGTCGTTATATGATGCTTCGTGGTAATACTAAAATCCTCAATGGCCAATTAGTATTAATGCCTATCATCAAGACTGAAGAAGATGTAGTTCAAATTGTAACTAACTACAATAAAATCTTCATCTATCGTATGAATCCATCTAATGGTACTAAGAGTACTCCAATGGTAGATAGATTAACTAAGTCACTTAAGAATTATAAAGGCTCTAATATTACAGTTCTTAATGGCGATAATAGCTTCATCTGCTCTAAATATGATTTACCAATTGAATACAGAGACTTAGCTGGTTTGTATACTAGCTATACTCTTAAAGATGGTTCTTATGTTACATTCGATATGGATTTAGCTCTTAAAGATTTGAAACCTAAATTAAAAGGTGATAAAAATTATAATAGTAAGAATCATTATATTATCGGTTATGATAAACCAGCTAATAAAGTTATTTATTGCACTGGTAATGAAGTAGCTAAGACTATCGCTAATTTCTTATCTGAAAAAGATAAAGCATTTGGTGAAATATTCAGTTCATCTAAAGCATCTAATTCTTTAGGTTATTCTGATGCTTCTATCTTGAATACTAGACTCCCATTGATTGTAGTAGCTTGCTTTGCTGAAGGTTTAACTTCTGTATTATCTAAAGCTAAAATCAAATGGGAATTTGTAGAGAAACGTCCTCCAGCTGCTGATGATAATTCTGTAGTTCAATTCAAAGATGGTTACTTGGTATATGAAAATACAACTCCTGAAGTTTCTCTTCTTATGAGTGGTTTATATAAAGTAGCTACAGATGAATTTGAATTCAATGAAATGGATGAATACAGTACTTGGTTAGATATATTAGAAGACTTCGGTGCTAGATTTAAAGCCGATGGTTTGACTAACTTCTATGATTGTTTATTCGATCCAATCACTGTAGATATTTGTAAGAAATACAAATTACCATATGACTACGTTGGTGCTTTAATCTATGCTAATAATCTATTAGCCGATACTAACTATAATACTCATACAGATATTACAGGTAACCGTGTACGTACAAATGAATTAGTTGCAGCTTATTTATATAAAGCTATTTCTAAAGCTTATGGTGATTATGCTAATACAGTCCGTCATAGAGGTAAAGGTGCTAAGTTATCTATTAAACAATCTGCTGTAGTAGATGAAATTCTATTAGACCCAGGTTGTTCTGATTTGTCTGTATTGAATCCTTTGCTTGAAGCTGAAGCTTCTTCTACTTTATCATTCAAAGGTCTATCTGGTATGAACTCTGAACGTTCTTACAAACTAGACAAACGTATTTATGATAAATCTATGCTTGGTGTTATTGGTGTATCTACTGGTTTCTCTGCTAATACTGGTATTAATCGTCAAAGCTCTATCAATGCTTCTGTATTAGATACTCGTGGTACTATCAAACCTAAATCTGAAAAAGAATTAGGTACTCTTGATACTCTTACTCCTTATGAAGCTTTAGCACCATATGCTACAACTCACGATGATCCAATTCGTACAGCAATGGGTTATATCCAAACAGCTAAACATCAAATGAGAGTTAAAGAATCTTCTCCTAACTTATTGACTTATGGTATGGATGAAGCTTTACCTTATATGACTTCTAATATCTTCTCTCATAAGTTCAAAGGTAAGAGAGGTAAAGTATTAGATGTAAAAGAAGGAGAATTCTTAGTATATAAAGATCTTGATACTAAACAAGTTCATATGCTTTCTTTGAAAGATGAAGTACTTAAGAACTCTGATGGTGGTTTCTATGTAACCGTTCAATTAGTTCCTAAGGTTAAGAAAGGTCAATCTCTTAAGTATAATGATATCTTAGCTTATGACCCTCAATCTTTCTCTAAATCTAATGCTACTACTAAAGACGCAGATCAAATTGCTTATAATATTGGTACATTGGCTAAAGTAGCTATCATGTGTACAGATGAAGCATATGAAGATAGTTCTATTATCTCTGATAGATTATCTGAAGCTATGACTAGTTACTACTGCGTTCAAAAAGCTAAGTCATTTAAAGCAAATACAAACGTTTACAATATCGTACAACCTGGACAAAAAATAAAGGAAGGTGATTCTCTTATTGTATTCCAAAATGCTTTTGATGATGACAATGCTAATAAACTCTTAGCTAAGTTAGCTGATGATGATACAGAATTAATTAATGATTTTGGTCGTATCAAGATAGCTTCTAAGATATCTGGTGTAGTACAAGACGTTAAGATTTATCGTACTTGTGAAATAGCAGACTTATCTCCTTCTCTTAAGAAGATAGTAACTGACTATGAAAAAGGTATCAAGGAACGTAATAAAGTAGCTAAAGAATATGGAGTTAGTGAAGGTGAAATTAAAGCCACATCTGAACCTGACTACAAGCTAGAACAAAATGGTAAGCTCAAAGCTACCGAAAATGGCGTTTTGATCGAGTTCTATCTTAAAGCTGAAGATAAAATGGGTGTGGGTGATAAACTCACTTACAATACTGCAATTAAAGGCGTAATCAAGGATTTATTCCCTAAAGATGATGAACCTACTAGTGAATATAGACCTGATGAAAAGATTGATGCTTTATTAGCAACAGCCTCTGTAACTGCTCGTATGACATCTTCAGTTATCTCTAGTGGTATTATGAATAAAATCATGATAGAAACTGCTAGACAATGTAAAGATATACTTGGTATCAAATGGGATTACTTAGGTAAAAAATAAACGAAAGAATATGGAGTACCCAATATTGGGTACTCCTATATCTTTTCAAAAAAAAAATAAAAGCTAGATAATATGAATATACTCTTCAAGTAGTAATTATATTAGATCTTATTCAACACTTACAGCCATTCATACAAAGCATAAAGGACGGGAGTAGCAATTAAAAGTGTAGAAAATAAAATTATATAATTATAATGAGGAAAAACCTGAAGAGTATATTCATACCATCTAACGATGGTATTCGAAATTTAAGTTACATGATTAACCACCACAAATAAGTTTAGGGAGTGTATTTGTGTTTGTTTATTTTAGGGAATTTTGCATATTTAACAGGGAGAGTTAAATATACCTTGTGATAAGAATAAGAATTTTCTGTGAGAGAAGTCAGTTAGTTATTTCGGGGAGAGTAAACTGAAATAACTATTTTGAAAAAAAAATTATTATCTTTAAACAAAGGATTGTATTATTTGTGTTTAATATTGGGGTTTCTAAATTCAAGACGGAAGTATGGGAATGTCTTGAATAATATGAGTGTTAGATGTTCCTTCTTATCTGTGGTGGTTAATCATATAACTTAATTAAAATAATAAAATGATAGAGAGATAAAAGATTATTATAGTCATTTGCGTGAATTTTATTTATCTTAAAAGGAGTTTATGAAATAAAATGAAAAATATTCTATCTCTCTATCATATGAATATTATACAACTCAAATATTTTTTAATCGTTCGAAAATTGAGCAATATTATCTCGAGTCGCTTTAGGGATATTCAAATAATCCCCTGTTTTTGAATTGATATCTACGGATTCTTTAATCATACCTTTAGAACCATAGTATGCCATTGTGTAATCATTAGCACATTTAGCAATTTCATTCAAGTACTCTTTTTCGTTCAAAAGTACTTGTGTTAAGAATTGATTGATTTCCTTTTTGAAGTTTGGATTGCCGAAGAATTCAATCTTTTTCTTTTTCATTTTCGTTCTTAGGAAAATGAATCCTTTATCATAAACTCGTAAACTAATAATCATGGGTATCAAACCTCCTATTTAATAATACTGATATCGAAATTACTCATAATACCTTCGATACCTAAGTCTCTTCTAATTGTCATTACATATCCAGTTTCACTATGTTCGTCATAGGTTTGATCTATGAAATTAAAGCCGAATACTTTTTCAGCTTGAAAACAATCGTAATCAATAAATACTTCTGGATACTTTTCTTCGATATATTTTCTACATTTAGCAACGGCGTCAACCATATTCTCTGCCTCAATAGTAAATTCTATATCTCCTTTGACTCTGTCTTTAACAAAATATTTATTCATAGTCTCCACCTTTAATAAATATATTAGAATTCGCTACTAAATCCTTCTGTAGGAATAATAGGTTTCATTTCAATATTCACTTTACCATCTTTATCAGTAAAGGATAAAATACGACCACCTGTTGTATAGAACTTATATTTACCAATTCTTTTAATAAGTTCACTGCGGTCTACTTTGACTAATTCGTCACGTAATTTAGCTAAAGTTTCTGGAACGGAATATTCAATAGCACCACCAGAACTTTCTACTTTAACTTTGTAGATAGAACCTAACCATTTGTATTTGTCTACTACTGCTTTGATTGTAGAATAAATATCAACTGGTATATATTTGCCACCAAATACAGAATCTAAATTAAACATACCCATTACTCTATCAATATTATAATTGAAGATATATTGGGATAATTCGTTCGGTTGTTTTTGTGTGACCATAGCATGTTTAAGTTCAGCCATGATACGAATAACCTTTTTAGTGATTTCTAAAAGGTTAGTTTCAGAAGTTAAATCTTCCATAGTTCCATCTGGATAGATGATGATGTCTTTATCAAATTCATCGAATTTTTCAGACATAACTTCCATAGAATAAGTGAAATACATATCATCTGGATTATCACTGATTCTATTCATTAATACCTCACAAGGAGTGAGGATATTGTAGACTTTCTTTTCTTCTTGAAGTCTAATTTTATTAGCGTAGATTGTATTAGTAATATGATACACTACTGCTGAATTTTCTTCCATTTTTCTAAATCCTCCATAAAGTTATAAGTATATTGTCGTCTGCGTTTAGCTTTCTTTGTATTCGGTCTGGTTTCTCCTCGTAATTTAATACTATTTAGAGGAATTGTTGTATTTAGAATATAGTCATTAATAGTAAAAGTACCATTATCTATATCTAGATAACCATTGAATACTCTAAGTGGGTTTATATTTAAGTTATGCCGACTATCGACATTTAGAATTAGTGGTTTAAACCATTCACGTATACGCTTTAAAGCATCTACATATTTAGCCACAAAGTCTCTATCAGCTTTAGTACCTTTTAAACCAAACATTCTACCTATATCGACGTACATACTATATTGATTTCCAGATCTAATCACATTTCTTCTTACAATTCTAACAGAAGTTAGTCTGGTATCATCGTATAATATGATATCGAATTCTATAAATTTATTTGTGTAATCCATTATTACTTTAAATCTAGTACTCATTTTAAATCAACCACCCTTCTATTCATATCAAAACAAAAGATTTCCGCTGTTTCTGATTCTATATCTACTATAGTATTATAAATGAATGGAATCTGACACCCATCATTATATACAGAATGCTCTGCAGATAGTTCTTCTATATGATTATGGAGATTAGTGATTAATTTAATAATAAGATCTAATTCAAATGGTGCGAAGAGTTTAGTTAAGCGTCTCTTTACTTGACCATTATCTGCTCTAGATTCTTTTAATAAATCTCCCATATCAAAAGTATAAGAGTTAGTATAATCAATTAAAATTTCTGGATTATATACCGGGTATGAATTATTGGTATATATCCAATCAATAAATATCTTTGTCATTTGTATAATACCTCCTTAAGGCAAGATTATTTATTATTTATCATAGAGATATTATACGTTTATAACCAATTTTACGAGGCTTAAATTTGCTCTTAAAAAAATTCCCCGGAAACGCTCCGCTTCCCCATTTATAACGGAAATCCTGCATGTCTTAATTCCCTGGATCTCCGCGTCGCTCATAAGCGAGCAACGCAGAGACATGATTAAGACAGCGTGCGAAGCGTGGGCGTAGCTAAGCGGTTGTCTTAATCATGGATCTACAGTACGCTTCCAGGATTTCCGTTACCTTCGACTGGAAGCAAGATTTACTAAATTGTATATTCAATATTAAATTATAATTAATTTCAAGACAATTAGATAGGAAGAAAGAACAAGATTATCCAATATTAAGAAGTAAATAAGGAGAATCCAGATGTCAATAGATAATAAAAGAAACGAAGCAATCCAATATATAAAGAATAGTGTAACAATGATATCATTCGAAGGTATGGATTGTTCATATAAAGAAACTAATTCAAATAGATTAGCAAATATAATAGGTATAATAGGATACGAAGTAGAACTAGTTAGTTTTCCAAGGTATAAGAATCCTAGTGCATACTTTGTAGAACAATATTTATCTGGTAATATTAAAGTAGATGGTAATACTACAATGGATAGAGCAATATGTTCAGGAACTACAGTATGTCTATTTTATATAATGGATATGATTAAGTGGTATAATGAATATATTGATAAATTAATGAAAGAAGAAAATCTAGAGGATAAGAAACGGATAGTTATCTTCGATAGATATGCTTATTCCAATATGTATTATCCAATACCAGATATGCTTAAAACTATAACTAAGTTTAATTTAAGTAAAGAAGAAGAAAAAGAAAGATTACTTAACTTACAATGTAAGATAGTAAATAAGGTAATCGATACTACTAATATACCAAGAGTAGATTTAATCATTAAAATGGTTTCGGATAGAAATTTACTTTATGAGAAAGTAAAAGAAAAGAATAAAGATAAAAAAGGGGACTTATACGAGTCTAATATAAGTTACCTTATGGATTGCTTTGAAATATTCAAGAAACTTAAATTTACTAATATGACCTCTTCTAAACTTACGGAAATCGATATGTTTGAGATTGAAGTAAGTGGAAAAGATGAAGAAGAAGTGTTTGAAGAAGTTTTAAAAGGGGTGAAAGAGATTGTATAAAGATAAACCTTGTGTAGCCATGATATTTGATAGAAGTTACTTGGTATATGATGTTAGAAAACCAATGAATGATATCTCTGATGTCATGTGGCGATTCAAAGACAAAGCCCACTTTGTTTATGGTGGCATTCCACGTTTGTGTTATCATGTAGAAGAATATAAACGTAATTTGGGTCTTAAAGATGAGATGTTCCATAAGATTGAAATTCCTTATTGTGATAATAAGTTTTATTATAATAAGGAGAATGTAGCTCAAGGTTGGGTCGAAGAGGTTATGTCTTACAATCCCGACCATATTTTAATTCTTAGAGATAATGGTCATACTAATGAAACCGATGCTTTGGTACAATATGCTATTGCACATAAAGTTCATGTGGTTGAAGTAGATAACCATAATCATAAAAGAGATTTAGTTGATCATAATGGATATATTACTAAAGGATATTATGATCAAACTTTATTTGGTAAACGTTAATTAAATTGGAGGTATTACTCATGAAACCAGAAGTTAAACCATTTAGATATTGTGCTCGATCTTTAGATACTGGAATAATTTCCATTAGAGAAGCAGTTAGATTTGAAGCAAACCCAGAAAATAATTTCCTCTACGCTGTTTATTATGATGATTGGAATAAGTTCATTCTTACAGAACCTATCTTTAAAGCAACTGATGCAGAAGAGTTATATGGATTAATATCCGTTATATCTCAATTCTATCACAATAACCCAGAAGGATTACTTGATTTTGTGACTACAGAATTTAATATATAAGGAGCAATGAATGTTTAATAAAGAAAAACTAAAGAACTTATTTAAGTCTAAATCCACTATCATTAAAGATGAATTCGATAAAATTGGAGAATCGTCGACATATGAACTAGATATTCTTGAAATTGGTGATAATGTAAAGAATGTATCTAGAGCTGCTCGTATTTCTCACGGTTTAGAAGCTCCTAAGTCTTATCAAGCACAATGTGATTATATCGAACGTATTATGAAGATGGGTCATGATAGTATTTCTGGTCATTCTAATATACAATTTGCTATCACTATCCATAATATTTACGATGAAGCTTCTATTGGTTTAGTAAAGAACTTAGAAGCATTTAAATTCTTTAATATCGAAGTAATTCATAGACAATCCGAAGAAGGTACAGTTACTGTATTAGTATTTGGTGCTTCAATCCGTTCTCTTCGTTATTATATCAGAAGTATTTCTGAAGTTTCTAACCTTAACTTCCATGAAGAGAATATCTTTAACTTCATCAAAGGTGTAATCTATAAGACTACTGAGAAATGCTTCTATCCAGACTTAATTAAAGATGGATACTTAGATGAAGAAGACTTCGAATTTGTACCAATCTTCAATGAATATGATACAGACTTCGATAATCCTAAAGATGAACCAGTTCCAGTAAATGAAAACGATATCATCAATGCAATTGATAAACAAAACTTCGATATCGAAGAAGAAAAAGAAATTGATGATGATAAAGTAAATTCTATCAATCCAGATGAATTAACTCAAGAAACTAGAGAAGAATTTGCTGTTGGTAATGTAGATATTATTGATTATCCTACAGAAAACTATAAAGCTTCTATTGATACTATCAATAATAAATTCCCATCTGAAATTAGAGATGAAAAATTATTAAATGATATTATTCATTCCTTAATTGCTACATCTACTATTACTATTAAGATTAATAAGATGAGCCGTGCTATCTCTCAACAAATTAATCGTCATAGAGCAGCTATTACTCAAGAATCTCAACGATACGTAAATGTATCTGATTGTGAATTCATCAATCCTTGTAAATTTGATCCTAATAAATATTCTAACCCAAATCCTGAAATTAATGTCAAACTATTTGGTAATGAAGTTAAAACTAACGTAGAAGAGTTGGGTAAAGAATTAATTAAGATTTATGGTCAATTATTAGATCAAGGATTGTTAAAGCAAGATGCTCGTGGTTTCTTACCATTTAATGCTGAATCTAGTGCTTATTATACATTCACTATGTCTGATATGATTCATTTCTTATCAGTTCGACTCCATAAATCAGCCCAACCTGAAGTACGAACAATTGCAAGCTTCATTTACAGTTGTTTGATTAAAGATGTATTCACTGATAAAAGTATTATTGACATCATTGAGTACAGAATTACTAATACTGAGGTGATTTAATGGCTCGAAACGCTAATTACATTGTCGAAGGTAATTATGATAAACCAGTAACTGAGATTAATATCAAAGAAGTTCCTGACTTTAACATATCTGACTTTGACTTTGAAGACGAAAAGGCTTTATATAAGTATATTCGTCGAGTAGAAACTGTTTGTCGTCAATCTTTTGAATATAAACAGTTTATCTATTTCTTGAAGAATTATGGTAATATGAATAAGTGCTCGTTCATGAAATTCTTAGATACTCAAGATATTCCTAAATTGAGAATCGAAATCCATCATGAACCTATCACTTTATTTGATATTGCTTTAACTATCTTTAGAAAAAGACAAATGAATGGTGAATCTTTGCATGAAGATATGATTGCAAAGGAAGTTATGTATCAACACTACAAACTACATGTAGGTTTAATACCATTAACCACTACAGTTCATGAAATGGTACATAACCAATTCCTATTCATTCCAACTCAAGCAGTTATGGGTGCTTGGGATAAGTTTGTAGAAGACTATAGACAGTATATGCCTATCGATACTCTTTCTAACCTTGATTCTATCATTCAACATTCAGAAAACTACGATCCTGAGAAGGAAATGGCTATTTTGAATGCTGGATTTGTAAGAATCAATGTAGAAGACGATGGATATCAAGCTTCTACAGAAGAACTCTTCAATTATCTTAAATCCGTTTATGATGATTTAGAAGAACGTAAGAATAGATAAGATATACCAAGAGGTTACCCAATATTGGGTAACCTCATATCTTTCGCAAAATTGTAATAGTCTAAAATATTGGTTATATAATATAAAAGTGAATAAAGAATAATTTAATTTATTTTAGGAGGAATTTATTATGGCTGAAGTATGGTTATTAGTTTCTATCCATTTTGTTATTATTGCTTCTATTTGTGGTGCCTTTGGCTATTACTTCCACAAGATGTATGTGGAAAACAAAATAGCTGAAGCTGAATTAAAAGCTTGTGAGTACAGAACTACTCACATGACAGCAGAAGCTTTAAAGGAGATCATCAATCGATGATCTCCTGATCATCTCTTTTATTTTTTTATAATTAAACGAATTTATGAGCGTATATTATATAAAAGAAGAAAGATATGTCTTCAATATATTTTATAAGAAAGGAGGTCAAAATCAAATGTTGTTAGATTTTGACAATGCTGTAAATATTTTTACAGATTGTAGTACTTATCGTGGTGAGTCTGACAAGACTCTAGTAAGTTGTGGCTACTGTGTAGTAGTTGACAACGAAATTGTCGAGCATAATAATATCATTGTAGATGATAGTAATAATGCTCAAGGTGAATTGTTTGCGATCCTTATGGGCGTAATCGCAGCAAACAGATTTAAAGATAGAGGCTCTCGTATCAACCTCTTCAGTGATTCCAAGACGTCTATTCGTTCTTTGACTCATAATGTATTCAATTGGTACGATAATTCTTTGAAATCCGATACTGGTGGCTTTGTTAATATCAGAGGTGATAGTATCAAGTATCAAGAATTATATTTAAATATCGTCGAAGAGATCGTATCCACAGGATTGAAGATTAACTTCTATCATGTACGTTCTCATAATCGTTATCATCAAGAAAGTGTACATATGGCTCGCACTTACTTCAATAAAGTAAATAAGACCAATACTTCTGACGATATCGTTCGTGATATTATCTATTATAACAATTTTGTCGATAAGATGACTCGTCATCGTTTACATGACGTATGTCATGATGATTCCTTTGAACGAGAAAACTATCGTCAATTCCGTTATCCTGTTACTAGACAACCTAGCAGATTACAAATTGAATCTTACAGAAGTCTAGTATGTTAAAGAAGAAGGAGGGATTTGAATGTACTTGGATGGATTCAAGACATTTATGGATGAAGTCCCACGAACCCAACCTGTAGAAGCTAAAGAAGAATTCGAATGGTTTACTGGGTTTGATGGAATAGAACCAGATCCAATAACAGATCCAATGCGGATGCCTGTCAACTTCACTGGAGAATTACCTACGGTAATGTATTCCAAAGAAGATATGGTAAATAAAATGCATCCAAATGACCCATGTAGATGGGAACAAATCCGACAAAGTATGGAAAATCCATATTATGGTCAACAAAATGCAGAATATCTGCAACAAATGGCACAAATTAGAGCACAACGCTACTTTAGACCTTCAATGATACCAGTACCACCTAGAGTTATGGAACAACGAGTACAACAACAAACTCAATATATCAATAACCGTGGTCCTGTAATGTATCCACAATTTGAAGATCCATCTATGCGTGCAGCTCGCTGGGCTCAAAAGTTCAAAAACAAAGTTGAAAATAAAATCAACAGTCCAGAAGAATTGGCTAAACGTTATTACTATAAGCAACATGAAAAAGACCGTTACGATAAAGCAACTGGTATCAATATTGATGAAGCAATGCGTGAAGACAATTTTGAACATTTGAAGCAATTGAATATTGACGCTTACAATGAACGTAAGAACAATGCAAATGCTAAGAATGATAATGCTGAAGCATTTAAAGGTGTTTCTATGAATAAAGATGATCTTAAAGCTAATGGTTTCAAAGTAACCAGAGATAAAGCTAAGACACCTTCTATTCCAGTTAAATATTTAACACCTATTGGTTCTACTTTAGAAATTCATGAAGATGGAACTACTTATGAATGGGATCCTGATGGTGGTCAAAGTGTTATGTCAACACCTCCAGCATTAGAATATCTAGCTAAATGTAAAATGATAGATAACCTAAACATGCAAATGGATGCTCATGCTCAAGCAGCAGCATTAAAAGGTTATCATGCAAATGAAAGCTATAATCAAAATCCTATGCCTACTCCAATGAATCCAGATCCATTGGATAGAACTTATCAACAGTACTATGCAAATGGTCCTGTAATGCATGTAGACCCTACATCTATTATCGTAGGTTCTCCAACAGTTTCATTTACTACTCAAAATGGTGGTCAATTTACCACTAATATGCCTAGCGTTATCTATAATCCTAATGGTACAGTGAGTGCAGCACCGCCATGGGTAAGACAATTCCAAGGTAATTATTATGGTTATCAACCTAGTCCGTGGATTGAAGAATATCGTGAGTTAACTGACGAAGAAATCCTCTCAGAAAACTATCCAGTTTTAATCTTAAATGATCACGATAGAGAATTAGCTAAAATTATTCGTGCTCGTAGAGAAAAACGTGCAGCTATCAATGCAGCAAAAGCACAAAGTATCGAAGAAGCAAACTTATATTGCCGGAGAATGAAAATAGATCCCGATACTGGCTACGAAATCTATGAAAGCTTAACAATCTATCCACCAGAAGGCAAATCTCATACATGTACTCAAGAAGAACTTGATGCGTTGAATACAGCGTTAATCGAAAAAGAGCGAAAGAATCTTAAAGAACTTCGAGAAGACAGCATGAAAATGGCTGCAGGTATTGATGACAGTGCCGTATTAGCTGAAGAAATTAATCGTTACTCTACAGAATATGCTTTATTAGTAAGATGGGCAAGAACTAACTTAACTGAAGAAGTTTATCGCGAGTTCGCTAAACTTATCTTACAACAACTTATTCTTCTTAGAGAAAACGATCCAGCAGCTGATTTGAAATCTGGTATCATGATCACAGGTACAACTATCGTTAGAACTCCATGTAGAGAATCCTCTGAATTGGATGTTGCTGTGATGGTTGCAGGTGAAGTCGAACATCTTGGAAGAATGAAAGAAGCAGCGAAAGAAGATAATAGTCTAGACGAAGATGAAAAAGCACGTGTAGTTAAACGATTGGATAAAGCTATTAAAGAAATCTCTGCTATCTATGATGAATACAAAGATAAAGACGATCCTAAGGATAAATCTGACGAACGGATGAAGTATAATAAACTATTCAGGAATATGGTAGATGTATCTACTATACCTCATAGGTTATTAGCTTATAAGCAAGTATTTGAAGCACTTAATAGTAGTCTAACTCCTATTAAGCAGATGATGCTTGCATCATATATGTCATATGCTAAGCATGCAATGAGGATTAATGGTGAATTCGATTTAAATAACTTTGTTAATTGGTGGAATAAACCATTATTAGATCAAATTAATTCTGGTGCTAGAAGTACGTTTAAATCCAGAATGAATCCATATGGTAGAAAACCTGCGTTTGATTACTTTATGGAAAATGCTAATAAATTCGTTTCAGCTGAAAAGTATATCAGCGATGTACGTGCTCAATTGAAACGTAACTTCGATCAAATTGATCAAGGTGCTCTTATGAGTGCTAAGACATTTGATGAATACAATGACGCATTAGCTCGCATCATGCCAGCAGTGCGAATGTCCTATGATCCTTTCATAAATCCTGATGGTGCAAAACGCTTCAAGAAAAAGGATACTCGTGACATGCACAACTACGATAGAAGTAAATATGAATACTTAGGTATGCTAAGTGATTATTATCATGCTATCGGTGCAATCGACGTACCACACGATATCAAAGATAAAACGTGGTTCGATACTATTTATAATCAAAAAGAACGGGGGTTGATTTAATTGGAAGAACGTGTTCTGATTGATCATAACCTTAAAATTGATTTCGATAAGATGAATCAACTTCAAGACAGATCTAAGTATTTTACTAGACTTTTTGATGCGATGACTTATCAACCATTATTATCATTGATAACATATGAGGACATCATCGCTCTTCATATGTTATTCAATGATCCAGACTTTTGTGATAAACCAAGATCCCAACAATTAGAGTTAGCTGATTCCATTATGAAACCGAGAGGATTTTCTCGGATTCATAGTGGAACTAACCGTATTGTATATGGCTCCAGTGACCATCCAACCATTGTCTTAAAAGTAGCTACTGATGCTCAAGGCATCTCAGACAATGACGATGAAGTTTACAACCAAGACTTTCTTAAACCTTATGTACCAAAGGTTTATGAAGTATCTGAATGCGGTACCGTTCAGTTGGTTGAAAGAGTTCAGCCTATAAAGAATAGGCAAGAATTTTGGGATAATAGATATCAGATTTTCCATATTCTTTATTCGTTTACACATATAAAGAAATATCTCGTTGAAGATTTGGGATCTGCTTTCTTTATGAACTGGGGATTGCGCAAAGGATTTGGTCCAGTTATTCTAGACTATCCATACGTATATAAGTATATACCAAGTAGATCTAGATGCATTGCTGTTGACGAAGTAACAGGTAAGATGTGTAATGGTACGATTTGGTACGATGATGCCATGAATACTATTGTATGTCATAAATGTGGTAAACGATATTCTGCAAAGGATATTGGTGCAAAGCTTAAGAAACGGCAAGTTTCCGACAAAGAAATTCTAGAAATGTTTAGTGCAAATTTAGAAAGTGACAATCTTTTTGACAATGTTATAATACATGGTTATTCGAACAAAGATGCTGCTCTTCGTATTAAACCAGACGAAGCAGAAACTATTAAGAAAACCGAAGTAGAGCCTAAGCTTAAGGCACCTGAAACTAAGGTTCCTAAGTTTAAAAAGTCATGTAAGATTGCCAAGGATTTCTAAGGGAGGTAATTATGTTTTATCCTAATAAGGGAATTAAGTGGGGCAGAGTATTCCTATCATGTAATTGGAATGAACTGTCAAATGCTTTGTATAACAATATCAAAGTTGTTGTACTAGATGATGATACAGAAAAGTATCGTCGAATTGGTTGTAATATTATGAGTATGCTATTGCCTCCATATGAAGCAATAGATGCTGAATGCAATCAACAATTTGAACTAGCTGGTCAAATTTATCAAGACTATCTACTACGTTCTGAAAATGCTTTAGCTCCAATAGCTAATATCATTGCAGCTACTTATGTAGAAAAAGATATCTTAATCTTTGTCCCACCAGATGAAGCTAAGAGTCTAAGTTTTATAAATGTATTAGCTGAAACTCTTTATAGTGTATATGGTATTCCATGTGCAACGTTAAGTGATCCTACATCTAATCCATTCTATGATGATACTAACTTGTATACTCTATCCAACCGTGTTGAATTGATGTATGCTTGTAATATTATCTCTTTAGATACACTTTGCGATTGCCATCCATATACAGATTTAAATCCTATCATATTCCCACGATTGGTATATGATTTAGGGTATCCGAATTTGGAAGGAATGCATCCAAACCAAATTCAAGCATATTTCAATACAATGGTATTCTCTAGAAAAGACCAACGTATTGAATTATTCAAACAAGACGTAAATGAAATGAAGAATATGATATTCCCATTTGTGGAATTAAGAGATTTCGTTCGTCAACAACCAGAAGACGCTGTTAAATAGGGGGACAAAGCAGTGAAGAACAACATTACAATCGTAGTATATAGCCAAGTTAAAGAAAATATTGAAAAGTTTGCTAAGTTGATGGATATTTGTTCTAAGAAACATCAAGAAGAATATAAAGATAATCTTTATGATATCTTATTCGAATCTAGTGAAGTCACTATTGGTGATTTGGTAGAAAAAGTAAACCAACCAATTTATCCTACTAACAATATTACTTTTGGTTATCATGAATACATAGAAGAGGATAAAGATCCTAGCTATGTAGTTATCACTGCTCACTGTCCTGATTCAACACCACATCTTGGCTTATTCGAATTATTCTGTATTGCTTATGGATGTAAAGTAGTCTTCGAATTCATTTCTGAAGATGGAAACAAACGTATCAATACAGACAGAAATTACGAATATTTCACACCAGAAGAAATCGAATGTGATCTAAATGGAGATAAGTCTTTAAAGAATAAGTATCACTTAACTTATAAAGATTTTGATTCTATGATCACATTGATTTCTGGTCTGGTTAATATTGGCAGATATATTGGTGCTGAAAAGGCAAGAGGTTTCATAAACAACCTTAAAGAAAATGGGGTTGCTAGAGAAACAGATGAAGCTGGTAATTTGTATTGGGTCGAGACCTTTACTCCACATTATGATGGTAGAGAGATTACTCTATCTACTGTAGCAGATTAGAGAAAGAGGAAGAGAATGATTGTATTTGTTCCAACTAACCCGGATCCAAAAATCGTTTTAGGTGAAGATCCTAGGTTATTTCAAGCTCTTAAAGAAAGAGATAATACGTTCTTCTACAACATTCTCTCCCAATATAGTATAGGGATAGCTTTAAATAAGTTTATCCCTGATACTGAAATGTGGTGGGAAGATGAAGAACAGTTTACATTCAACTATATGAACTTTCTACGTTTTACTCCTATTCCATTCTACTCTATTCTTACTATATTGATGCATCAATATATGAACGAAGATGTAGTTGTAGTTTGTGATATGAGTGATGATAGAAGACTACAAATAATCGAATGTATTATGGCTCATATATATGAACGTTATGGATGTAGAACTTCTATAGTTTCTACATTGGAAGACTTGTTATATGCAGACCCTTCCGACATAGAAAACTCAGCTAATTTTATCTATGATAAAGAATTCTATCTAAGTGAAGTCATTGACGTGGATGAATTACAAAAACAAATCATTAATATTGAAGAGATAAATGGTTATCAAATTTAGTATTAATGATTGGTGGTGTATATTCGTTGCGGAATGTGTTTTCTCGTAACAAATACTCTTTCACGTTACCGTATGAATTTAAAAAATTATTTGATTCTTATTGTGATATCGAAGGTATTAACCTCAACATTTTTATGGAAGAAATCTTCTTGGAATTTAATAAAATGAGACCTTACAGTTTTAGAAAAAAGAAAAGACGTTATCTTCCTAAAAGAGTTAAACTAATCTCTGAAGTTAATTGTACTTTAGAAGACCATAATATTATATTTGACTTCATAGCTAAGTGTAGAAAGAATGGATTCTCAGAAAAGAATGTACTTATTACACTAGCTATGAATAAAATATATAATACTAAACTTCGCAAAGAAGTTATGAAAGTTTGTAATATCGTTTCTAGCCATCTAGCGTTTGAATCAAACAAATTAGATGAATCTAAATATATTAATCTGAATATAGAACGAAAATATTATGACCTTTTATTAAAAAGATCTAAGAAATTTGAAATTCATAGACACGATCTTTTGAATGATATCATTATAGAAAATTTCATAGATGAGTTTTACAAAAATGGAAATATCCATATCCCTTGTTGGTATAAACATAGATTGGAGAAAGGTGAAGAGACTACTAAAGTTTGTTTAAAAATCTACAAACCTATCTACGAACTATGTAAAACGATCGGAATGGTTGCTAATAGAAGCACTTCTAACATAATTAGATTTATGATTACAAAAGGAGTATTCGATATTGGCAATGTACGAAAAGGATCTATTCTTAACGGATGATTCTATAATAATAAATAGAATTATAAGAGAATACGATATGAGCAAAGCCAATATCAATATTCTCTTATATAAAGGATTGATCACTCAAGATCAATTCGACAAATACTATAACATGCCTAAAGGTCTTAGGGAAAGAAATATCGGCACTCTTCAACGAGACTATCCTAAAATAAACCAGGGATTAAAAGATGGTTTTGTTGAAGCAAGAAAAATGTTATTCGAATCGAATAACCTAAATGAATCTAATGTAGTTGCAGTAAAGAAAGATGCTGTATTTACCTTAGATAAATATTTAGAATACAATCAATTTAAAAATTTAGTATTTCTCAATAAGAATACTTATAGCTCATTTATCCAAGCGTATAAACTAGAGCTCTATTATAGTAAATTCACTGATAGTATAGATGTAAAAGGTATAGGGGAGTTGTCCATCGTAAAGCATCAAAACTTTATGATAGATTTCCTATGCTATCTCTTCAATATTTTAGAAACTACTTCTTTGAATAATACTATAATAATTTTAAAAGAGTTTCTAGAAAGCTACCGAAACGGTGAACTTGAGCTAGGGTATTATCGAGAATTCAATAATAGATCAGAGTTCTGTACCAGATACAAGATAGGTGGTCAAAACATGTATATTCAAGATATTGGTATGCAAGACTCAGAAGTTTCTTCATCTTATGTATTAAATAAATTAGATATATCTTACAACTATCTTTTATTATCAGAAGTACTGAGAATATTATTGTCACGGTATTTATAAGGAGCTATTATGATTAAACGAAATATTGATATAGATGGAACTGTTAAAGAAGTTCCATCTATTCTGAAACCAATATACAAACTATTTGGAATTGGTACTCTAAGTGCTAAATTCTATGTAGATATTTGGAATCCAGAAACTAATGAGACATGTGTTGATATTTATATCAAATTCAATAGAAAGAGAGTTGAAGATATTACAGAAATGGAATCTGAAATTCTTTCTATTGTACAAGACGCTTGTCTTATTCATAATATCACTGAAGCAGATCTAATAGCTCCTAAACTTACTTATGCTATAGCACATCCTATGGCTTTAGCTATGGTGGATGATGCTTTCTTGGAATCAGACATGTTCATCGAAAAGTATTACACTTATACTGTCGATGAAGATGGATTATATTTTAAAAGAAGATAAGATATAGGAGTACCCAATATTGGGTACTCCATATTCTTTCGTTAAAGTAAAGGCGGAAAACAAAATGTTAGAAACAAATATTCTCATCAATTCTTGTCAAGTTGCTGTTAAACATGAGACTTTTGAAAAGTTTACTGAATTAATGAATTCGTTACCTAAAAAACCTTCAGAAGCAGCAATCTTTAATAATCAAAATGGTACATTTATAAAATTATACCATAACAAAAGATTTAATACTATTAATGTAATTTATGGTCGTGCGATTCAAAATGGTATACTAGGCGATCCATCAGCAAAATTTGGTAAAATTACAACTGGTTTCAATGGATATAATGTAATTGAATTCTATTTTAACTTTGGTATGTCTATTTCATTTAAAGAAGATGGGTATTGCTATGATGATTATACTGGATTCTTTAATTTGATGAATAATCTTTTGGAAGATAATATCTTTAAAATCAAAGAGGTATAAATATTATGATTATTAAAGCAAGAGAGATTTCGATAGAAATCAAAGAAGAATCTATTAAGATATTTAATAAATGGAAATCCAATCTTAATCGAACATTGGCTTCAGCTGATGTAGTTTATGAGACAGATACATACGAAGTCAAAGCTTATTTCTGTGCAGAGTTTGACAGAGTTTATATCTATTCTAAAGATAAGAATTCCAACTCTACCGAAATTTCTAATTTCATAGGAATAGATGATCCAAAGAAATTTAAAGCAGGAGACTATTATGTATTACCTATCAAATTCTCTGAAGAAACTTTGATATGGGCTCAAGGTAGTAGTATTATCTTTACAGACTATCGTAAATGTATTGAAGTATTAAAAAGAATCACTGGAATTGAAATCAATGTAGGTTTCGGCGGTGAAGATTTCCCTATTTAGTTAATTAAAGGAGAGTATTACTATGATGATTCCATCGGTTTATAAATTTGAAGTTACTTTAGATAGAGATCAAATCGAAAGATACAACAGATGGAGAGCTAATCTCCCTCACACACCAGAACGTTCTATTGTCAATTGGGTTTCTCGTCCATTTGATGATGATGTTGAGGTGAGAAGTTATTATGACCAAGAGTCTAATACAGTTGTTGTATATACAGGTAATGAAGTATTTAATAAATTTAGCGAATATCTAATTCTTGGTGAACCTTTTGTAAGAAATGACGGTGGTTTAGCTGAGATGATGATTACTTCATCTGATCGTATTCTAATGCTATCTGTACTGAAAAAATTAGTTTATGATGGTATGAATTCCCATCTTAAATTCTTAAATATCATCTTAGGTACAGATTTTGAAACTTCAGATGATAATCCTGTATTTTAAGAGAACAATAGAGAGTAGCCAATATTGGCTACTCTCATCTTCTTTTTATTTTTTACATAATTTGGTTATCGTTATTTAGATATTGGATAGTAGAAGTATATCTATTATCTTTCGGAGCTCTATTTCTTTCAGTTTCCATACGTTCTCTATCTAAGTTAGTATTGACTGCAATAACGTGATTCATTACCATAATATTTATTCTATTGGCAATTACATCATATACAGATTCTTCTTTATACTTGATAGAAAGCTTTTTAAATAAAGTAGGAGAAATTCTAGCAGATACTAAATCTACAATTTTATTTCTAATCTTAGTTTCAGCATCTGGTGATATTTGATTTAAACCATCATAAGATGAATAAACTAAATACTCTTCAAGACATTCGCTTATGAAGTTATCTAATTCCATTCTAACTTCATTAACTTCAATTCCCATATAGAAAGTTTCTTCTTTAAAAGCTTGCTTTTCTCTCATATCATATAAGAAAGTAATTATAATAAGAGAAGCTTCCAAAGCTCCAATAATAATATACTCTCTAGAAAAGAAAGCTAAAATAGCCAATAGAATAGAAACCATAATCAAATGGTCTCTAATAAACTTTCCCGTATTGTTCACTTTACTTTTAATACTATAAGCAGTATCTTGTTTCCAATATTTGATAGCTCTATTTAAACTAACTAAGTCATACTTAGTATACGTAGATAATATTCTATTTATAAAGTTCTTCATTGTATCCCTCCAAATTAATTATAATATTCAAATTAATATTGTGTAGAAATTGTAATAATTATCTACGTTCCCTGAAAGTGGAATTTGTAATAGTTTGATTTTTCAATGATATATTATAATAGTGAAAGAGATATAAATTGTATATCAAAATGTATTTTATTTTAGGAGGATTTTAAAAATGAAATTAGTATTCAAAGCAGTGAAAGTTCTTTTGTCTTTAGGTTTGATCTTTGTAGCTGGTAATAATTATGGTAGAGAGCTTGCCGAATTCTGTATTGAATTAAATGAGCAAAAGAAAAAATAACACAATTTACTACGTTCCAAAATTTAAGAAAGAGGTATTTAAAATGAAAAAAGTAACAGCAGTAAAAGTATTAAAAGTTATCGCATCTTGGTTATTTATGATTGTAGCTATCAGACAAGCTAACAAAGCAGGGGAATTAGTTGGCGAACAAACAGCCGACTTAATCTTGCACATTCAAGAAATGAAAAAGAATAAGAAATAAGATAAAAATATGGGATACTCAATATTGAGTATCCCTATATCTTCTTTTATTTTTTGCTATTTTACTACGTTCCGAAATAATGATTATTAAGTTCACTCCATTGTACGATATTGTCTCGTAATTCAAGCAACTTCATTATTTTTTCTTCGTTTCCGTTTTGATCATAGAGATCGTTCTTGAGCATATAGTAGATTTTATCAGCAATAGGTTTGCTAATACCATATTTATATCTATCTAATAGCTCCCACCATTTACCAAATCCTAAATAAGATGGAACTTTGAAATTATCCAATCTATCATGATAAATATCATGACATGTTTTACAAAGCATTACCACATTTACTCGATGAGCTTCATGTTCCATTCGAATCATTTCAGCTAAATCAAAAGAAGTAAGAGTACCATATGTATTAAGAGTATGCTCACAGATAATGTAAGCAATATCAAAGATAGTCAATACATGATGATGCATCTCTAAACTAGCAACTTCTTTTTCTCCAGTTACTGTAATATGTGGATGTAATTGACATCGGTCCAAACCTAAATCAAAAATTAGGTGTGCTTTATAGTGCTTATAGAAGGCACTAGAGCGGAACCGACTAATTGCGGAGTATAGGAATTTACGATATAAATCCACATCCATCAAAGTCTCTTTAGATTGAGAAAAATCAATCTCATAAGGAGAATTTGGTGAACAGAGTTTTGGATTAAAATCATCGTATGTGAAAATCCCAGGGAACTCCTCTTTAGGGTTAATGAATTCTTGGTGTTGCATTTAGCAAGCCTCCTATAATGATTAAATTGGTAGGGTTTAGGGATTATCTATATGTTATACTGGAAAAAACGAGGAGCTTATACATACTAATAATCATTATATAAAGAAAGGAGTCAACATTGTGGCAAATTATAAAATAAGTAAGACATATTCGAACAATCCATTCGTTGATGAGTTACTTTATTATGTAAAACAATTAGCTTTTGGTGCCGTAATTAAGAATGAGCAAGAAGCGGATAACAATGAAACAGAAGATTCATTAATCCAAGCTGATATGCTTATTATGAGTACCGAAGGTAATGTACCATATGAAATTTGCGAATTTAGTAAAGATCAAATGTTGAAAGTTGGGGTAGATCCAGAACTTGCTAACTTTATCATTACTAGAAGAACAAATCGTACAGAAAATAGAGCATATAGCTACGATGATATACCAGAAGGTTTGAAAGAACCTCTACGTCAGTTGTATATGAAAGATTATATCAATACATATACAGAATTGAATGATTATTATCGTACTATTTGCGGTTTGCCTAAGATTGGTGATTATGGTATCCCTCTTAGAGACTATGAATACCTATTACCCGATGGAAACTTATGGAATGCTACTTATGTGCATGAAATAGGAGCATCTGGTGCTAAATTACTCAACTCTTATGGTATTTTAGAACAAATCAAAACAGACTATCCACAAGCGGACTATCTTAACTATATTGAATGTGGTATTACTCCATATTCTGCTCGTAAAGCATACGGATTCCAATTATTGTATACACCTACAATTGAAGAAGAAAATATTGCTGAGCAATTTAGATATAATTATGAACAAAACCGTATCTATGTAAGATATGCTATTTATTCTGAAGCATTCAAATACAATTCAGACTTCTACTGTAACTTTATCTGTCTATTGATTCTATTGTTGACAATGACAGAGATGTTATCTAAGATTCAGGAGAATATCCTTAAATATGAATTACTGGATAGACCATGTGTAGAAGCAATCTTCGAAAAGTTTGGTATGGAATACTATAAATCCATTCCACTTAAATATCAAAAACGTATTGCTAAGAATTTAAATAAATTAATTCATAATAAATCCTCTGCAAGAGGTATGTTTGATATTGTAAATCTATTTGGTGTAGAAAATCTTACTATCTTTAGATACTTTATCCTTCGAGATAGACAACTAGACCGTTGGGGTAACTTCGTTTATGAAGAAATGGTAACTAAAGATTCTCGTTGGAATGATATGTTATTAGAAACCAATGTAGAACGTAAGATAAATGATCTTACTATCCCATATCCATTTGAAAACTTCCTTGAAAAAGGTAATGTAATGGATGTATGGTTTAAGAGAGATAATAAATGGGTTAAAGCTACTCGTGGTACTGACTACGATGTAAATAATTACGACCATTTAGAAATCAAACCAAATGGTTTAGGTAATGGTGCTACTGATATTAGATACAACTTCTATTACGATGATAGAACCAAAGGTGGTAATAATAAAGTAGATACAGATAATTCATTATTCATGAAATTAGATGTATCTAAGATGAACCATAATAAGTTCAAATTCACCCCACCTACACCAAACTATATCTCCAGAGGTAATGATTTAATAGTATTCTTAGCTGGTGAACCATTACAAAAAGATGCTTATGATATAGATATCAAAACGAATACTATCACCATTAAACCAACTTATGGTGGTACTACTGATAGAGAAGTATTTGTACTATATCTCTATAATAATTATTCTAATACTAAATTCTCTAGAGTTGATGTATTATCTGAAGATTATGATAGAAAGATCTTTAAAGTACCTGAACCATTTACTAACTATTGTGCAAATGGTAATGGTTTCTTCTTAACTCATAATGGTACTTTTATTTCTCCTAGTAGATATACGTTCATCGATACAAATACTATTCAATTAAATGATACTGATGCGGTACAATACGGCGTTAATCTTACATTCAACTTCATTTATGCTGAAGCTGCAGTATATTCTGATATTACATTAAAAACTCATGTAGAAGTTCTTGAGCATAATGAAGATAGACAAATTGAATTTAAACTTCATCCACCTATTGAAAACTATTTCCGTACTGGATATAAAGTTTTCGTTAAGATAAATGATAAATGGTTAGAGCAAGATTGGTATCAAGCTTATAATAATACTTTATCATTTAATTCTAGAGCTATTGGTGCTAGAAAGACAGATAAAGTAGAAGTTATTTATAGATATGGTCCAGCTGGTATTGAAGCTACTAATATTTCTATGAGTACTCAACGATTAGAAGTTGGTGCTAAAGATCAAACTGTTTATCCTAATCTTAAATTCCCAGTTGATGGGTTTACTGCTAAGAATGGTAAAGTAATTGTTGATGTATATGGTAAGTTCCTAGAACCTAACCAATATACTATCAATGAACAAACAGCTACTCTTACTATTAAAGATAAAAACCTCATTACAGACGTTGGTACTACTATCAATATCTCATATCTTTATGGTATCGAATCTTCTGAAGCTATTAAAGTTACAGAAGAATTAATTGAAGTATCTAGAGATGGTCAAACTGACTTTGGTATCAATGTACCATTCTCACCTTACTTTGCAACCCTACAAGGTGCTATGGTTTCTCATAGAACCCGTATTGTAAATCCAAATAATATCAAATTTACAGATACAAGCGTTTCTATTAAAGGTAGAAACTTTAAGAAAGGTGAAACTTTCTCCATTATCTATTTCTTCAATAATAAGTACTTGCTCAATGCAGCTAATCGAGTTATCATTGAGAATAAAACTATTACTACAGAAGATGCTGTTGATAATGATTTACAAATCAAGATTCCAGTTCCATTTGAAAACTTTATTCAAAATAACTGGAAATGGTACGTAAGTTCTAACGGTGTAGTTATAGATCCAAGTCTATATGAAATAGTAAATGGTAACTTATCCTTCAAGAACCCTAATGATGTATTGAAGTATCCTAATCTTACATTTACATTCATTTATCTAGATGATCCTTACTATATCTTTGAATCTTCTGAAGAAGATGTAGATAAAAACTTCGATTTGAAATTCGTTGGTGTTCCATTAGATAAAGAATACTTCGTAGATGACATTATGGCTAAGTCTAATATAAAACCTTATGACTTAATGACATTGGAAGATGTATTCTGGGATGGTGTAGGTGCTGAAGATGATTTAGTTACAGCACATGAGAAAGTTAAACATCAAATTCTTAAGAAGAAGTTTAACTATGCTCGTACTAAATACTTCGCTATTAACTACTTGATGGATATTGCAGATATGTCATTCCAAATAGCTTATTTCTATAACCTATTATTTGATGATTTCCCTGCAGAAGAAGACTTAACTGTTGCCCTTCCTAATATTTCTACAGCAAAAGAATTTAAGATTGGTCATGTATTCTCTTATCTTACAGCTTTAGCTTATCTTGATCAAGATACAGAAGATAAGATTATGGATACTCCATCTAAGATCATGTATATCAAAGGCTTTAATATGCACGCTGATTTACCTGCTCTTAAAAAAGAAATTCTTAAAGCTAGACAAACTTTAGATATGTATCCAGTATGGGATTTCTTTATCCCAGAGAAGCGATTAAAATCTATAGAAGAGTTTACTACTCAGTATAAAACCAATAAAAAGGTTTATGATACAATCACTTATGGTATGGGTCATGCTACTAAGTATAGATACTATAAGATCTGGAAAGATCTATACGATTCTATGATGATTACTGAGTTCAACCTTACTTACTTCAAGAAATCTGATGGGCATACTGCCACTACATTTACTGATTTCTTGAAAGATAAAGATACTGTTCTTTATAATAGTATCAAACGCATTGCTTCTATTACCGATAGAAGTACTCGTAAAGAAAAGATTGCAGAAACTGTGTCTAACGTAGCATATCTATTAGAAAACTACTTTGGTGGTTATGAATTCCATCATATCTTTGATAGATTCCCTGGTGCATCTGAAACTTCATTGATGGATTATGCTTTTACTATCATAAACTTCTTTAAATCTTATAAGATTTCTATGATTTCTAAAGGTGACTTTATTCAATTTAGTAATAATGATCCTCGGATTAACTTTATCCGTCCTATCGATGATATCGAAATAACAGTAAACCTTAATAAGGTTGAGTATTTTGATATCGATATGAATGTGACTTACGAATCCGCTATCCATACTTCTAAGTATGAGAAGATTCCTGTCTATGATAGACTAACTATCAAATCTACTAGTACAAATACCGATCCTAAGTTTGACCAAGAGTTTGTTGTACATATTCAACAAACACAAAATCAAACTATTAGAGTTCTCCATAATGGAGAATACTATACTGAAGACTTCTTTGCTAAATATGGTGATGAATTCGAAGTAGAAATTATTCCAGATGATGGTTATAAAGCAGGTTATCCTTCTTATAATAAAGGTATTATAGTAAAAGATCTTACTATTACAGCAACCCCTGCTGTTTCTACTAACTATCGTGTAGTTATTAGACCACCGCATCATACTACAATCACAGTATATGAATTTGATCCAGAAAATCCTGATAATGTATTGGCTACTCATACCGAAACATTTGAAGTTAAAGCTGGTACTAGAATTGCTGTAGATGTAGATAGTGATTTTGGTTGGACTCCTGGTGTAGCTAATATCACTTCTGGTATCATTAACCATTATACTATTATCACTGCTAGTGAACCAATTAGACAAACTTCTAAGTTTACTATTGGTCACGTACCACCACATCAAAAGATTGAACTTAAAGTCTTTGACGATGATGGTATTGGTTATCAAGTATATACAGTAAATGGTAATGATAGTACAGATGGTAAAGGCGTAGATAATAAATACTTTAATATTCCTACATTTGTTGGAGTCAAGTATGAAGCCAAGATAACTTCTGATTGGGGTTATGATCCATCTCCATTGAAATATAACCTTCCTAAAAAGGATATGTTTAGAAGTGACAATGTTATATTTGATTTAGAAGATTCTCAACTTACTGAATTTACATTCACTATTGATAAATTCGAAGACCAAACTATCTCTGTTGTAGTTGATGGTGTAACTCATACTGAAACTTTCAAAGCTCCATATTTAACTGAATATGAAGTAAATATTGAAGGTAAAGGTAATCATGTACAAGGCAAGTTACTAGTGTATGATAAAGATGGTATTCGTGTTCCATCTACAGGAATTGTAAATGGTGATATGAGAGCTACTGCAACAGCTTCTAGAATTGCTAGAGATTTCAATATCAAAGTAATTCAATCCGATAAACAACAAATCACTGTTCGTTATGATGGAACTGATCATACTACTTCATTCGTAGCTAAAGAAGGCAGACAATACTCTGCTACTATTGTAAGTATGGATCCTAACTATGATGCTGGTGAAATTTACAATAAAGAAGGTATTGTTCGAGGTGATACTGTAATCTATGCAACTCCTGCAACTACTAAAGTATGTAGAGTTAATATAGAACAAGATGATCACCAAACTATAGTAGTCACATTGAATGGTAAAGAATATACTGAATCATTTGATGCTCATTATGGTGATTTAATTACAGTAGCTGTAAAACCAGATAATGGATTTATTGCTGGTGCTCCTAGTACTACAATGGAACGATTAACTTCTCCTAGTATAAATATCGAAGCTAGTATGCCTACTAGAAAGAAATTACAAATCCATGTTCGTAATCCATGGCCTACACGTCAAACTATGAACGTTAATTTGAATGGTATTGATTATCCTATTACTCAAGCTGATAAAATTATTCAAGCTAACTTTGGTGATGTGTATGTAATTACTAATAGTGATACTTTTGGTTACTACCATGCTAATTATACAGTAAACGATGATATTGTTCAAACAGATACAATCGGTTATTCCGGTACAGTTACTTATAATATCGACGTTACTGCAGAAAAACCTAGAGCTAAGTTATTCAATGCTACTATAACGGATAGAAAATATCAACACGTTAAAGTTAAATTCTATGATGAAGATACTGGTGCATTGATTAAAACTGTCGATGGTACAACAACAGATCAAATACCATATGGTAGTAGATATGAAGTTGAATTATCTGTAAAAGATAACCCTGGATTTACAGTACGTACTGGTTTCTTACCACAATATACTGGTAGATTTGAAGGAAATAAAGAATTCAAACCTACTCCAGCCGCTAGGGTAACAACTACATTCACAGTTGGCCTTTCTAGATGGGTAGAAAACAGTCAACACATCTTATACGGTTCTGGTGGTAGATGGCAAGGACGGGATAGATACTTCGGTCCTTTAATTGACGCATGGTTTGAAGATGAACTTAGATTTGTTTCAGACAATATTAACCCACCTAAATTAGCTGGTTTTGATTTAGTCGGCGTTAATGATTTAGGAGCTCAGCGGAAAGTAATGGCTGGTGAAGGTAAATGGGATCAAACTAAATCTATAAGCTTTGAAGTCAATATAAACGGTAAATGGAAATCAATTGCTAACTATATTAGCAAAGATAATTTATTTAATGAATTCCAAGATACATTCATAGCATTATGGGGTACTCAAATTCCTAGAGAATTTGGTCCTGATTCTGGTGCTATGGTTATTGATGCCGACTTACGTGTTATAGAAAAAGATCTTGAAGCCAATGTTCCAGCTGCAACTAACCACAAGAAATATCAATTACGCTTCTTAGCTTCAGATAATGATTATTAAGGAAGGAAAGGTTATGGAAAAAGAACTAATCTTAAATGACAAGATTAAAAGAGATAACGACAAGTATAAAATCTTAGATGGTCGTCGTCTCAAAACTAAAATTACAGCATATTATACTGACACAGGTGAAGAAATCTTTACTCGTCATAATATGCTTACTATTGCTGGTGGTGCTTTCTTAGCAAGAGCATTATTTGATATTAATAACGTGGAGATCACTCCTAGTTATAATACAGCTCTTAACTTAGATGGTACTATCAATACTACAACTACTACAGAAAAGAATAGAGTTTATTTATTCTGTGTAGGTAAAGGTGGTTGTGGTAGAGAAAACTCTCAAGTATATGCAGAAAAATATGCTTCTTGGATCACTCCAGAAAATATTGTACCATTGCAATACTTGACAGCAGGTGAATCTCTTAATGAGTATGAAAAGAAAGTTTACTTTGGTAAGAAGACAGGTACAACTGCTACTTCTTATTACTTTAAACGATTCGATTCAGATCCTCGTATGATTCAACAATTAACTGACGGTACACCTATCGATGGTTCTATTTATGATATGGTAACTACACAAGACGCTGAAACAATTGTAACTATGCAGTTATCTATTTCTAAATCAGACTGTCGTGATTATTTCATTAATACAACAGGTCTTAACGATGCTCGTATTAATCAAATCTCTTTGTGTACAGCTTGGTTAAAAACAGATGATCGTGGTAATAAAGTATATCAAGATATCCGTCCTGCTACTATCTTGAACTTCCCTAATGAACCATTGATCGATACAGAAAAAGCAATTACTATTTCTTATTCTGTATATTTCTAGTAAAATAATTAATTTTAATACACCTATATACACTTTATTGATGCAGGGAGAGTAAACCCTCTACTCAGTAACCCTGTATCCAACTACGATTCTTCATGGTTTGCCGTGAAGTTTCCACACAAATTCCTTTACAAAGAGCTTTAACAGCAATTTTTTAACAATCGTAATAAGCTCTGGTTAGACATTACTTTCGCTCCTGGAATGTAATTTCGACATGGTAAACCAGGATATCTTATAGATATCCTGGGATATCAAAACAAAATTTGTATTCATTCATTTTCAGAAAAGCACGAACAGCAATTAATATAATTTTAGAATATATGTGCTTTGGTTTTCTTTCATGGGTAATAAGAAGATCTCCATTAAGAGATCTTCGTTACCTCTTACTACCTTTCAATTGACTCTCTAGGTGTGGTCAATCGAAATTGATTTGTGTCTAATTAGCTCTAACAGCATTTAAAAATATTTATGGTATGTATCTTTACTTTAGTAAACTCCTATTGCTTATATAGGTCTCCACGTCAGTTTACTATGCATATTATCTTATATCTGAGCTAAGAATAGATTTTATAAATTATATTTTAAATAGGAAAGGATGATTCTAATGGAAAAACTACGTGTTAGAAGATTTGCAGAAGAACATGAAGATCTCTTCAAACAAATGGGAGAGATTACACAAAATATCAAAGACTATCGTTCTGGTAATTCCACTGGTGTATTTAGAGCCATCGGAGACTTAGCTAATGAATTTATTCTGGCTGCTACTTTAAAAAGAGTATTGGAAGCAGATAAAGAAATAGGCTTACGTTGGTTACTATTTATTCGAGACCATACGAGTGGTTATGGTTTAGGTGAACGATATGTATTCAGATATATGCTTAGATGGATGGCACAAGATGCTAATAAAAGATATATTAATTTCAAACTCTTAAAACTCATTGTAAATAAGTATGGTAGATGGGATGATATCTTTGTACTATTAGGTACAGATTATCAAGACATGATGTTTACCATCATCAATGAGACTTTAGAAAGAGATAAAGAATTGGTAGCTAATGGTAAATACCCTTCTAAATTAGCTAAATGGTTACCATCTGTAAACTCTAAGAAACAATCTGGAAAAGATTTTGTGAAAGCTTTCTGTAAATACAATAAGATGAAAGCAAAAGATTATAGAAAGATGCTTTCTTATCTTCGTGCTAAACTTGATCTATTAGAAACACATCTTACTAAAAAGAATTTCGATGGGATCTATTATACTAATTATCCTAATACTTCTTTGAGTATTCATGATAAATTATTATTAAAAGCAGATCCTGATAGATATAAACTATTCAAACGTAATCGTTTCTTGAAATATCGTCCTCATAAACATGATCCTATCGATTTGGCTAGATATTTCGATAGACGAATTAAAAATATATTTGTAGACGATAAAGAAGTAGAAAACTACTTTAACTCTTGGAAGCTAGGTAGAAGAGTAGATGATTCTTTCCAATCTATTCCTCATTTTGAAATATGGACTGAGAAAGAAAATAAATACATTGTAAAATGTATCAATAGTCTTCTTTATTCTAACACCAAGAAACTTCAATTAAGATCTACTCCTCGTTTTAAATGGAGTATAAGAAATAACGAACTCAAAAATAATTTCCCTAAAATAGTATCATATGAAGATACCAATACTGTACACATTATTGGTTTCCATAGATCCATGTTTAAGACAGATGGTTTCTTTGATTTCTATAGTGAAAACTTCTTGAGTCTAACAGAGTTATTTATAACTATCTTAAGTGAAGACGTTTACAATATCTAATGTAACCACACCATATGGTGTGGTATTATGACATTCATCATTAATCACCCTTATCATATGAAATTAATTACCTCCCAAACTGATTAATTATCTTATTATATGAATAAACGAAATACCTAGAGGTTTTATAGAGATCGACTCTAGTAGATTGCTTTGTTTCAGTGCATTTTAAGGTATGATAAGTTGATGGATGGATGTCATACTACTATACCATATGGGTAATGATAACGGAGTACCCAATATTGGGTACTCCATATCTTTCCGCCAAATTTATATGGGTTTACATATAAGTAATTATTCAAAAAGGAGGACTAACATGGCTTCTGATAATCGTAGAGCTAAAGTAATAACAGATCTTAAAGATCTAGAATATTTATTTAGTATAACTCAAAAGCAAACTGAATCTTTATCATTCATGATGGAAACATTCGGTGTATTTGATGGTAAAGCTAGATTCCATACATATGATATTATTGACGTTCCTCCTGGGACATATGGACCAGAGGGAAATAAAAATACAAATAGTTTCAGAACTACTGTAGGTAGATGGGTATTCAATAAGTGCTTTATCGAACAAGACTTATTTGACTTATTCCATTATATCAATAAACCAGTAAACGATAAGATCTTTGATTATATCAATGATACTATCTCTAGTGCTTTACTAGAAGATAAGATTGATTTACAGGTTCTTAAAAACTATCTTATTCGTACTCAAAAATTCCAACCTTATTCTAATATTCTAAGTGCTGGGTTTAGTGATAAGATGCTTATGATGGGTAAATTCTTACGTCCATACAAAGAAAAGCTTCTTAAACAGTATGAAAAAGATTTACAAGATCCAGACAAGAAACTCTATGCTATTTCTAAGATCGAAAAAGAATTATTAGATATAGCTAAGAAAGAATTAGGTCTAGATCCATCCATGGATTTATATGATTCTGGTGCTAAGGGTAAATTTGGTAACAACTTTAAGAATATCTTTGTTCTTAAAGGTGCATCCAAAGACCCTGACCCATCTAAGGGTTATAATATTATTACATCTAACTATGCTGAAGGTACTAGTAGAGAAGACTATGTTAATATGGCTAAGTCTATGACAGAAGGTCCATATAAACGTGGTGTTAAAACACAAGTTGGTGGTTATTGGGAAAAGCTATTCCTTAGAGCATTCCAACATCTTACTCTAGGTCCAGCTGGTTCTGATTGTGGTACTAAACGTACTATTACAATTACTATCGATAAGAAGATTGCTAGTATGGTTATGTATTGTTATGTGGTTGAAGGTAATAAAGTAGTAGAACTTACTTCTGATAATATCAATAATTATATCGGCAAGACTGTTAAGATGAGATTCTCTTCTTTATGTGAATATAAAGAAAAGGGCAAGATTTGTAATGTATGTGCTGGTAACTTCTTCTATCGTGCTGGATTTAAGAACGTTGGTGTAGCATTACCTCAACTTGCATCTCGTATTAAGAATATTGCCATGAAAGCATTCCATGATAGTACTATTAAACTACATGAAATTGATGTGGCTAAAGCATTTGGTTTTAAGAAATAGGTGATTATAATGAAAGTCGATCTTATGATTACATTAGAAGATAATGTATATACTGTTCCGCCTAATTATAAGACCCTAACACGCAATCGTATCGTTAACGTTTATATGGATAAAGAAGAACTTAAAATAGATCAAGATTACAAAATGGTAGGTCCTAGAACCGTCCATATCCTTAGAGATACGACACATAAACCACGAATAAGTGCTAAGATTAAAGATATTAGGATACCAATAAATGTATAAAAGTGGAGTGGGGAATATTCCCCACTCCCATATCTTTTGCAAAAATTAAAAATTTTACTTGTATATTATAATAGTGAAAGAGTTATGTATTTATTAACTCAGTTTAAAATTATATCAAAGGAGGATATATGGAAAACAAAGAATCGTATCTGAATGATATGGTCGAAGATTCTGTTGTCTGGAAAGGCAATTATGGTGAAGTAACATCATTCACCAGGAATGATATTCCATCGGTCTTATATCTAGACAAACCTAGTTCTAGATATAAACAAGAATATCGAACAATAATATCTCCTGATGCTGAATTAGAAGGAGCTGAGAGTTATAAAGTTGAATTAAAGTATAAAACAGCATTCAATCAGGAAGATGTATCCAATAAAGTAGAACACGTTTACTTTATCGGATTTAGTTATGAAGAAATTGAAGAGAACATTTTCATTCTCGGAAATGTAGAAACTTTCAAGATTCTTCGCAAGTTCAATGCATATTATGATATAGTAAAAAATATCATAAAACTAAAACCTACTAAGAAAAAGAAAAAATTTGTGGCGTTTATAGTAGGTTTAATATCTGTGGTGGTATTAGCATTAATCGGTGGATTAATTTATAATACTATCGTAACCACTTCTAAAGTGGAACAGCAATATCAACAAATTCAAGAACTTCAAGAGAAAGTAGATAATCAAGGTGAGGTTATCAAACAATACCAATCTCACGAAGTTGAAGAGTTGGTAAAAAAGTCTAAACAACTTGAACAGCAAGTTGCTAATAAAAAGAAATAAGGAGAATGAATATGTGTACAGAAGCTATTATTGAAAACATTGACAAGAAAAAAGAAGAAGCTAAAAAGGCTATTTTAGAAAAATTCCCAATGAGTGAGGAGACGGCCCAATTAGCTGTCGACTCAGCTCCATTAGAATTATTAAATAATCTAGACAAGTTTATGCTTGTCTTAGAAAGTTTTCTTATCGATAGACAAACCCAATTATTAATGAATACTATGATGGGTCATCGTTTTTAGGAGGAAATGAAAATGAACGTACAACAAGTTCAGTTATCTGACTGGATCATCGGTACATTCGGTACTGATGCTCGTACAGCATGTGTGTTAGCATGTAGTTATAATTCCGACGAGTTAGAAAATATGGAATTGATAAAATCTGAACTTATATCTTGGAAGCATACCGATGAACTACTTGTAGAACTTGGTATTTTTAAAAAGATATGAAATACGATACAAGAAAGTTTAGAAGGTATATGTTATGGGCTGGTCATCCGTTAGAGCGTATACGAGAAGTTTGTAAAAATAAACAATCTGTAATTAATCGTGTAGATTTTAATTTCAGTAAAAAGGAGAAAGATGAAATGGATAGAAAGTATTTGATGAGTCTGCAAGACTCTATTGAAAAAGAAATACGTAAGATTGAAGAAAAGCATATTAGAGTGCTTTTCGAGGATGCTAAAAATTTAGTATCCGCAGCGTACCTATTAGAATTAGGTAACGATTTTAGGAAAAACTTCCTCAAGATTGTTTCCATCGGAGCAGTGTTAGAATCTAAATTCTATACACCTGAATCTGAAATAAGAAATATTGAGAGGTATAATATGCTTCTTATTGATGAAACAATAGGCTTGGCTGATTCTTACGTCGATGACGAGGAGATTATTATTAGGAGAAAAAAGAATGGTAAAACTAATTGGTAAGGAAAATATACAAGATATAAAATTACATTTAAAAATAGAATTGGAAAAGATGCGTAAGAATTATATGCCTGGTGCTGTAGTAGTTCCAAAAGGAACCGAAATCAAGAATCTAGATACCGTAAATATGGTTGTAACTGCAGAGGATATTAGCTTCTTCACACTAGGATTGCATATCTGTGAGACCATTGAAAGAATAATCGATGGTGACTATGATACTAAGATGATATTATACTTACTGGATGGTGAAAATGATATAGCTTACTATCTGAAAGGTAGCTTTAAATCCTATACTCAACAGCCAGCTCCAGGGGTAGAAATCCCAGATCTATATTTCTTGAAAACTACACATTTGATGTGTAGCATAATTCGAGATAATCTTGAAATCAAAGTTAAACAATAAGAAAAAGATATACCGTACCCAATATTGGGTACGGTAATATTCTCTTTTATTTTTTATACATCTATGTGCATTCTTACCCGATAGGTCTTTCCTACGTTGTCGTAAACTTTTTCTAGTGGTCTATATAAAGGACTTCTCAAATAGAATTCTTTATAAATATCACCATATTCATTAAAGTTTCTATTTGGTTCGTGGTCTAGTATTTTATACCATGTGTCATCTATAAGGATTTCATATGTACAAGTTTTAAATAAACCATATACATTATCACCACCCCAGAAGGCTAACCACATTCTAGCTATACCTCTTCTCACATTGAGATGGAAAGCATCCATAATATACCATTTACTAAAAGCACCAAACATCTCTTCAGCACCAGGACTCCAACTTTTTCTAACGTCTGCACCATTATGCCCATTACCCCGTCCTACAGTCATATCAAATTCATAATCTGTACAAATTTTAGCTGTAGCAGAAATAGTGGTATCATTATCAAATGTACCTTTTAATGGTTTATTGAAATCATATTGCCACCAGATATCTGGAGTAGCTACTATTTCATAAGCAGTTCCAACTGTAGTTGTAAATGAATTTGTATGTTTAATGGTTCTACCATTCTCGATAGTATTTACAAAATATTTACCATGCTCAGCTGGTTGTATAGTAATAGTAATTAGCATTCTTGTAGCATCAGTAGCGTAGATAGTATTATCATCTTTAGATATTCTACCACTAGTTACATTTAGCTTACCAGCATTATAATTAGCTTCTGGTGTAATAGATACTTCAAATCTACTATTAACTTGAACTAAAGCATCTTCGGTATATTCTTTAAAAGCAGATCCATCCTCATTCCACACTTTAACTCTGATAGTTTGATGTGGTTTTTGAGAAATCTTCAATTTAACATACTGAATTTTAGCATCATCTACGGTTACTATAGCATCTATATCAAATTTACCATTAGAAACCATAGATTCACCATAAACATTCTTCACATGAATATTACCAGCAACCCAACCAGGTTCTGCTTTAGATTCTATAGTATATCTAACCCCAGGTTCAGATCTAAACGTATTGATATTATCTGTAGTATTATTAGACTTATCTGTCGTATATACATGAATAGTTTGATGAGGTTTATTATTGACAGTTACTTCAATTATATTAGGATCAAAGTCACTCTTTAATACAGGAGGGGTAGCATAAATCATATTAGTATTCTTTTGAATAACAGGAATACTAGTAATATTCAAAATACCTGGATCATATTTACGTTTCCATGGTACATGAACAATGAAATCCGCTCTATCTCCAGGATATGCAAAGTAAGAATCTAAAGGCAAGTATTCACTACCTTGTTTCTTAGTAAGAATAAGTTGATCCTTACCAAAAGGTTCATCTATGATAATAGCACAACGTGCCATATCTTCTTTACTTAATAAAGAAATCGTTACGTCTTCTACTAATACACCACCCGTTAATGAAAGCATATATTTAGAAGAGTTTTCTCCTTCTAAAGATACAGTAAATGCTGTACCTTTAGGAGCGGAGAAAGTAGAAGTATGTGTGGTAAATCCACCTTTATATGTAATTACCTTAACGGTAACCCCAGGTTTGCTTTGAATAGTTACAGTATAATTTGGAACAGCGACACCACCGATACCACGCTCAGTATCTGTTCTTAAAACTATTTCAGCTTGATTGATAAGTTGTTCATAGTAGCTATAGAATACTTCTATAAGCTGAAGCTTTCTATTGTTATTATCCATATTATTCACCTATCTTTCTAGCATCATCACAGTCTAAGATATATGTAGCACCTTCGATCGGTTTGATTATATTGTAATTAAGCTTACCAGGAACATATCCTTCGTCAGCTATACTCACAGCTCTATATTCAACCAAGTTATTTTCTGTATCCATTTTAATGGTATATGGTAAAGTAACTTCTTTTTGAGTTCCTGTGTTACCATCATATCTATATAAATGAATAGTTTGGTGTTCATAGTTTTGACTATCTGTCATAATAATAGCCAATGGTCTATCAACTACAGTAACTTTATTAGTATCTGGATCGGTATCTGTAGTAATTGGATATCCAGTAGAGCAAGATACAGTCAATTCTGTACATTGAGTCAAGATATCGGCATTATCATAAGTACCAACGTTAATAGTTCTAACACCTTCAGGGATATAGATACCATTAATAAATAACTTACCAGGATTTACTGCAAGAGGAGTAAGTTTAACCGAGATAGAAGTACCAATAGGGATATTTTCCATATCAGTATGAGTTTCTTCAGAGCCATCAATCAATGTAATTTCATAGAAAGCATCTAATGGATTATTGATATGGATATTTACCTTAGTTCCCTTAGGTTTATTCAAGTAAGAAGTATAATCAACTTGAGATAATGGGATAGGATAACTGTTAGTAACCACAACTCTACGGAGAGTATTGATAGTCATATTATCAGGTACATTGAGTTTAGTATATAGACCTTCAGTTTCTGTAGTTAACTTGAATACTAATTCATCACCATAGTTACACCAGAAGGAATTGATATGAGATTTATTAGTAGTCTTATTGAATACAGTGATCATACAACCATCTTTAGGTTGCAAATCAATATAAGCTTGGTTAGTTCTATCACCAGCAGTTAATCTTTCAGCAGGATATAATACTTTGATTTCTGTATTTACATCAGCAGTACCTTCCCAAGTGTTTAGAGAAGGGGTAGAGTAGTCATAATCTACATCACATTCTACTCGATAATGAGTACCTCTAATTACAGACATAGATTGTCCTTCATTGATAATAGCACCGCTATCTAATACAACTTTAATCTCAGCATGAGGATCACTATCTACAGAAATAGTCACTAATTCTGTACGAAGTTCAGCAGGATCTGCACTGATAACCAATTCTTTATCAATAATACCAGTTAATCTATTTTCATAGTTAGTATAAACCTTACCAGCAACATAAGTGCTTAATGGAGTAATACTAATATCAAAGGTATCACCATATTGAGCTTCGACCTTTTTAGATTTATAAGTATAGTAGTTGAATATATCTTCATCTTTAGGTTTAATAGCTACAACGATATCTTGATTATCATACTTAGGGATTTGAACGTTGTATTTAATCGGACCAATTGGAGTACCTAATGAGATAATAGTTTTATCCTTAGTCAATTCAACTGCACCATATTCACCATAGATATCTAAACCACCTGGTTTATAACCACGAGCAGCTTCTACAGATACAGATACAAATTGACCATACTTAGCATTATAAGTACCAGGAGTGATAATTGTTTGTAGTATATTAGTCATTGTATCATCATAGAGATATGCTGTGAAAGTTTGATACTCTAAGTTTTGATCAGGTATTTCAAATACAACATCTTTAACTGTAGCTGGAGTAGCTTCAATTACTATTGGAGTATCTCCGATAATACCACGTTTGATACTTAAAGTACCATGGTTATATTTAGGATTTGTAGATTCGATATTAGCTACGAAACTCTTACCTTTAATCTCTTTAAATGATTTAGTATAAATCTCACCATTACAACGAACTGAAATCAATTGATTATCGGATTGGTTAATGGTTACTGTTTGTAAATCACCTTTGAGTGCAGGGGTTGCTTCAATAGTTACATCACCAGTTAAAGCCATAGTGGTAACTGAAGGATTACCAGCTACATAACCATTTACTGGTTGAACGTATACATCGATTATATCTCCAGATTTAGCTGTGAAGCTAGAACTAAAGATAGAACCATTACAACGAACTCGGATTGTTTGATTTGGAGTTTGATTGATAGTTACATGACAAGCAGTTTTGACTTCACGCTTAATTTCATTATATCTATCTTTTAATTCAAATACTTTTGGAGAAAGATTAATTATCTCCATACCAAATCTAGTTTTAATATCCATAGTAAGTTTCTTTAGATAGTTAGTTACATCAATCAATTGATGTTTAGCTATCTTCTTACCATTGATAAAGATCATTGTATTCTCTTTAGTGATATTTCTATCAATCTTATCCATATCTAGATATAAGAATCCAGAGCTAGGAAGATAATTAATAGTACCATTTTCATCAGAACCAGTATGGAATAATACTACAGAGAATTGACGTTGATTTTCACCATATCTAGGAATATCTGTAAGTGTAATTACACGATTATCTGAATCGATATAATATCTATTCTTATCAAGATATATTCCATCGTAGAATAGCATCATGTAGTCATTATAATCCACTTCAGATTTAAATAACTCTGGTAGATGTATAGTAGTTTCACCTTCAGATATACGGTTAGTGTATTCATGTTTATTTACATAAGCACCATTACCATTATATACGAAGATAAATCTTACATGTTGTCCAGGAATAAGTTTCTCATCTAATCCATCTTCAAATACAATAGCACTTCTATCCATAGTGATAGTATAATTATCAGATGGAATGAAGATACCACGCATATGGATAATGAATGGAATCTCTTTATTATTCTCTGGATATGGAATAGTAAATCTACGTTGACCTTTTCGTTCAATCTTAACTTTAGCTTCATCCATAACGAATTTATTCTTATCGATGGAAGTAGATAAACTATAAGGAGTATAGTATCTATTTAAAGTTTCATAAGCAAAGTATACAGTAATCTTAGTACCAGCAGGCATACCAGAATCAAAATTGATAGAGTTTCTATCTACTGTATATTTAGAAGGTTCTACATACTCGCCATTAGCGAATAATACCATAGTATTTGGATTCATATCGATAGGAGAGAATCCAGGTAAGTCGACAAAGTCAGCATAAGGCATAGTTAAACTAATAGGATAGAAGTTTATAGAAAGTACTTTATTAGAAAGATTTTCGGCATAGATAAATTCAATCTTATCACCAGTTCTATTAAAGTCTTCTCTATGCATAATAACTAACTTATCTCTAGTAATACCATAGTCATTAGGATCCATTAGTTTGCCATTAAAGAATACCATATAAGAATCAGGTATATTTGCTTTAGGTAAAGTAATAGGATTTTCTGCTTTAGAAGTAATGGTATAAGTATAATGAGAAATCTTGATATTGTTAGATTCAAGTTTCTTTTTGTCTGTACAAACTACAGCAGTTACATCAGTACCAGCTTTAACTGTATCTGTAAATCTAATATGAGAACCTTCGATAGTATAAGCATTAGACTTCTGAATTTGAGAATTCTTGAATACTAATACCGAACGGTTATCAATCATATTCAAATCACCGAAGTCTACATCTGTAGTATCAGCAGCTACATTTACAGTCTTAGGTAAGTATTGAGTGGAGTTATTATCCGTAGGGATAGAATACATATATGGTTTAGTTGAATAGTATGGGAATAAGAATGTTACTTCTTCGCCAATAATACACTCATCATCTTGGTCTAAGAACGTGATATACCATTTATCTCCATCTTTATAAGTATAATAAGTTTCAGGAGATTTAAACAAACCGTGTTTAAATACAGCTACAGCACCTTGAGCAGATGCATCATAGTCTTTAAATGGTAATGGAATTTCAAAAGTAGTTTGCATATCGCTAGTAGCATATGACATAATACTCTTGATAACCAAGTTATTAGTATATGATTCCAAACCTTTACCAGTATTCATACCTAGATAGAATACTTCTACTCTATCTGTAGGCTTAACTGTCTTCATAGTATAAATAACTTTGAAGTTGATCTTAGGTTCAGATAAAGTAGGAACTAGAGTCTTATAATAAATGCTATTTAATAAACGACCATTGATAAACAATAAGAACTTATCTTGATTATAAGCACTATTGAAATATAGTGGTAAAGAAATAGCATTAGTTTCTTTTTTGATGTTTATCTTAGCATATCTAAATTGATTTACAGAACCTACATAGAGATCTGTATTTATATATTCATCCTTAGGTAGTTTAACTTTACCTGTCTCATAATCATATTTGATATTAAGAGGGCATAAAGCATGATCACCTAGTTTATTAGTGTATACTAATAACTCTTCTGGTGGAATATAATAATCAGATACGTTCAGATAAGTTTCATCTGTCTTGTGTTCTTGGTCTATAGGTAATACTTCATTACGAATATTTTTAATATACACGATCTCAATGAAGTCATTTACGCCAAGATTAGTAGGTTTGAATTTGAATGTATCGTGTTCATACACAATATCTTTATAGTACTCTGGAAGTTCATTGTTATGGAAGATCATTACATAAGTTTCGTTATGGAAGTTAGACTTACCATAAATATCTCTACTCATTGTAACCCATCCATCGGCATCCATTCTCTTTACTATATCGGTATAAGTATATTCGCAGCAATGCATTGTACTATTCTTATCGAAGATAGGATCAAACTTATTCTTATCATAGTCAAAAATATATTGAATAGAGTTATTAATATTCTCTTCATATGATAATGATGGAAGATGTTTAAAGTCGAATTCTTTTTGCATCAACTTCCTATCTATAGTATCAATCCCTGGTACATCGGTGATAGTTTCTTCAGCAGCAATACGTCTAGCTAATACATTATTAGGGAAACGATTGATGTAATCTTCCGAATCAATACCCTCATCGAAGTAAGTGACTACTGCAGATAATGGATGAGTTCTGAAGAATGGATCATCTATAGTCAATAAGTTCCCAGCATAAGTTACTACACGGTAGTATGTACTAAATTTACCATCAGGAGTAAATACAGCTACAGAACTGCGAGGTATCTTCTTCTTAGTATTAATATCCAACTTGAATTTTCTAAATTCTTGATTACGATATACTAATACTTTAGCTTTAGGATGCATTGTACCGATTACAATATTACCAGTTGGATCAAACAAACCTCGCTCATTGAATCTGAATTGAATCTTAGTACCATCTTTAGCATAACTATCTTCAGAATATGATACCTTTGTAGGAAGCATCAAAATAGATACATCTTTTGGTTCATAATCGTAATCATATCCATCTATGATAGCAGTTAAGTACTTACTAGATTTAGCCAACTTCAATTTAGACCATGGGATAAATACATCATCTACAAATAATAAGAATGGTGTAATATATTCCTTTTCCACTGCATCTAGCATTAGACTTTCAAAGAAGTCTGGAGAGGTTCTAGAATAAACATAGTTATTCTTGATATCATATAAGTGAAGGAATAAGTTCTTACGTCTATGAAGAGTTCTATACTTACCATCTTTGAAATGAAGTTTATCTGTACTAAAGCCAGGCTTAACAAGATAAGGAACTAAACCAACTTGTACATTGTCTATAGCTTCTGCAGCTTGGGTACGCTTATATTCGGTGAGAGATACTATATCGGAATAACGAGAGATCTCTTCTTCGGTATCTTTCCATTCATCTGGATTATGAACGTAGTTATCCAATTTCTATTATCTCCTTTCAATAAAATAAAGCAAAGAAAGATGTAGGGTAATTATACCCTACATCACCTTTAGCTAAGCAATTTCAGTATAAATAATATATTTACCGTAAGAAACTAGACTAGTACCAAGTACTTTTTCAATTGTCTTTTGATTGTTTAAGTATACACCACAGAAAGCATCTGTAACCATAGTAATCAAAGCTGGAACGTATTCAGCACCAAAGATAGTACCAGGTCCATATAAATACATCCATTTTTCAATGAATAGAGTTGTAGTTAAACGATCAAGTTTGAATGTTTCTTTAATAAACTCAATGAATGTAGGAAGATCTTTATAATCTTCTTCATTAGCTACGATAGAAAGAGTCTTAGCTTCAATAGGTCGAACACCAGCAGCTTTAGCGGATAGTTCAATAACCTTATCTTCGTTTACATCTAATTCTGCTACCGATTGAATGAAGTAACGAGCAGCATGATACATCATTTTTTCTTTTTGACCAGGAATATTAGAAATATTACCTACGAAGTCAATAATATGAGTAAATAGACGAGCATAGATGTAAGTTAAGTCGATAAAGTTCTTACTTGTATTTACATAAGTCTTAGGAATTTTATTATAAACCATATTTACTTTAGCGGATACAAGATAAGCAATCAATGTTTCAATATTAGCATTGAAACGATTGTTTTTATTTGTTTTAACCAATCCAGTTACATCGATATAGATTTTCTTATTTCTTTTATCTCTACCATCACCAGAGTAAATTACTTTAAATGGACGAGGGAAAGGTTTCTTTGGTACAAGAAGTACACAGTTTTCAGAAGTAAGAATCTTCATCAAATAAGCTGGAGCATTGCTACGTTTTACTGGACTAGCAATGTCTTCGATAAATTCCGTTGTGTTTTTATCTATTCTGGAACCATGCATAATTTCTTTAAGCATGTCTTGTTCATTTAGCTTGTAGCTTTGAAAAATAAAGCCATCTGTAATAGATTTAGCCACTATATATCATCCTTTCATTAAACGAAACGGGGGTATTTTAGTAATTTTACTACTATGTTTTTGTAATCTATTTGTACCGGCACATCATTATAAAATGCAAAAGTTATAATTTTATGGAGGAGTAGAAAATGGCTAACCTATTAAAAGAAACTCTAGAAGTATTAGATAATTTAGGGATAAAGGAAGAAGAAGTAATATACGTTGTTGATAGAAAGAATCCTAAAGATTGTAAATTCATGACTTGGGAAATGTTTAAGGATATAGCTAGATATAAAACATACGATGAAGGGCTTGGTGTTGCTGAAGTCAATACTGATATTATCATCTACACTGTCGACTATATTCTATACCGTCATGAATACGATGGTGCAGAAAGATGGGAAGAAATTCCAACATCAGAACACATGCACGAGTTATTATCTGGAAAATCACCAGAAGTATTCTCTATTGATGAGTAGCTATCATTTTCTTTTATTTTTTACAATAATTGTATATTATAATATTGGGAGGAATAAGTCGAACAATGGTCTTAAATAGTGATCTAACAAAATCTTATATCAAAATTATTGAAGATATTGTATTACAAGATAAAGATTTTAAAAGCAGTTACGAATGTAACGGTATCAAAGTCCCAAGAGTAACATCAGTTCTTGGGAGAACTATCCATGATGATTTTTTGATGTATTGGGCTAATAGTTTAGGGTTTAAACGTCAAAGTTATAGAAAAGTATTGAATCATGCAGCGAATATTGGTACAGAAGTGCATAATTACCTTGCTAAGCTTATCACCAATTCACCAAATCTAGAACCAGGTCATGATTTGATGCAAGAATCAGTGAATTGTATTGAATCATTTGAAACTTGGTGGAGAATGCTTAATGATAAACACAAAGTAACAGTATTAGGTTCTGAAAAGACTCTAACTTGTCCATACTTCGGTGGTACTTATGATTTACTACTATCAGTAGATGATAGAATATTCTTAATGGACTTTAAGACTTCTAATCAAGTATCTTTTAAGTACTTCTTACAATTAGCAGCTTATAGATATCTATTATGGTATTGTGAAGGTATTGAAGTTGATGGATTTACTATACTTCGAATGGATAAACGTGATAGTGCATTTGAAGTGGTTCATTGTGATATGAATATATCAGAACAAGCTGAATTTATGGAATATTGTCATCAGATGTTCTTTAGTCTATTGACTTCCTATAACTATATCCTAAATATGGAGAATAAGTTCAAAGATATATACAAGGAGCTAAAATGGTCGAACGCATTTTAATAAGATATATAGTCGGTTATTCTATGACTATACAAAAACTAAGATGGTTTGCTCCTATTCTATACTCTATAGTATTATGGTTCTATACTCTTAGCTTCAAATATTGTATAAAGAGATTATTTAAGAGAAATAATCTCTATTGGGCAGCATTATGGACTTTTGAGTTAAGTAAAAATAATACTAAGACCCATAGTCTATATCTAAATAAACCAATTGGCAGTAAGCTTAAATATAATATGATTAGGTTTGTAGGACCAAGTTACAAAGTAACTAAAGATGATATGTACTTTATCGATATCGGTATATTTAGAAACCGTTTGATGAGGTATAAGGTTTGTCCTTATGATGACGATAGAGTTTCTTGGTCATTATATGAATTAAAACCGAATAGGTATATAGATTCAGGTAATTATAGATTACCTCAATTAGAATCTGAAATAACCAATGAGTTAGTAGAAATATGTGTACAACTATTCTTAGAACAAGCTAATGAAATTTATAATAAGTAATTTTGCGAAAAAGCCTCCGTTACCAGATATCTGGTAACGGGACTTTTATCATAATTATTTTCTTCCGATTTTTTCTAAACCGGCAAAATAAACCAAGAACCAAGAATTGACTTATAAAGTTTGTAGTTAATTTATAGATTGAGATAATCTACACTGTGTTGTTATAATGTATTTAGCTGTTTTCTGATTTGTCTTATATATGATTTTGATAAAATTTACAGTTTATCTAAAATAAAATAAGAAATGTGGTTAAGTCTAATTCTATTACATCATCTTATTCCATATCAAAAATATAAAAGGTAATGTGATGTTTTGTGAATATGAATAAAATGAAGGGTTCTTGGTTATGAATTATTAGAAGTATAACAGGGTAATCGTTTAGGTTGTTGTTTGACGTATTATAAATGAAAGATGGTCTAAATCGTTACCACAATTATATTCTAATTATTTATATGTAAATTGATGTAATAAAAAATAAAGTAGGGTGGTCTACTCCATATGGAGTAGACCGAGTACACACATCATTAGTTTGGAGCAGCAATGTACGCTTAAGGAAGAAGATACTAGTTTGGCATTAAACGTACAGTATTAAGAGTCATGTTAAGTATGTGTAAGACAGAAAGGTCCACAAGGAGCTTTAGTTTGGCCATCAAACAAACTAAAGATTTTATATTATCTATAAGGAAAGTTACTATAAACGAACAACAGTAGTTATTTAAGCATAGGAGTTTTTATAGACCTGATTTTAAATATGTTAATCAACTAAAAACCATATTTAAAACCAACACGAACGGTCTATATCATGTCAAGTATCTTTTTAGTCAGCAGGCTAAAAACGAATATAAACTAATCACCAAATTTATATTCTTGTATAAGTTCACATTTGTTATGGTTGTGTAAAACAAAATGTGACTGATTAAGGTATATATTTTATAAGAGGAAACAAAACTAGTATCTTTCTTCCTTACAATATAGTTCTCAAATTAAAATGTAAAGTTGCTCTAACACGACCATAAGAGACACTTTAAGACAATTTTAGGGGGATAATATGCAAGATTTTTTCGTTGAAGTCCATATATCGGATATACATTTTGGGGCTATGGATCCAAAAGAGCAATATAAACTACTAAAAGACCAATTCATAGATCGACTTATGACCCTACCGATTCTAGATATAGTATCGGTTAATGGTGATATTTTTCATCATAAATTTATGGCTAACTCTGAATCTGTTTCGTTAGCTTGTTATTTTATTTCTGATTTGATCAAAGTATGTGCAATTAAAAATGCTACATTGTTAATCATTGCCGGTACTTACTCCCATGATGCAGATCAAATAAAATTATTCTACCCTATGGCTGAACAAGCTATAGCAAATGGGACAGACGTTCGGATTATCGAAGAAGTTAAATTCGAAACAGTCAAAGGTAAAAGAATTCTTTGTATTCCAGAATTATATGGAAAAGGTTCTGAATACTATGAGCAATTCTTATACCAATCTGGATTCTATGATGCATGCTATATGCATGGTACATTCGTAGGTGCTATCTTTGGTAAAGATATACCTAATTTGAATTCAGATAGAGAACCAGTATTCTATATGGATCATTTCATACACTGTGCTGGTCCAATTATATCTGGTCATGTGCATACTCCTGGGTGTTATGCAAAACATTTCTACTATTGTGGTTCTCCATATAGATGGCAATTTGGTGAGGAAGAAGAAAAAGGCTTCATCATCATGATGCAAGATATGAGAACTCGACAATATGCCGTTCATTATGAACCAATCATATCCGATAAGTATATTACTATTAATATGGATTCCATGATTAATGGAGATCCTAAAGATATGATAGCATATATTGCTCAAACTATGAAAGAAGAAGATATTAAATATCTTCGAGTTCGATTCACTGAGACCAATCCAGAGAATTTAGAGATTATTCAGACATTTTATCGGAATAATCCTAATGTAAAAATCGAAACTAAAATTCATAATGACAATATAGTACAGAATCTTCAAGAGATTCAAAACGAGTACGAAAATTATGATTATCTATTCGATAAGAATATTACGCCGGAGAATAAATTGGTTCGATATATTAATCAATCCGAGGGAAGCGTATTTTTGACTTACGAAGATTTAATCGGAATCTTACAAAATATTTAATTTTAATTCTTGGGAAGGAATTGTGGTACGATGGCAGAAACTATCCGTGAAAGACAGCGTCGTAGAACCAGTAAGTATGGTACAAAAAGAAACCAAACAGTACGTTTGAATGTAAATTACAACATCCAAATGTTTACTAAGTTCTGTGAATACGCGTTGAGCGAAAATCAAATGATTGGAGTTACTGGTCTTGAAAACTTATTGAAAGTATTAAAGGCTAGTGAAGTAAAACACTTCAGCGAAAACGAATCTATGATGCTCAGATATCTATTTGCTATAGATGCTATTGAGCTTAGATTAAGATACGGGTCTACAATTGGTCGTGATTTATTATTAACCACAATCTGTGGATTGGTTGGTAATAAATACGAAAATTTAGATATCCCATCTTTCCAAGAACTTTCTGATGGTGAAGTTAAATGGGTAGAAGATGTTGTTACAAATATCTTAGATACTCAAACTGTAAATAAAACTATCGAAAGTTTGAATCTATCCATCGCGGATTATATAAACGGGAGTCCTGAAAATTATTTCGAAAATGCAATGCGTATTAAAGAAATAATTAATGGTGCATCTACTCAATTCAATGAAAACTATATTGATACAAATACAGATGAGACAGACTTCTTATTATCTAATCCAAGAGGACCATTAGATTTAATCATCAATCGTAAGAAACAACCTTCTTACAAATTGAAAACTGGTATGCATCGGTTTAACGATATTCTTTCTGGTGGTTTCGAAGGTTCTCGTGTTTACTGTCTATTTGGTTTACCAGGTGAAGGTAAAACGACAACCTTACTTAATATCTTCTATCAAATTAAGAAGTATAATACAAACTTCAAATGCAAAGATAAAACTAAGAAACCTCTCTTATTATTCTTCACAATGGAAAATACAATGAGAGAAGCTGTTGATTCTTTATATACTATCTCTTGTGGTACAGACAAAGATATGGCCGAGTTCACAACAGACCAAGTATTAGAACAACTAGCTGAAGATGGTATGGTAGTTAACGAATCTTCTCCAATTAATATGGCGATTCGTTATAAACCAATTAACTCTGTTGATGTAAGTTATTTACATCAAATGACAGAAGACTTTGCAAATAGAGGATATGAAGTCATTGGGGTATTATTCGACTATATTAAACGTATTAAACCAATTGATAATTATCAAATGGAAGAACGTTTTAAATTAGGTGCAGTAATCAATGACTTGAAAAACTTTGCGAATAGATTCGATATTCCAGTAATCACCGCATCACAAATTAACCGTGAGGGTGCTAAAACTGTAGATGAAATTCGTAATAATTCTAAGAAAGATGTTACCGATGGTATCGGTCGTGCTAATATTGGTGAGTCTAGTCTTATCGATGAAAACGTAGATGCTACTATCTTTATCGTTCCACAATGGGTCGGTGAAGAAAAGTATATGGGTTTCAAAGTAACTAAGACTCGTTATAAATGCACAGCAACTGATAGGACTTTCTTCCAACCATTTGACAAGACTAATACTATTAAATTAGTAGAAGATTCTAAACTTGCTTCACCATTGAGTGTACTTAACCTTAGTGGTAGTAAGAAAGATATTATGAACGGAGCTCCATCAGAAATGTATCGCTTTGATGGTAGTGTAAAATTACCAGAAAGAGAAAATAAATTACTGACAGAGCCAAGTCCGTTTATGGGTTTAGATAGTGAAGATGAATTAGATATTATACCACAACCTACAGTAGTTCGTAACGAACCGAAAGAGGATATAGTATTTGATGAGTCTGAATTATTGCACCCGTTTAGTATGATAGAAGAGCCATTGTATGTAATGGATGATATGGATATGAGTAATGGTGAGATTAAAGTAATCTCATTCCTTGCTTAATATAAATTATATTTTTAAATCAGGAGGATTACCCATGATTACAGCACAAGATGCATTTAACATCATCACAGAATTCAAAAACTATTCTGATACAGCAACAGCTTTCATTCAAGCTATGAATGAAGAGATTGTATCATTGATTGAAAATGCTAAGACTCAAAAAGAGCAAATATTTGAGTACAGCAAATTAGCTGTACTCAAAAAGAACGACCTAAAAGATATTATTAGTTATTATGAATTACTTGGTTACGAAGTAACAGTAAAAGGTTCTGGAACTAATCTATACGGTGATAGACAAGACGTTAGATTTATCGTTAAATGGGATAAGAACGAATCTACAGATGAGAATGCTTAGCATTATACTTCTCTAGATTGATTCTTTCAGATGTATTGATCTTAGAAATCATATCCATTAGAGTACTTCTACGAAGTAATCTAATTTTATGAATATCTCTAAACTCTCTGACATCAATCATGTCATTAAGCATCAAGATAATGAAGTATAAATCTGTACTTCCATAAATATCTAGTGCTAGGTGTTTAGGATTATATCTATATTTTAACTGCTCCTCAAGGCTTAGGGTACATTCGATTGTTTCTTCCTTGAGTTCTTCTATATAATCCCTCAAAATATTTCGTACCACGAAATTAATACTTCCCAATTTCTCCATATAGCAGAAATCAACATACCGATTTTCGGCATGGGTTTTACCAGCAGTAACAAATTCGGATAACGTATGGGCATTTTCGGGAGCAGTTAAATTAGAGTAATCATAATACGACATTAGTAGTCACCTCCAACGATGATAGGATTCTTGATATCACCAGAAGAGAACGATACTAAGAAACGAGTCCCTGGTGGGATAAATTTAACAGGAAATCTTCTTGAGATTTCATAAGGTACATCAATTGTGATTACAGCTGATGTATTGGCACTACCTAAAGGTAGATGGTCGGTTTCTTTATTCAAAAGATTACCACCTTGGTTTTCAGTCTTCTCTATTTGATTAGAGTTTTCTTTGAGACCAACTAAGCTTTGAATACGAAAAGTTTGTTTCCCTGGAGTGTATTTATCACAGGTTGTTAGTAATACAGCAATATATGTATCATTATAAGCCATCTAAATTTACCTCCTTGGATAAAATAGAACTTGGGTATATAATATAAATATGAATAAGTAATTTCTTATTATATTTATGTGAATGATTTAAAGAAGGAGTTCCAAATGCCTCGTATAACCAAGAAAGAGTTAGCTAAACAGCAACGATATTATGATACGATGAATCATAATGCTGAATTATTTTCAGATCGTATGATTCAACGATTGGGTCTTATCCCATTTATAAACGATAATCTCCTATGTTCCGAGGAGTCTTTAGAGAATAATGAGCTATTATACTTCACATATGATGGTAATAAATACATCGACTACGGAATGTATAATAGACTAAAGGAACAAGCTGTTATGGCTACTGGAGATCCAGAAGCTGTACCAGAATTACCATTAGGGATTAAACTATTTGATCCTTATAACGATATTAAACTTTGTATCAACTGTGTTTGTTGGTTCCTTGAAGTAAACCTTAACAAAGACACAGATAGAATCTTATTCTTAAACGTAACTAATGCTAAGATGAATGATCTTGGTCACGCTACGATCAAATTCGACAATATGTATGAATTATCTGGTAATGAATACCATCGTGATTGTATCAAATATCTAGATTTGATTTATAAGATCGATGATGCTAATGTCTTTGAATACAGAGACTTATCTAAATTGGATATTGGTACTTATGAAGAATTTGAACAACCAGAAAACCCAGATGGTTTAATCACTGTATTCAGAAAAATTTAATTTGGAGATAATTATGATAGAATTAAGTCAAGAACAAGAAAGAGTTGTTCAAGCCGCCGTTGATTTTTATCATAATTCATCAGAACAAGTATTTCAATATTCTGGCAAAGCCGGAACAGGTAAATCTGTTGTTATGATGGAGATAATTCGACGTCTTGGTTTAATGCCAGAAGAGGTTGCACCTATGGCATATATAGGTGCCGCCGCTATCGTTCTTAGAACTAAAGGGTTAATGAATGCTAAGACAATTCATTCATGGCTCTTTGAACCTAAGTGGGAATATGATTATGATAATATAGACCCATATTTTAATAGACCAAAAAGAAGATTGGTATTTGTACCAACCCCTCTTATTGGTAAGAAGTTAATATGTATAGATGAAGCAGGTTCTGTTCCATATTCTCTTAAGAAAGAAATAGAATCTCGTGGAATTAAGATTATTGCCGCAGGAGATTTGAACCAATTACCTCCTGTAGCAGATAGACCAGCATACTTATATGATGGTAAGGTTCATGTGCTCAATACCATTATGAGACAAGCCCAAAGTTCAGCGATTGTGTATCTTGCAGACCGTATTTTAAATAATCAACCAATCCATCGTGGATTGTATGGTGATGTAAACGTAATCTATGAAGATGAATTACATCCAGATATGTTTAAAGTAGCAGATATTGTAATCTGTGGTCGTAATAAAACAAGAGAACGATATAATCGCTTTATGAGAGAGCTCTGTGGTATAGATCCTATGCTTAAGATACCAGCTTATGGTGAACAATTGATTTGTCGTAAGAATAACTGGTTGAGATCTGAGCATGGTATCAGTCTAGCTAATGGTTTGACTGGTAGAGTAATCAATGAACCATCTGTATTGGGAGTATCTTCTGATAGTTTCCATATAGACTTTATGCCAAATCTATTCCCATCTGTATTTAGAGACTTGAAATGTGATTTCAAATACTTCAACGCTGCTTATGAAGATAAAGACATGTTTAAGAGCGGTCATTATCGTCCAGCTGGTGAATTATTTGAATTAGGTTATGCTATCACTACACATATATCCCAAGGTTCCCAGTTCATGAACGGTATTTATATTTCTGAATACATGAATAAGAATATCAATAGAAACTTAGATTATGTAGGTATCACTCGATTCAGTAATACTTGCATCTATGTACTAAAATCGAAGAAGTTCTATTAGGGAGTGAAATAAGTGGAGCAGGAGAGATGTCCTAAATTCAGGAATGCTAAGAAACATAATCGTCTTAGATTTGTTCCTGAAAACGGTTGTACTGGTTGTAGGCATTACAATCAGTACTATAATGAGTGTAAATTTCCTTTCAAGGAATTGACTACAGCTAATATAAATTTCAAAAGGAAGAAATCAATTCCTCCAACAGAGACAACTGATATAAATAGCAAAAAAGAATTTATTATAAATAACCGAGTATTATTAATCGGTGTATTTATAACCTCTTTTGTTTTAACCTATATCTGGGCATTGTTTGTATACTGGAGGGATTGAATATGTTTAAGGACGATGCTAAAGTCTTTGCCCTTAGCATAATTATATTAGGTATAATTATGGCTTTTATGATAGATATTATATGGTAGGAGGAAGTTAATGGGTCGTAAAGTAAAACAAAGACGCCATAGGAAGTTAGATTTAACTAAAACTAATTACAAAGCAACTTCCTGTGAAGATTCTACAGTCGATGCAAGTACATTGGCTGAAGTCAAAGAAGCTAATAAAGAGATTATGGAGAAGAAATCCAAGAAATCTCGTAAATATGATAATAATAAAGATCTACCAGCTATTCTCGAAAGAGATGTGTGCTTCGGCTTTGTCGAGCACTCTGGTAGACCATTAGCACAGCACTTCAATTCCCAAGGAATGTGCTATTGTTGTATGTTCTATGATATCAAAAACGGTGGCGGCTGTACATATCATCATGTAGAATTAGACGACAATAGAATTTCCAGTAAGAAAGTATTGAAATATGTAGTTATGGTTCAATCTATCATTATAGCTGCTCTAGTTATATTCTGTATATTGGCAGTACTATGAAAAAGACCGCATTTGTATTATTCTGGCTTTTAGTGTTTATCCTGTCCAGTGTATTCTGGACATGGATATTCAAATCCGGATATAATAAAATTCTATACGATTATATAATATCTATATGGTAGGGTAATATTAACTCTACCTAAAATTATATTTTTTAATAAAGAAAGGAGTAAAACACCTATGCAAAAATTAACAAGAACTGACTTTATCCAACCGTTTATATTCTTGGATGAAGAAAACAAACCTATCGTTCCTTCTGAGATCAAGAAGTATCTATTACTAATAGAATTTAGTGAATCTTCTGATACTCCAGTGGAACAAGAAAGAACCTATGCAGTAATCGAAGGTCGTGGTAACGCGGCTAAAGAGATTATTAAGAATCTACCAGATCTTTATGGTGAAGATTCTATCAATTGGTTCAAATCTATGATCATCTCTGATTCTCAAAAGATCAGTGATGGTATCTCGTTCTATTCCTTTATCAGAATGCTTTTAGAAAATAATATGCTAGCCGAATCCGACTGGAATAATATTATCTTCAATGGTTCTGATGAAGGTTTCGATTTATCTGTATGGAATGAATTCATTCTAGATAAAGCTGAGCAAATCATTGAATTAGATCCAATCGATCCTGAATTTGGTGAAGATACATATGAAGCTCGTATTGAAGCATTCTATCGTTGGGATTTGTATGGTGATGAGGAGGAAAATAATGGCTAAACCTAATAAGAAGAATAATTATGGTTCTGCATTCTTCGATCCTTTGATTAAATCCAAAGGTGATACCTTTATGGTAATGGAACGTCCTGAACGTTTAATGAAGAAAGTACCATTATTACTTAAGGACTTAGCATATGGAAATATTACTGAAAAGTATAATAAATATTTCACATATGACTTCGTAACTCACATCGTAATCCCAGCATTACAAACTTTACATTTGAATGCTTTGATTCATTATAATGCAACTAAAGAATTCTATGAGAAATATGGTTCTCAAGATATCTTTACTGTAATGCAAACAGATGGAGAACTTCTAGCTGTTTATGATATTGCATTATCTGGCTTCAACGATATGGTAGCTTCCAATGGTAATTTAGGATACTTGATTAGTATGGGTGTAAAATTAAAGCAGTATAAATTTATAATTTAATTTTTAATATCCGGCTAACAATATTGTAAGAATACTCTTATATGAGTATGATGCTATTTTTATCGCATGGAGGTGAAATAATGGAAAAAGCACAAGTTATCGCTCTACGAGATGCTTTCATGAGCGTCTTGAGATATAGTGAATCTCTCAAAAAGAACATCGCTGAACCACTTTGTATTCGTTTGGATAATGACGTAATCTTAAGTGGAGCTCACAAGCATTTCATTTGGGATGATGATAACGAAATTCTATTCTATTATTCTACAAATGAAAAAGGAACAGGATTTGAACCTGCTGGTACTGGACGTAAAGTCTATGCTGGTATGTTATCCGCATCTAACTATGATAATATTCAAGAGATGTGGACTCAATTGACTGAAGAATCATTTGGTCAATCTTTAGCAGTATTGAAAGCTAAATTCCCATCTGCTCATGGTGTTGGTGATGGTGCTAAAGTAATTCCAATCGATGACAGTATCGGTGGTCTTATTAAAGCCGCTCTCTTCGATCCATTGGATGTGAATAAACATTCTGCTTATCGCAACAACTATGCTAAGACTAAAAAACCATCTGAATTACCACTTGGTATGGTAAGCGAAGAGCTTAAAAAATAATATAGTTAAAATGAATTTTAACTATATAATATCGTTATGAAATAAGAAAATCTTATTTTAAAAAATATTTTTATATTACACACATTTTTAGTCAGGAGGATAAAACAATGACTAACAATTTCAACAACTTCAATCAACAACCTCAACAACCAATGATGGGTGGTTATGGCTATGGTATGGGTATGCAACCACAATGGCCTCAACCTATGGCAGCTCAAATGGCACCACAAAACACGAATATGCCTATGAACAGCACATTGACTCAAGACGAAATCAACGCTCTTCGTAACCGCAATACTCGTGATATGGAAGCTTTCTTCCAACCACCAAAAGACGCTACAGAAATCGCACGTTACAAATGTAACCACCGTGATCACAATGGTCAATCTACATTAAGTGCGAATGCAGACGGCTCTTGCACATGTGGTATCTGCCATGAAACGTTTAATTATATTGAGCCATCCAACGAAAATCGTAAAGAATTGTCCAACAACGTTCGTCACGTAGTTTCCCAATTCAACGATATCTGGAATACAATGAAAGCTAACTGGGGCCCAATCTCTCCAGAATTGGCTGACAAATTGTATGTATTTGGCACGGTTATCGACCAATTGCCAAAAATGTGGGATAAATCCGCTGAATACATTTTGAACTACTATGGTTCCATGAATGTAGCTCAAGGTGGTTATGGTTATGCTAACGATTACAACACATTGAATCGTTTGTCTGCAATCACAACCGGTGCTCCTATGTATGGTTATGGCTACCCTGGTATGCAACAACAACAATGGGCTCCTCAACCAGCTCCTCAAATGAACGGTGCATTCTGGAATGGTGGTTACCAACAACAACCTCAACCAGTAGCAGGTATGCAAATGCAACAACCTCAAGCTGGTGGCTGGGGTGCTCCTCAAAGCTACCAAGCTCCTGTAGCTCCAGCACAAGCTGCTCCTCAACAACCTGTAGCTAACCCAGCTGAAGGCATGGCTAATCCTATTGGTCAACAAGCTCCTGTAGCAGCTCCACAAGCTCAACCTGCTACAACAACAGCATCTGCGGCAGCGGCTATCCCTGGTTTTGAAAACTAGTAGATGAAGTTAAGATAACATTTGGAAGTAGAGATTATTCTCTACTTCCTTTTTTATCTTTATTTTTATCTTATTTGAAAGGGTAATAAATAGATGACCTCGATTGAGAAATTTAAAAAGAATATCAATTCTTATGGCAAATCTATTCGAACCATGGGTTCCTTTACAGAGGCTGTAAGAAAAACTCCAGGTCAATATATTGGTTACGTTGGAGATAAAGGTTTTATTAATATGATCCGTGAAGTATTCCAGAACTCCATGGATGAATTAATGAAAGATAAATCTCCGTGTACTGAAATTTGGACTGAATATTATGAAGATACAAATACTTTCGTAAGTATGGATAATGGTCGTGGTATTCCATTCGACAATATCGAACGTATCTTCACAAAACCAAATACATCATCTAACTTTGATAAAGAAAAAGGTACAGGTGAATTCTCCTCTGGTCGTCATGGTGTTGGTGCTAAAGTTACCAATGCTTTGTCTAGTCGCTTTATTGTAGATAGTTACTTATGTAAAGAAGTTTCTCCAAGTGGTAAAGCTGAACATCGACACATGGAATTCATTGAAGGCTTCCCATGGAGTAAAGGTGAAGTCAGTCAACCTAATAAAGAAAATCGTCAAGGTTCTAGAATTGAATTCTCTCCTTGTTATGATATTATGGGTGAAATCACTACAACATGTGATGACGTACTTAATCTTATCAGTACTTTAGTACCATTGATGAAGATTGGTGCTATTGTAAACTTCAAAGGTGTAACTAAACGTGGTCAAGTAATTGAGAAACGTTTGGTAAATGAAAAAGGTATCCTTACATTCTTAGATACAATGACTAAGAAACGTGTATGTGAACCTATCTACATCTCTGGTATGAATCCAGAGAAAACAATGCGTGCAGAAATTGCATTCACTTGGGGTGCTGATGATATCGACAGTTCTGAAGAAGTAGTCTCCTTCGGTAATATGTGTCCTACTATCAGTCAATCTATTCACGTATCTGCATTAGTTGATGCGGTAGCAACTTACTTCCGTAATTATTTGAATAAATTTGTATTCAATAATTCTAGTAAGATCTCTGTTATTAATAATGATATCAAATCTGGTTTCAAAGGCGTAATCTCTGCATTCCATATTGAACCAATGTTCTCCGGTCAGGCTAAAGAAATTCTTTCTAATGCTGACTTAGAACCATTTATCAAAGACCTAGTTAAACTAGCATTAGATGATTGGTGTAAAAGGAATGCCGATGCAGTATCTAGAATTTCTAACCATGCTAAAGCTGCCGCTACCTTACGTTTGAACGTAACCAAAGAGAAGATCGATACATTAAAGAAATCTCAAGTATCAGTATTCACAGGTCTTCCTTCCAAGTATGGTAAACCAACTGGTAAGAAGAATCTTGAATTCATCTTGGTAGAAGGGGATTCAGCATTGAATCCATGTCGTACTGCAATTGACCATAGCTGTCAAGGTATTTTCCCACTTCGTGGTAAAGTAAAGAATGCTATGACATGTAGTCGTAAAGACTTCTTCGATAATGAAGAAAACAAAGCTATCTATACTATCTTAGGATGTGGTGCTGGTAAAGCATGCGACCCAGACAAATGTAAATTTGATAAGATTATATTCTTAGCCGATGCCGATACTGACGGTCTTCATATCCGTTCTTTGTTGTTAAAAATGTTCTTGATATACTATCGTCCATTGGTAGAGCAAGGTCGTGTATACGCTGCTATCCCACCATTGTATGGTATTAAGAAAAAGAACAAACGTATGGTTACTAAAGATGATTACCTTAGCAACATGCAATACTTTACAGATAAATCCGATTATATCGAATATATCTATAAATTATTTGCTAAGAATCATGTAATCACGCAATGGGATGGTACTCCATTCCATGGTAAAGAAATTGAACGTCTTTTGAATAAGAATTTCAATTATCTTCAAAACATGGATATCTTGTGCCAAGACTATGCAACTGATCCAGAGTTAATGGAAACGTTGTATAAACTTATTACAAGAAAAACTCCATTGAATGGTATTAAGAAAGCTATCAACAAAGAATATCCATATCTCTCCGTAAGAGAAGAGAATGGATGTCTTGTAGTAGATGGTCTAGCTAAAGATAAAGTTCAAACCCTTATCTTTACTTCTAATATGCTAAAGGATTGCTATCGTTTAATCGGAGATAGCATTAATGAAAACTATAAAGACGAAGGTTACCAAATTGATGGTAAACGAGTTAGTCTTTATACATTAATGAAAACTCTAGACGATTCCAAACCAGATACAATCCAACGCTATAAAGGTTTAGGTGAAATGAATCCAGTAGAATTAATGATTTCTACAATCCATCCAGCTTATAACCGAACTCTAATTCAGTTCACCGCTGAAGATATGCAACGTGAAATCAACGAAATTCGTCGATTAGATACAGATAAACATAATCTATTAGATGACGTTGACGTTGCTGGATATGATATTTAAAAATAAATGAGAGGTGGTACCGAATATTCGGTACCACCCTTAATTTCGCAAAAGGAGGAATTTGTTATGGGATTAGATGCATATATTGAAGTAAGAGCGTATGATAAGAAAACTCATACAAAGATGTTAGAAATGGAAATTTCATACTTCAGAAAATATAGACACCTTCAAGCATTTATGGAAGACTTGTATTACAATAAATACAACGGTGAAGAATTATTCAACACTGTCCCTTTGGAGTTAGAGAAAAGCGATATTCTAGACTTAGAAGAATCTTGTAGAAATAATATGGAAGAATATTCTGATGCTTCTGGATTCTTCTGGGGTCAAAGAGACTTTGATGGGGAATTTGGTGAGAAAGAAAAGATTCTTAAAACCATTAAATGGTGTAAGATATTCTTAGAAGCCAATGAAGATCCAGATGAGGAATTAGAATATGTGCTTGTCTATAATTGCTGGTGGTAATGAATGGTAAATGTTCTTTACTATAAAAATTATTTTATCGAGTATAATTAGCCTTATAGGTGAATTATAAAGATAGATAAAGAATGTCAATCAAAGATAAGTTTCATATACAAACGATAATGGAGAGTCTGAGAAGACTCTCCTTATCAACTTTTCGTTTTTTATCTATTTTTATACAATCCAGTAAGCGTTAACGTTCCACGGGCGATTAAGAAAGCTCTGGAAACAGCGTATTTGCCTGAGTTATAAGGCTATATAATTTTCATAAGAAGAGGTAGGAGTGATTAGAAAATGTCAAACAAACAATTTAGTACTATGTCGGAAGTAGGAGACCATCTACAAAAAGTATCTGAGTTACTTACATCTTATTTTACTAGTGATGAAGTAAAAGGTAAAGAAGTTATTATTCTTCACCATACAGATATGGATGGTATTTCCGCTAGAGAGATACTTAGATCTTTCCTTAATCAGTATACTGAATATAAGGATATCAAGACAATAGCATATAATTATGAAAAAGATTATGATTTTGCATCCTTTAATCCAGATGGATTAGATGTAATTTCGGTAGACCTTTCCTTAAAGGTAAATGATATTGAATTAATATCTCAGGTTAGTCATAGATTTATTATGACAGACCATCACGCTACATCCATTAGGCAGTTTGGTAGTACCAGCGACCGATTATTACGTATAGTCAAACCTAATGAAGAAAGTTCTGATAATGAGTTTAAGACTCTTGTATTATTAGATACTAATAGATGTGGTGCTAAAATCGTTTATGATGTGCTTAAGAAAACAAAATGTCCAGATAATGGTGACTATGCAATGAAATTGCTACGTCATTTTGGAAATACTTTTGATCATATTAATCCAAATACCGTAAACTTGATCGACCAATATGACAGATGGGTATATACAGACAATGATCCTGTCTACTTGAATGAATATTTTTATGCTAGTAATAGAGTAAGAATGCCAGATAATGAATTTTATTTCTTAAGAATTCTTACAAAGCGTGACATTAATGAATTCTTGAAGATTGGTAGGGATATCTTCAATGCTAAGAGAATAATTAGCGACATTCAAGCAGATAATTTCACTCGACCAACCACTATTACTATTGGTGGTAGAACATACTCAGTTTGTCGAGCATATGGTTTTACTAACTCTTTATCTTTTGGTGATAAAATGAAAGAATATGATATCTGCGAAACGATTAGATATTATGATCAAAAGACTGGACGATATACAGTTTCTCTTTATACGTCAAACCCCGATATAGATGTAAGCAGAATTGCAGAACTATTTGGTGGTGGAGGACATCCTGGTGCCGCTGGGTTCTGCTCAACAGAATATATCTAGACAAAAGAGGTTTTATTAATGATTAAACATATTGAAAAACGTGACGGGAGTATTGTTGAATTTGACCGTACTAAAATTTTAAATGCAATTCTTAATGCTATGAATTCTGTGGGTGCTGTAGATGAAGAAGCAGCCAACAATACAACCACAGCTGTAGTTCGTAATTTAAATAAATTAGATTCTGATACAGCTGCTGTAGAAGATGTACAAGATTTAGTTGAAGTTCAATTAATGAAGAAATATCCAGATGTTGCTCGTGAGTATATCACATATCGTAAACGTCGCAATGATATTCGTACAGCTAAAACAGAAACAATGAAAGAAGTTATGAGTATTCTTAAATGCGAAGACGTTAAAAACTCCAATGCTAACGTTGATGAATACTCCTTTGGTGGTCGTAAGAAAGAAGCATCTGATGTAATCCAAAAAGAAATTGCATTGAATTCTCTTATTGACCCAGACATCGCTGAAGCTCACCGCAAAGGTATTCTTTATATCCATGACTTATCTGAATATGCAGTAGGTCTTCATAACTGTTTGAATGCTGATATTGCTTATTGTTTAGCTCATGGTTTCGAAGCTCGTAATGGTGGTGTTCGTCCAGCTAATTCCTTTGCAACAGCATGTCAATTAATTGCAGTTATCTTCCAAATTCAATCCCAATGTCAATTCGGTGGTATTGCAACTACTAAGATCGACTTTGACTTAGCTCCATATGTACGTATTTCCTTCTTGAAACATTTCAAACGCGGTTTACGTTACTTTGGTACTGGTGTTGGTAATGATTATGATACATTCGTATCTAAATATGGTAAAGATGTAGTCAATACAGCTTCTATCGATGCTGATTGGAATATCTTCAAAGACTTCTGTACTCCAGCATATATTTATGCTTTAGAAGAACTTGAACGTGAAGGTAAACAAGGTGCTCAAGCACTTTATCATAACTTAAATACTTTAGAATCTCGTGCTGGCTCTCAAGTACCATTCACTTCCATTAACTTTGGTTTAGATACTTCTTGGGAAGGTCGTAAAGCTACACAATGGATGATGAATGCATCTCTTGACGGTATTGGTATTAATCACACTACTTCCATCTTCCCTATTTCCATCTTCGTTTATAAGAAAGATGTAAATGACCGTCCTGGTACAGACAACTATGATTTGAAGAAACTTGCTATCAAATCTTTAACTAAACGTATTTATCCTAACTTCGTAAATGCTGATTGGCAATCCAATGTTCCAGATGTACACCCAATTCGTATTGTAAATAAAACAGTATTCCATCCAATCGAATCTGAAGTAACTTTACGTATTGATCATCATGCTGGTGAAACTAAAGTATTCGATCCATTGAACTTCAAGAAAACTTTAGTAAGTGATTATGAAAAACTTACTTTGAAAGAATTAATCGATTCTATTCCAGAAGATTATGTGTCTGCTCCAGATGAAGATGGTATTCAAGTAATCGATCTTCGTTTCACTGATAAACGTTACTTGATTAAAGACTCTACTTCTAAATTCAATAAATACAATACTGATCGTAATGATCATTATACTAAATTGAATTGGTTAGCTGTAGATACAGAAACTGGTGAAGTAGCAATCACCACAGAATCTTTCAATTATGATATCGAATGTACTGAAGAAGAAGGTCCTTACAAAGCTAAAGTACTTCGTACTATGGAACTTCCTAAACCTGAATACAATAATGATACAGAAATGTCTACCATGGGCTGCAGAACGCTAGTTGGTTATGACTTACATGGTATGGGTTATCAAAAGACTGGTCGTGGTAACTGTACACCTGTAACTATTAACTTAGCTCGTATTGGTATTCGTCATGGTATCTGCTTAGGTGAACGTAAAGAAGCTGATATTGATGGTTTCTTCAAAGAACTTGATGAAATCTTGGAAATGTGTGAACGTGAACTTCTTAAACGTTTCGAACACATCTGCTCTCAAGATATTCGTTCTGGTTTCTTCACTTATCATAACCATGTAGCTGCTGATACCGAAGCTGCTCTTGAAAAAGGTTCCATTTATGAAACAATGAGACACTTCTCTCAAGCATTGGGTTACATTGGTGTGGCTAATATGTGCTATGCTATGTTTGGTAAATACCATAACCAAGATAAAGACGTATTGAAATTCGCTGTATCTGTAGTTAAACATATTGCAGACTATGCTGACGAATGTAAGAAACGTCATAACTTGAACTTCGCTGCATATGCTACTCCAGCAGAATCTACTTGCTTGACTTTAGCTTCCAAACTTCAAAAAGAATTTGGTAAGATTAAAGGTGTATGTGATCGTGAGTACTTAACTAACTCTCATCATGTTCCAGTATATGAAAATATTTCCGTTCGTGATAAAATTGATACAGAAGCTGAATTCTCCATCTATCCAACAGCTGGCTGTATAATGTACGCTGAAATGTCCTCTGGTGTAATTGGTAATCCTAGAGCAGTAGAAAAGATTATTGATTATGCTATGGCTGACACTCGTGTTCCATACTTCGCTATCAACTTCCCAATTGATAGCTGTGATGATTGTGGTTACACTGGTGAAATCAATACAGATACTTGCCCAGTTTGTGGTTCTACTAATATCAACCGTTTACGTCGTGTAACTGGTTATATTACTACAGACTATCGCAAATTCAATAAAGGTAAATTCTGTGAAGTTAATGACCGAGTAAAACACATTTAAATTATATAATATAGAATTGAAGAGCCTCTAGTCATTATTGACTAGGGGTGCTTCCTTTCCATTTAATTATATTTTAAAACAAAAGGAGAATTACTTATGGAAGCGAACACAGAAAGAACAATTAAAGTCAATACTCTTAATCTTAAAGAACGTAAAGAGGACTTAATTACTATCGACATTAGCGGTTACGATGTAGTATCTGAAAACAAAAATACTATCGTATTACTTCGCTCTGAAATGGTCGATAAAAAATAATTATTAGGGGAGGTAATTCCTCCCCTAAAAACCTTTATTTTTAACTAGCTATAATCTATAGCTAAGAAAACTAATAGAAAGGAAACAATATGGGATATATTAAACATCCTGAATTGACTACTAATGTAGCAGCAATTAACCCAGAATCTATAGTAGATGGACCTGGCGTTAGATTGACTCTATACTTGTCAGGTTGTAAGCATAATTGCTACAACTGTCATAACAAAGAAGAACAAGATTTCAACTTTGGTACTAAATACACTCTACAAGAACTATTCAATCAAGTAACACAAATGATTGATAGCAATCCTATTGTAGATGGTATTACGCTAAGTGGTGGAGACCCACTATATCAACCAGAAATAGTACAAGAATTAACCTATGCTCTTAAGAAGTATTATGGTACTGAATTTAGTATTTGGTTATACACTGGATTTGTTTTAGATAAAGACTTCGAAGACACAGAAGCTTTATATACTACTATTAAAAATATCGATGTTATTGTAGATGGATTATATATCGAAGATTTAAAAGACTATTCTCAAGCTTTTAGAGGCTCTACGAACCAACGCTTTATAGATGTACACACCCTTGTTAAAGAGGGGCAAATTGTAGAATTAAATTATCTAATTTGATACGTTTGTGTACATTTAAGTAGGTAATTTTACGTAGATAAGGAGCGATACTATGAAATTTGAAAAAGTCTCTTTAGATACTTTCATTCGAGAAGTACGAGAATCGTACTTATGGAAATATAGAGAGTATACTGATGAAGAATTAGAAATCTTCTATAATCGAATTCAACTTCCTGAAAGATCTACAGCTGGTTCTGCAGGATATGATTTCGTAAATCCATTTAATACAATTGAACTAAATACAACTAATGTAGAAATTCCTACTGGTATTAAAGTACAACTAGATCCAGATAAGATCTTGATGTTAGCACCACGTTCTTCATCTGCAAGAAATGGATACATGTTCTCTAATACTTTAGGTATCATCGATAGCGATTACTATAATAATCCAACTAATGAAGGTTGTATTAGAGTATCTCTTAAAGCTATGGGCACTAGTCATCCTATATTTGATTATGGTGATAAAATTGCTCAAGGTGTTATTTTACAATACTTTACAACTGAAGATGATAATGCTACTGGTAAACGTACTGGTGGTCATGGTTCTACTGGTAAATAAAGGATAGGAAACAATGGCTGAAAAAATTATCCAAGCTAATATCTTGGAACAATCTAAACGAGACTTGACTACTTATGCAATTTATGTAGCTCGTCGTCGTGCATTACCAAATCCTTTCGATGGATTAAAACCAGTTCATCGGAAGATTCTATATTCTCTATTCTATGATTTTGGTAAACAAACTCGTCGTAGAGAAACAATTAAAACTCAAGCAGTTGTAGGTAACGTATTACAGAAGTATCATCCGCATGGTGATTCATCTGTAAATGCTTCTATTAAACCTATGACTAACTGGTTTGAATCTTATATACCAACTATTGACCATCAAGGTTCATTCGGTAATATGTCTGGCGATGGTGCAGCAGCTCCTCGTTATACAGAAGTAATGATTTCTGATTATGGTCTTGAATGTGTAGTTGGTGATCTTGCACAATCTCCAAACTCTACTGATTGGCAAGAAACTTATAATGGTTCTGAAAGAGAACCAATCTATTTCCCGGCAGTTGTACCAAACTTGTTAGTTAATGGTGCATTCGGTATTGCTGTAGGCTTAAGAACTTCTGTACCTAAGCATAACATTTCTGAAGTAATTGCAGCTACTATTAATTTGATTCAAAATCCTGGTGCTGATGTAGTATTATTACCAGATGACTGCTGTGGTTGTGATATTGTAGAAGCAGACTTCAAAAAGATTTCTGAAACAGGTAAAGGTACTTTTAAAGTACGTGCTCAAACAGAAATTTGTGAGTTTAATAAGAAACCTGCAATTAAAATCACTTCTTTACCACCTATGGTATATCTATCTAATATTCAAAGCAAGATTGAAAAATTAGTAGAAGGTAATGTATTACCACAAATCGAAGAAGTACTAGATGATTCTCAAGTAGATGAAAAGAATGTAGCATTTGATAAATTCACAGCTTATATTATGCTTAAGAAAGGCTGTGACCCTAACTACGTTAGAGATTGTTTATATTCTCTTACTGATTTAGAGAAAACTATCTCTGTAAATATGGAAGTAGTTTATAATGAAGCACCAGCTTTATTGAACTATAAACAATATTTAGAAATCTTCATTAACTTCCGTCGTGAACGTAAATATCGTGCTTTCTCCAATATCTTATCCGAAGCTAAAACAAAATTCCATAGAATGGAAGCATTTGTTAACTTATTAGAAACAGGTAAGATTGATGCGGTAATCACTAAGATTCGTTCTAAGAATCTTAAAGAAGCAGAACTTCAAGAATTCTTAATGAAAGATATTAAGATGAAGAACCCATTGACACCTTTGCAATGTAGTTACATCTTATCCGCTCAACTTAAAGCACTTTCTAAAGAACGTTTGGGATATTATAAAGACCAAATGGCTGAAGCAGCTAAAGTAATAGATCAATGCTTCCATACAATTACACATCCAGAAGAAATTGATCGTATTATTATCGAAGAACTTAAAGCAGCTGATAAGAAGTTCGGTTGTCCTCGTCGTAGTAAGTTCATTTCTGCCTCTGAAGCAGCTGGTATTCCAGAAGGTACTTTCAAAGTAGTACTTACAGAAAAAGGTATTATTAAGAAATGTGACCAATCTGAAAATATCCGTGAATTGAAAGATGACCGCATCAAGTTGAACTTGGTTGTTGATAATAAAGACAATCTACTTCTATTCAGTCGTCTTGGTAAGGTATTTAAAGTACCAGTAAACAAAGTTCCATTTGGTAAAGGTGCTTCTGGTGGTGTAGATCTTCGTGTTCTTATGAAGAAATATACTGGTGAAGGTATTTGTACTATTATTCCAGAATCTGTAGTTGAACAAATCATCGAAAATAGTAAAAAGAACAAAGAACGTGTTCTTGTCTATGTAATGACAAAGAATGGTATCTTTAAATCTATGGATATTGCTGAATTACTTGGAGTTCCATTAAGCGGATTAATCTATACTAAGTTATCTGACAATGATATGGTAGCAGATATCATATTCATGGGTCAGTATAATGAAATGATCATTTACTCTAATAATAAAATCCTTAGAGTCCCTGGAACTGAAGCTCCTATGCTTACACGTTCAGCTAAAGGTGTTATTGGTATGAAATCTAAGAATAAAGTCGATGGTTTCATCTGTTTAACTCCTAATTCTACTGACGTTGTAATCATTACAGCTTCTGGTAGAGTAAATCGTATCCCATTAGCTATTGTACCATTATCTAAACGTGGTATGGCAGGTATGACTGGTATTAAATTGAATAAAACCGATTCTATCGTTTCTATTCATGTATGTAATGCTCATGATACACTTAATGTGGTATCTATGAAAGAAAAATACCAAATTCCTGTAGCTAGTATCCCAGAAGGCTCTAGTGTTAGTGCTGGTGCTAAACTTATTGATGCTTCTGGTATCATTCATACTTCTATTTCTCGATAAAGATAATAAATCCCATAACCTAATATTAGGTTATGGGGTTATCTTTTACTGGAGGTTAAAATGTCACATACAGTTGCACTAATCTTCACTATTATAACCATAGCAATTCTAGGATTGATGGTTATTAACTTACTTTGGATTAGCGGTAAATATATCGATACATTTGGCATGGCTTATCCTGCTAAACTGGATATATATCGAAAGTTTAAGAAATTAATTACCGAAAGAACACCAGAAAATGTTAAAGAAATGCTATTCTTATTTGGGTTAAGTGAATTCGAATACCCAAGCGGTACAGCATTCAGTATATCTATGCCAAATAAGATAGATTTGCAACCAATGAAAGGTGTTCTTATTAGAATCGGTAGTGTTGTCGATTTGATTACACACAAACCACTGTTTGTAAGACTTCTCGGTAAGAAGAAAGCAAATACTTTTATTGAAATATATAATGGTGCTGCCGAAGGTAAAGCTATTATTGCTTACACTAGAATAAATGCTGACGATGGTACCCCATTTTCAACATTTTCGGTATTCTTATACTCAAACTCGGATTTTGAAACTCTTAAGATAGATATACATAATCCGAATTCATTATTTGCTTGTGCATATATAGCAGATTTCTCTATAGTATATAAACGTTATCTTACTTTAGGAGAATCTAAATTCATGCATGACTATATGATGGAAAAAGAAAATAAAGAAGCTTAGCCTTCTTTATTTTTTGTTTACTTTTGATTAAAGGAGGTAATTTAATAATGAATATTAAAACTGGAGATATTATTAAATTCGTGAATAAGAATAAACGTTCACTTAATAAAGATTTCACTGTTCATATTCAACATTCCCACAAAGGATGCAAACCTTCAGTAGTTACTAAATTTACTGAAGCATCTTCTGAGGACTTAACACCAATGAGTAATACTGTTGTAGAAAAAGCTACTCAATACACTAAGTTCTTAAAAGGTTTTGATCCTGAAACAGTAGTACTCAATAAATGTAATACTTGTGGTAAAATCTTCTATGCTGATTCTCTTGAAATTGGCGAGAACGGTGAATTAGTTATCAGTGGTAAAGAAACTAAAGAAGACTAAGATATATGAAGAATAATACTAGCGTAATCAAGAAACTTGTATATCCTGTAGTACAAGAAGCTATGGATAAACGAGGTAAACGTGAATTTGCTAAGATATTCAAAGAGTTTATTGATGCTAGAGCTGAATATGTATTCTCTACTTTACCTTTAAAACGAATTCCATATACTAAAGCAGATTCAGATAAACTATTTGCTGGTATTGGTGTAGATATCAACCTAGTAAAAGATGCTATCGCTAATACTTATTATGGTGATGACAAACGATACAACTTCGTAGCACCACAAGATCCAACATCTGTACTCTGTCTTTGTATCGTAAAATACTTCATGGATAAACATGATACAAAGATGCTTGAATTAGCATCAGTGTATATGGGATTCACTGGTAAATTCTATCCTTCATTACACTATCGCTCTTTCCCTATTGAACCAGTAGATTATGTAATGGAATGGGTAGTAAACAATGCGATGTCTCAGAAGTTTGATATCGTAAGTAAAGGTAATATCTTTGGTGCTATTCGCTCTAAATGTCAAGTATGGTATAGTACGTATAAGACTAAGTTCAGAGACTTCGATGACGATGATGTAGTATACATAATCTTACAGTTACGGAACCGTTTGGGAGACTTTATTAAAAATATTGCTAAAGAATACTATAAAGCATATGAAAATAAAGACTACATGGTATACAATTCCGATAATGAAGATTCTGAAAACCCATCAGAATATAGAATTGCTAAATCAGACTCTTTCTTAGCTGAAAAGAATATCGATAAAACAATGGCATTCATAACTGCTGGTGGTGTATCATATAGAAACTGTAAACTTGCTTCTAATACAGCAGTTAAAACCGATGAACTCAAATCCATTATCGAGTCTATTACCAATACACCGAATGCTACTCGTAAGATTCGTGAAGTTATATCTATCATGATATATACTTACTTTGAACAATCTAAAGAAAAAGATGTTTTGAATATGGATTTCATTGTATTTACTACAAACCCAAAACCAAATTCAAAAGATCCTCATATTGCTCGTATGAAGCAGATTATAGAAGACTGGTTAGAAACAGGTTCTATAGCATATCGTAGACGTAAACAACGTCTTGCTACTAGAAATTTATACTTCAAATCAATCCTTATGTATTTTGCTATGAGTATCTATGAAGCAAATAAACGATAAAAAGGTCCACTACCCAATATTGGGTAGTGGTATTCTTTTCGCTTATTTATCAAGATAGTAATCAACACCACGAACTTGGTTATTATTGCTATCAGAACGTTGTTTATCAAAACTTTTCTTGATATCAGATTTAGCACGTTGTACAATATAGTTATCGTCATCATCTTTGAGATATTGTTCGATAGTCTTTTCGATCTTTTTGATATCTTCTTGGATTTTCTTCTTATCAGAAGGCTTAAGAGTTTTATTGTGCTTCAATTCATATTCAAGATATGTAATTACGTCAGCAGCACGTTCACCAAAGTCAGGGTGAGTCTTTACATCAGATAAAGTATTTAAGAAAATTCTTAATTCGAATAAAGCTTTATCGAAGAAGTTCAAGTCTTCAACACGAGTAACAGTTTGACCAGCACGGAATTCGTTTAATCTATCTTCGGTAATTTTAAGAACTTGAGGAATGAAAGAACCGTAACCAAACATAGAAGCAAATTGGTCAGCAAATGTTTCTTTCTTCCATACACGGTCTTTTAAACCAACGTATACTTTACCGAATATATTATAAAGCACATTACTAGCTAAGAGTAAACGTTTTCTTTCAGCACCAAGTAAGTTGAAACGAGAAAGAGTTTGGTAAATACCTTCTACAGTTTCTTCACGATGCATAACAATACGGAATTGTTTTTCGAAAGTATGACCAATCTCATGTAAGATTGTAGCCATACCAAGTTTAGCGTCTTTACATTTACGAAGGAAATTAGTATTCAAATAAATATCAACCCATGGTTGGAATCTATCATTGAATTTGAAAGTTCCTTTATTCATATCGATACTAACCACTTTACGAACACTAGCTAGATTATCTTGTGCATAGAAACCAGTAGGCATAGTCCATCGAATAGATGCTGGACCACAGTCAGAACTTAATACAATATCAGATTTTTCATAAAAGCCGAATTGAAAACAAAGAGCTTCGCACATAACTTGTAATTTCTTTCTAAAGAAATCTGCATTTTTGTCATCAATAGTCTCTTTAAGTAATTTATCGATAATATCTTGTAAAGCTTTTTCTGCTTTGAAGATAGGTTTAGGAATATTCGAAAAATACGCTTCAAGATAATATTCTTGCTCAAAATCTTTATAATCCATTATAATGAAAATCCTCCTTTTCTTTTTGAACTTAATATCATTACTTAACTGTTTTAAGCGGAAGATTACCCATAGCCAATATTGACTATGGGTTAATCCGGAAGGTTAGAATTAAAGATAGAAATCGTCGCATTAACAGGGATTAGCTATTGATCTCTACTAATATGTTTCCTCTAGTGTAAAAACCAATCTATGCTGAACATTTGTATAATCCTACCCTACCTAAATTAATTAAAGGAGGTACTTACGCTAAATGGCTATAACTAAGAAACAACGTCATGATGTAGAGATGTTGATATACAAAGTTATGGATACTTTAGACCCAACAGAACAAAACTCTGCTTGGTATAAAGAGAAATTCCGTAATATGAATGATGATCAATTCTATAAATTCTTCCAACAAGAATTCCCTATTAAATTCCAAATGAAAGTGTTCGAGATTGAACCTAATTTGGAACAAATGTATGCGGTAATGGATAATATCCTCCATGTGCCAGTAATGGAGAATGTCAATCTACCATTCTTATATAGAAATAAAGATGGCAAACCTGTAGGTACTAACTACAAAGCTACTGTAGTTTATGTACCAATGAAGAAGATGAAGCAGTTCTTGGCTAAGAAGAACTCCATGTCTATTAATATCGACGAACGTAATATGAAGACTGGACGTTTATTGGGTGCGGATAAGAATGGTAATACTTCTGACCGTGAATTTGAATGTATGGCTGTAATGGGTTTAGAGAAAACTATGAAAGAATTCTCTACTTATAGAGCTGATACTGTAAATGCTAAAAACGAGTTCTACAATACAATAGCGACTAAAGGTATGGTATCATTAGATGATGTCGATGTATCTGTAGACGACTCTATTTCTCGTAATACGTTAAATGCATATCTTATTGGTGCTGGTATCAATACAAACCTTATCAATATCGGTAATTACTTACCTAATACTGTAAAAGGTAAAGAAGCTGTCAAAATCAAGCGTCAATAATCGTGAATTTAACTGTATATTATATTCTTGATAAGTCTATTGAAAATTTAAATATAGAAAAGGAGGTGTAGACTTATGTCCGAAGATAAAAATCAAGTAGGTGTTATCCATGAAGTGGGTGACTTTGGTTTAATTGGTGAATTGTCACAAGAGGACCAAAAAGCCTTTAAAGAAAAAGACAAAAAAGAAAATAAGGCTGAATAATTTTAACGTTAGGTGCTCTACTATATTGGTAGAGCACCTTTTATTATCCTTTATTACAAAATATTTATCGAAAGGTGGCTGAGTTATTAAAAGTACGATAAAGGATTGTCTAAAGGAGGAAATACGATGTATAAATTTTTCGAAAAACACAAAGGATTTATGACTAGATTTCTTTGTATTATAATAGCCGCATTATTGGTATCTAACGTATTCATGTTACAACGTGCCAGTGCACTTGAAATGAAAATACAAAGTGCTCAAGAACAGATTGAACAACATGACGAATATATTAGCAAGCATGTTGAAGAAATAAAAGAAGTTACTAAAGCACAACAAACTGTAAAAAATCATATCGATGCAATGACAAAACATGAAGATGCTATCAATGCCATTAAAGGTGGTTATGGATACGATTCAGACTTATCAAACAATAACCCATCTGCTCTATTAACAGCCGATGATATGAATAAGATCATCAATTACTGGATAGAAAAGAGAGGTGTATCTAAAGAGTTTGCTGGTAAAGGACAAGCTTTTATCAATGCTTCTATTCAAACAGGAATGAACCCAATTTATATTCTAGCTCATGCAGCTGCAGAATCTGGTTGGGGTAGTTCTCATTTGGCTAGGACTCGTCACAATTATTTCGGTATCAATGCAGTAGACCAAGATCCTGGTAGAGCTTCTACAATGGGTGGAAGTCTAGAAGAAGGTATTACTGCAGGTGCTGATTGGATTAAGCGTCATTTCTATAACAATGGTTATACTTCGCTTAGATCTATGAAACATGGTAATTATGCTACTGACCCTAAATGGGCTGGTAATATTTTACATATAATGAATGAAAGTGTTTCAGTATTGTAGAAAGGAATTTGAAAATGCTATTAAATGCAAAAGTAATTGGCATTGGTGCAGCTGGTAACAAAGCTGCTATTGCCTTATTTAAGAAATATCCTGAGATTGCTAAGGATATGGTTTTAATCAACTCTACGTTAAAAGATATTCCAGAAGAATATCATGACCGTGCTATTGAATTAGATGGTGAATATCGTGGTTGTGCTAAAGAACGTACAATTGCTAATCAAATGATGGTAGATACTCTTAAAAGTGGTCATTTCGAATATGAAAAAGATCCTAAAGATTGCATGACTATCATTGTTACATCTTCTGAAGGTGGCACTGGTTCTGGTGCATCTGTACTTCTAGCAAACTACTTGCACAAAGTACATGGTACTCATATACACTTCTTCGTATTCACTGGTTTCGAAGACGACGTTCGTGGATTGAAAAATACAGTAGACCTATTCAAAGAAATGGATGATAGCTTTACAGTAGAAGCTTTATCCAATAAATCTTTCTTAGAAGCTGCTGGTAATAATCGTTTACGTGCAGAACAATTAGCAAATGAAAAGTTCGCTGATAACGTAAATATCCTATTAGGTGGTACTATTAACAAATCTTCTCAAAATATCGACGAATCTGATTTGTTAAAAACTGTACGTACACCAGGTTTTATGTATATTGACCGTGTCAATATGACTAAGATCAAAAACTCTGATGATTTCAACCGTCGTATCACTGAAGTAATTGATGATATGAAATCTTTAGAAACTCAACCATCTGCAAAACGTATCGCTACAGTTCTTGATGTAAAAGAACGTGCATTGGAATTCATTGACTTTGGTTATGAAGTTATTAAGAAACGTTTTGGTATGCCTTTCGAAGCATTCTCTCATGTACAAGACTTACATGAACCTGAATATTTAGATATCATTGTATCTGGTTTGAAAATGCCTATCAATGAAATCGAAAAGACATACGAAGATTTCAAAGAACGTTCTAAGTTTGTAGATACTACAGCTGATGACTTCTTCAACAAAGAATATGCTACTAATGCAGATATCTTTGATACACTTAAAGCAGATGCAACACCGGCAGATGTAGACGCTGCCAAAGATGACTTCTTTAAATCTCTTGGTAAAGATAAAAAAGAAGAATCTAAGAAAATTAAAGTTGTACAAGACTTTTAGAGTCAAACTAAAGGAAGAATATTTCCCATACCCAATAATGGGTATGGGAGGTTCTTTCGCAAAATCTATAAGGGGGTAAAGTATGATATATAGTAAACTTAATACTACACGAGATGGTAGAAAACCAAAAGATGTATTGTTTAGTGATATATATACCGATGGAACTGAGAAAGATGTGTTGTTACGGTTCTTGAATAAATATGATGATAGAGATGAAATAGATATAGAGGATATATCTAAATTAATAGCTATATCAGCACTAAACGTTAAGTTTAAACTTAAAGGCAAGGGTATAAAGCATTATCTTAGTCCTCGTACTGTTGATGGTAAAATACGTAGAACAATCAACAGAGCTTCTATCGCTCAAATCAAAGAGATAGTACATGATAGAACTATCAATAAAGAATTCCGAGGAGAATTATTAGAATTCTTAGATGATAGAGTAAATCCATCTAGCCCAAACTATGGTATTCCATTTAATCTTAACGATAACTGTACTTGGGATGATTATGATTTTAAAGAGCAATTCTCTGATTGTAAAATCAAAGACTTGTTTAAACTTGGTCTAACTAGAGGAATTATTAGAGTTCCTACTAAGGAAGAATATCTAAATAATTTACTACGTTCCCATAATTTACCATATAGGGTAAGTTGTACTGGTAAAGGCAATAAACCAATATTCAAGGTTTATGAAATCAAACCAGAACTTATGGTTATTAAAATTTATAGATAGGAGAAATTATTATGGATGCAAAGGAAATCAAACTAAGAGAAGAATTAGATTCCATTGATGAAACTATGGCTTTAAAAAGAAGAGAAATAGAAGATCTTAAAAAGAAAAAAGAAAAGCTAAAGGTAGAACTCGATGATTATATGTATACTAATATGAATACATTGATTTACAACTCCCTAAAATCTGATGACCCGGCTATTGAGTTATTAAATATGGCTAATGATAAAGATGAATTATCTTTAGATGATGCTGCATTTATTCTTGGTATCACTCCAAATACACTCAGAGCTAGAGTAGATTCTAATCATATAAAGAAATATCGTAGATATGATGCTCATAATACAATAATGAGTAGACTTGAAGTTGGATATATCAAATCCCTTCTCGATATGAAGAAGTCTGATCCAAAGATTCGCGAATGCGTAAAATATATTCTAGAATTTTATAATATTACCGGATTCCCTCTTTCTATATCGACACCATTGAAAGAGTTAGAGGCTCCTATTAAGCAGTTTAGAAGTTATAGAGACATGACAGTTTGTGATCTGATAGCTAAAGGATTTGGTCGTGGTCTCATTACATATCCTCAACATAATACGGTAGAGCGTATGCTTTATTCGTATAATATTGGTTATAGATTGGGATGGTTGAGATCCAGTTTAAGGGGTCGTACCGTATATAAAAGCATTAAAGATGATACAGTAAGACCAATTAGTGTTTATATTAACAAGGAGAAATAAGATGGACTTCAACTCAAGAGAAGATTTACAAAGAGAATTGAAAAAGGTAGACGATGATATAGCAAAAGCAGAAATAAATCTTACTACTTTACGTCTATATAGACAAACTATAGCTGACCGATTAAGTCAAGTAATGGAAAGTAAATGTAAGATTGTCAACGTTGGAGATTTCGTTGATAATATAGATCCTATCAAAGCTTGTTTAAATTCTTTAAATGATTCTGATGAAATTAGAATTGAAGATGTCGCTTACATGTTTGGTATCTCTGTAGCTGTATTATTGACTAAGATCGATACTAAAGAATTGAGAGTATTCAAATACTCCAATAAAAGAAATAGCCGTACTGGCAAAGTATTGACAGTAAAATACATAAAGAAACTCTTAGAAGAACATAATAGCGATGATATCAAAAAGCGTAAATATGTAGAATATATATTTAAAGAGTATCATGAAAATGCTATGTCTTTAAATATTAAGAGTAGAGTAAAAGACCTATTATTTAAACCTTATGATAATCCTGAGTATGAAAATTTGACTCTAAAACAACTAATCATTGGTGGTTTTAATCGTGGGTTTATTAAGTTTACTCACTATAATACTATGATTAAGATGCTTGATTCTTTCAACTGTGAGTATACTCTAGATTATTCTTCTTACAGAGTTATGGAAAAATCTACAAATAAACTAATTAGGGTATATTCTAAATAATATATTGGGAGCTGAATATTCAGCTCCCATATTTTTATTTTTTATTTTTTAATTGACAATTTTATAAATACCCATATTTTATATTAAATATAATAAGGAGAATACGGTTATGAACGGACAATTCGCCACAACAGGGCGATATACATTTGAACAATTACTAGTCATGATGGCTGATATAGATACTATGTCTTATCATGAACTTTATCGTATCTTGGAAAATTACTATCATGTCATTCTAGAGCATTTAGAAGATAGACATTCTAAGAAATTAATACCTCTTTACGGTTCACCTAAATTCTTATTCACTCTTCTTCAAGTATTGAATAATACAGAAAGAAGTTCCGAAAGATGTAGATTGGTAAATACATTCCTTAGAAGTACTTTATTCTCTGAGAATGGACCATATATCCGAGATATTGCTTATCTAATTGCTAAGTTCTATAATTACGATACAGTAGCAAGATTAGAAGCATTAGGTACATTAGATGAAGAGTTATGTATCTATCTCTCTATTATTTCTAAAGCATCTATTAGAGATTATGTGAATATCAACCGCATCAATTATACTATTTGCTCATTTACAAATAGAGATTTAACTCCTATGGAGATAATTCAAATCTATAACGTTCTTTACCCTAAAAACTTTACTGATGTTTTCATCAATTCTATGGCAAATGATATAGTAGATACAGAAAATACTGACCCATCTATACTCCCAAGAGCTTTACTTATCGAAGAGTCTCTCAAACAAGCCGTATGTATGATTTTAGAAACATTCGATACTGGTATTATCTCTCAAATACTTATTTCTTATAATGAGTACTGTATGTTTAATGGGAAGAAATCTCCATCTATTCTCAAGTATTGTTCTGATAAATCAGGGTATCCTTTCCTCAAAGTTCCTATCATCGTTAGAGAACTAGAAAAGCAAGATATCTTTATCGGATAGAAAATAGATTTTAATGTAGAAGTGTACTCTATAATACATATAATAAAACACTTATTTTTTATTTAAAATAAAGGAGTAAATCCATGGCAAAAGAAGTTACTGTATACAACAACGATGTAGATTATCAATCATCTTTAGCATACGAATTCAGAAATGTAGTATCTAAAGATAAAGATCTTCGTATGTCTTCTGAAGCTAAAATTGATATTGGATATCCAACTGGTTTCTTGGGCTTTGACTTTATGAATGGTTACAAAGTTCATAATAATGGCGAAACTAAATACAACTTAGGTATCTCTGATGGTAGTATGGTAATGGTAATTGGTCGTTCTGGTTGTGGTAAATCTACATTCTGTACACAAATGGCGGCTAACATTGTACGTCCATTCAAAACTTCTACAATCTTCGAAGATTCTATCGAAGGTGGTATGGTTAAAGAACGTCGTATGCAGTTAAGTGGTTTCAATACAGAAGCTGAATACAAGAAACGTTTCGTAATTCGTAATACTGGTATTACAGCAGAAACTTTCTTAGCTCGTATTAAATTTATTCATGATTTGAAATTAGCAGATCCTGAAAGATATAAATATGATACTGGTTATGTAGATGAAGAAGGAAACCCTATCAAATTATTCGAACCAACAGTTTATATCTTAGACTCCATTGCTTTGATTATGCCAGATGATTTGGTAGAAGAAGGCGAAGTATCCACCAACATGTCTGTTACTCGTACAGCTAAAGTTGTAACTGATATTATTCGTCGGGTAGTCCCTATGCTTAAAATGGCTAATATCATTTTAATCGTAGTAAACCATATTCTTTCTGACGTATCTATTCGTCCTAAGAAAGCTGACTTGATGTATTTGAAACAAGGTGAATCCTTACCTCGTGGTAAAACTGTAATCTATCTTTCTAATACAGTAATTCGGTTGGATGATACTAAACTTAAAGCAGATGAAAAGTTCAAAGTAGCTGGTTCTTTAGTAGACGTAACTAATACTAAGTCACGTTCAGCTGGTGCTGGTCAAACTTCTACAATGGTATTTACTTATGACCATGGTTTTGACCCAGAACTTTCTTTATTTATGTTATTACAAAACAATGGACGTGTAAATGGTGCTGGTATTGGTTACTACTTCGATGACCATACTGACTTCAAATTCTCTTTGAAAGGTTTCAAAGATAAACTTCGTAAAGACCCAGACTTCTATAAGCTCTTTATGGAAGTAGCTAAAAGTGAATTAGAAAAATTGCCTTCTAACGCAAACGATATAATTGATGTAGATGAACAAGATCAAAACGAAAGTAATAACGTTACTTCTGATATTCTTGGTACAATTGGCATCAAATATTAATATATCTTTTAATCATATAATATCAATATGAAGTGATATTAGTGCTTAAAAGAAAGGAAGGTTAGAGAATGGCAACATCACTTAATTTAATTCAAGCCGCAATGGAAAAACAAAATGCTTATCCAAGTGCGGAATATGTAATTGGCAAATCGTTACAACAGCCAGCTACTAATACAAACTCTGGTCCTCGTAAACTTATGTATGGTTTACAGGCAGAACAAACTATTCAGATCTCGAAGCCAGAAACGCCTTTAATGGCTACTGGCTTTGAAGGTCAATTTGCTGAGTATTCCAGCAACTATATTATTGCTGAAGATGACTATGAAGTCATTGACAAAGTATACAAAAACAAAATGATGTATTGGATGTTCGTTAGAAATACTAAAACAGGGAAAGTCGACGTATTCGCTAGAACAACTTATGAATACATCACAGAAATGTATGGCTATGAAATGAATACAGAATATATTGATGCGTTAACTCCGGGTGATATAATCCCTAAGAACTCACCAATTATTCTACCAGATTCATTTGATAGTGCATTGAATGCAGGTACTGGTGTAAACTTAACTTGTGTTTACATGGCATTAGCGGAAACTACAGAAGATCCAGTGGTCTTATCCGAATCTGCAGCTCGTAAACTTACTGCACCTACCTACAAAAACGTAGAAGTCATGGTCAATGACAATGATATTCTACTAAACCTTTATGGAGATGAAACAGGTAACTATAAATCCTTCCCAGATATTGGTGAAGAGGTTAAACATCGTACACTCTGTGCTCTTCGTAAAGAAAAGAAAGAGGATGAAGCACTCTATACTCAATCGGTACAGATGCTTAAAGAAAGGCTACAATCCGATACTGCTTTCCTCGCAAATGGTACTGTTATAGATATCGATGTATATTGTAACAATACAGAATATGATAATCCACAAATCGAGAAATACTATAATAAAACTTTAGAATATTCTCAAAAGATTGTGGATATTCTAGAAAAGGAAAAACGAAAAGGTTATACACTTACTAGTGAAGCTGACAGATTGCTTTATAACTCTAAGTCTATTCTTGAAGGTAAGCCTTATATGACTAAAGACAAAGTATTTACTAACTTAGTAATCAACTTTGTAGTCAAAGAAGAAAAGCCTATGGAGCAAGGCGATAAATGTACAGACCGTTATGCTGGTAAAGGTGTAGTATCTTACATATGGCCGGACGAAGAAATGCCAATGTATGAACGTAATGGTGAATTATTCCCAGTGGATATCATCTATAACTCTTCTACAATGGTTAACCGTCAAAATCCAGGACAAACATTCGAAACTGAAATCAACTATGTATCAGACCGCATAGTAGAAAGAATGCGTAAGATGTATTATGGAGCTTCTGAACTAAATAGATCAGATATGGTTCCAGAATGTGAAAATATGATTCTTAAGTTTATGAATGTAGTAAATCCTGAAGAAGCATTCTTCTATAATGAACAAATTATGGAATATGGATTACAAGAACGTGAGTTCTTCTTACAATCTGTAATGGCAGACAATGCTTTATTCTTAGTTTGTAAACCAATATCTGGTAATATCAACTTAACTACTTTGTATAATTTATATACTGAGTTTCCTTGGGTTGAATTAGATAAACTTTGGGTAAAACAAAAATGTTCCGATGGTTCTTATAGACGTATTCAAACTAATCGTGGTGTTATCACTGGAAAAAAGTATATCTATAGATTGAAACAAATTGCAGAAGAAAAATTCTCTGCTGTATCTTTAGCATCTACTAACTTACGTGGTGAAAATACTAAGACTAGAGCTCATAAACAACACAGAAGTGTTCACTCTGATACTCCTGTAAGATTAGGTGCAATGGAATCATCTAACTTATTAGATGCTGCTGATGTATCTATGAGATTAGCTATTGTATTTATGCTACTTTCTTCTTCATTCAAATACAGACGTCAAGCTTATCAATTATTGGTAGGTGATCCATTTAAACCATATATCAAACTCGATGCAGAAGCAAACGTATTGGCAACATCTCGTTCAGCTGAGATTGCTAAAGTATTGATGAAAGCTATTGGTCTTAAGATCAACTTCAATAAGAATAAGAAGATATATAAAGCACCAGTACTTCTTAATGTATTTGAACAACTCCCAGATATCAATAATCCATATTATAGATATGGATGTTATGATCAAGACATTGTTCAATCTCCAATTATTCGTATGCCATTCTTTGTTAAGAATGAAGATATGGATAGATTAGTTAAGTTGTATAAGAAACACCATAAAGATGAATTGCTTATGAGTCCAATTAACTTCAATGGTGTTGATAATATTATCGATGCAGATATTATCAATAAAGTAATGACATTGATTAGTACTTGTGAAAATATGGATGAAGCAGAAGCAGCTGTCAAAGCCGAAACTCCAGAACCATTAGCAATTCCAATGCATGTAATGCCTGTTATTAGAACCGGAGGCGAAAGATATGAACCAACGTCTAATAACAATTCTTGAAGCTTTACGAAATGGTAAAGATATCATTACACCAGAAGATGTAACTGATATCAATAATATTTCTGTAAATTATATTCAAGGTCAAGGTAAAGTAGAACCAAGAGATATTAGAAATATATTGGAGATATCCAATATCTTATATAATAATACTCAAAGAGCTATATTACCTTTGGATGATGCCATCTACGATTCAGTTGTAGTTAAGTTCAAGAATCAAGGTTTTGAACCACCAGTTGGTGCAGTTGGTATTACTATAGATAGTAAAGATAACGTTGGTTCTTTATTAGAAGATCAATCTCTTCTTGAAGTATTTAAAACTATTCCAGAAGAGAAAGCTAAGGAAATGCTTTATGACAAAGATCTTATGAGATTTGAAATGCCTATTAAAGAGGATTTCTATAATCCAGATAATGCTGGTAATTATACAGAACTCTCTAAGATTAAACATAGTGCCGAGCATAATTATCCTGAGCTTGTTGGTACTCTTTACAAATGTAAGTATACTACAATGAATGAAGCTGTAGCTGCTGGAGTCGAACCAGATGATATCACAACTATGGTATTTGAAAGAGACTTCTTGAGTAAATACTATAATGCAGTTTTCCCATATACAATGGATGGTAAAGCTGGATTGATAGCTGAGCTTAAATACGATGGTGTATCTATAGAAGCTACAGTTGATGGTGATACTATCATTGCAGCTTATAGTCGTGGTGATACGGCTAATGGTATTGCTTCTGACTATACTCCAATCTTTGGTGGTAAAGTATTCCATCGTGCTAAAGGTATTATCCCAAAAGGAACTGTCTTTGGTATTAAATTCGAAGCAATAGTTACGGATAGAAATCTTGAGATTCTCAAATATAAATTTGGTAAAGAATACAAGAACTCTCGTGTAGCTATTATTGGTTTACTTGGTAGCTCTGATGTAAACAAATATAGAGATTTGATCACATTAGTACCAATTAGAACTAGTGGATTACAATTCGATGATATGGTTCAAGAAGTAGAATTCTTGAATAAGTATTATTCCTCTGGTGTAGAGATGAAGTATACTTATATGAGAGGGAATTATAATGAACTCTTATTCCAAACTTATCGATTCGTCCAAGATGCTTCTGCTCTAAGAGGTATCATGGGATTCATGTATGATGGTGTAGTAATCTCATTCGCTGATTATAATATCCATAAAGTTCTCGGTAGAAATAACTTTACCGATAATTGGGCTATGGCTATTAAGTTCAATGCAATGAGTGCTGATACTATCTTCAATGGATATACATACACAGTGGGTCAAAATGGTCTAATCACACCAATGGCTCACTTCAAACCTGTCCAATTCCTTGGTTCTACGCATGACAAAACGACTGCTCATAGCTATAAGAGATTCAAAGAATTGGCTTTAAAGGTTGGAGATCCAGTTAGGATTACATATGTGAATGATGTTATCTGTTATATAGATAAACCATTTAAAGATGTAGATAATCCTAATCCAGTTATCCAATTCCCTACACATTGTCCAGCTTGTGGTAGTCCTATTACTTTATCTATGTCTGGTGATAGTGCTTATTGTCTAAATCCTCTTTGCCCAGAACGTAATGCTACTCGTATTACAAACATGGTTAAGAAGTTAGGATTCAAAGACTTCTCCAGAGCATACATCTCCAAGCTAGATATAAAATCATTTAGAGATTTGATTGAATTAGATAAGATGTATTCAGCAGAACTTATCGGTGATGCTCTAACCAATAAACTATTCGATCAAATCAATAAGATTAAATCTGAATCATTACCAGATTATAAAGTGGTAGGTGCTCTTGGCTTCAGTTCTATTAGTGCTGAACGTTGGAGAATTATTCTAAATAATGTATCTTTAAATGCTATCATTCATAATGATGACGATAGTGTTAGACGTTTGATTAGTATGGTTAAAGGTATCGGTAAAGTAATTGCTGATACTATTGCTAAAGAACGTCATGCTTTCATGGATGACCTATTATTGATAGAATCTATGTCTAATTTACAAATAACCTTCAGAGGTGAAGGAGCTTCTGTGCAAGATAGAAAGACAGTTCGCTTTACTGGATTTAGATCTTCTGTATTAGAAGAAGAATTTAATAAATTAGGATTTGATGCTGATGGTAACAAATCGGTAACTAAGAAGACTGATATCTTAGTTATTCCTTATCCAGGATTTGTATCTTCTAAGTTGAGTAAGATAAGTCCTAATTGTTTGGTACTTTCCGAGAAAGATGCTTATGACTACATAATGTATCTTCAAAGTCAAAATAATTTATAAAAGTATATTATAGATGTGGTAAGGGTGGTGTATTTTCCACATCACCCATACACAATTTTAATATTTTATATTTCAAGGAGGACAAACCTATGAAAGACTATCAAGCTAGTTATAGCGAAAAATTTAAAGATGCAATTAGAAAGTTCAATGCATCTCCAACAGCAATGTACTTCGTAGTACAAACATCTGTAAGTCACGACTACGAAGATCCATTCACAACAGTAACTGTGTACAACAAGAAGAAAACCATAGACTGGGAAGCAACACTTTTATCCGAGTTCTGCTCCGGTACTAATGGTAATACAAATCTTATTGCTTCATCTACAAAATATTTATTTGCACCTGAAGATAATAAGGAATCTACAACTATTACTATAGTAAAAGGTATTATTGGTTTCGGTATTGCTACAAGTTTAGAACAAGTAAACGAAATTATCACTTATATGGAAGCAGATAATCGTGATCTTCGCAAAATCTATTTCTATGATTATGATTTAGTTATCCAAGAACTTGTACCACCTAAAGCTCCTGATTTAATTGCAACTAAACCAAACTTTAGTCAACCAATTAATGGTGCTTGGGGTGCATTCCCACCAGTAACAGATACCGATGGTGATGTTAAAAAGAAAAAAGGTAAGAAAGCAGTAGTGGATGAACATCCAACTGGCTCTATCCCTGGTTTTGAAGGGTAATTAATTTTGGTTTAAACTGACAATAGCAGTTTGAATATATAATATTTTATTAATCCACTTAGGAGGAAACAATCAATGAAATTCGCAGAATCCGCAGTAGCAAATGCAGTACAATCCAACTTATTACAAGAAAAAATCGCTTGGTCTGCAAGCTTTACAGAAATCTTTATTAAAGCAGCTGTAGAAGGTATTACTACTTACCTTGGTCAAGTTAAAAACGAAGGTCCTAAAACTGTAGTAGTTAAAAATGGTGACAACACAGTGGTGTTCTCCGCATCTATCGAAAAACACGAATCCGATGATGGCGAAGGATTCTCTGTAAACATGTTGGTTAACCCAACTGAAGATGAATTAGTTGGTGATAAAGTAACATTCGACGATGTAGTATTATCTGCTATCTTCGAAAAAGTTGCTTCCAAATATCGTTTCAATATTGCACCAATCAATGGTCAAGAATACACTTCCAAATTGATTGCTGTAATGATCAAATCCATTAAGGAATACTTCCGTACAAATATCGATGTAGATCCTGTATTGGAAATTCCTAACTTCGTAATCTTCGAAGGTTATGTAGAAGATGACAAAGTTAAAGTTAAAGTAGTACTTGATGCAGCTATCAAACAAATCGTAAAAGATGATGCTGTATTAGAAGAAGAAGCAAAATAATTGCTGGGGTAACAATGGACATCAAAAAAGCAGTTCTAAAGAATAAGACTTTAGACGTAGTTTCTATGTCTGAATTTGGTCGCTTAATTGATAATAATGCTCCATTCTTACGAGATGTCTGTGTAGAGATCGGAGACTATGTATATCCATACAAAGAGTCTCCGAAATCTAAACGTGATGTCTGTATTACTAATTTTGGTCCTCTTATTACTTGGCAAGAACCAACTACAGAAGAGGATAAAGAAGCATACTCTGCTAATAACATCGTTGACTTATCTCCAAAGAATACAAAAAGTTTGGTAGATAATATTCGAGCAGCTGATAAGATTAAAAGTCTTGAAAGTACTCGTTTAGCTAAAATCAGTAATGTGCTTACCTTACCTATCAATGAAGAAGATTCCGAAGAATTAGTTGCCATCAAGCAAGCTATTAACGCTAAAGGAATCGATTCTGATTCATATAAGGCTAAGTTCCCATCTGAATCTGATTTTAACAACGATATGCGTGCTCTTAAATCCGCAGCTAATAATAACATTAGTTTCTTTAAAGCTAAGCGTGTATTAAATGCATTTGATATTGATATGGAACTCATTATCAAAGATAAACCAGATGCAGTTAATCCAATTGGTGAAGAAATCCGTGTATCATTAACTGGTGAAAAAGATTAGTAATTACTGTAGTTATATTATGCAAAAATTTTACAATAGATTACTAATTGAAGGAGCAATACAATAATGATCACTCAAAGAGAATTCATTAAACGATTTACCGAGAAAACAACTATCCCATTCAACGGTGATTTATTTGTGCGTTCTGATGATGATATTGTAGAGCATTTGAAAAAGATAATCCTGTCGTGCCAAACATCGAACGGTATCTTTGCAGTCAAAGTTAAGGGCTTTGAACTTATCGAAGGATATACAAACGTCCAAGAAACTTTGAAAGAGTATTATTCTAAAAATAATAATCGGAATCGTAAGAAAGGTGCTGCTGATGAAAATCAGTATAACTATATCAATCTAAAAGATTCGATTATCAAGATTTTAGTCGTAGATTATCATCTAATGGCTAAGGGTCAGGAAGAGAACCTTCGGGTTCTCATCATGATCCCTGAAGTTGTTAAAAAGTTTTATTTTTATCTTAATGGGAATTATTACCTCCCTATGTATCAAATCGTAGATAGAAGTACTTACAATTCAACTTCAGCTAAGAATGAGAAGGATTATATCACACAGAAGACCAACTTCCAACCGATAAATATTTATCGACATGTGTATGAGCTTAATACTTCTGATGGTGAAACAGTTCCAGCGACTGAGTTCGACTGTAATATCTTTAAAAAGACATTCCCAGCATCATTATTCCTATTCGCTAGATATGGTTTAACTGGTGCATTACGTGAACTTGGTTTAGATAAGATATTTGTATTCACATCAGACGATAAGTTCAAAGATGATCCTGAAATACTCACATTTATTCCAAATACTAATACGAATATACACATCAACGTACCAAAAAGTATTTATAAAAACAATCAACTCGTTCAGCATATAGTCTATACACTCTGTATGCGAACTGATAAAAATCTCAGTCTAAATGGTCTATTTGATACAGAGTATTGGGTAGGTAAGTTAGGTGAGACATTTAGTGTAGCTAATAAGCTCATTAAAGGTCACAGTATTCTACGTTCCTTTGAGTCTATCTTAGACTTTAATATACAAGAGCAACTTCGTTTACCTTGGACAGCTAAGAAAGATATGTTCTGCGTTCTTATGTGGATGCTTAAAGAATATTCTTCCTTAAGAGAACGTGATACATTGGATGTAACTAAGAAGAAATTGCGTTATGGTGAATATATCGCAGCTACTTATGCTAAGACTTTGAATTCTAAGATTTATCGTCTAAGTAATAACGGTAACCGTGTAGATATTGATTATATTCGCAAAAACTTAGATATCCAACCGGACTATTTAATAAAAGAGCTTACTCGCAGTCAATTGATTGCGTTTAGGAATGCTGTAACGAGTGTTGACTCTATTACAGCATTGAAATTTACTTACAAAGGCATCTCTGGTATTGGTGAGAACAAAGCCAATAGTGTATCAGATTCTTTCCGTCTTTTAGATATCTCTAATATGGGTATCCTAGATCCAGATGCATCTTCCGCATCAGATCCTGGTATCTCTGGTTCTGTAGTTCCTATGCTTAAACCAGCTGCTCATGGATATCTTTCAGATGAACCTGAACCGATGTTCTGGCAAGATGATTTCAATGCACTTTATGAAGAGTATAAAAAGATTAAAGGGCTACAAGAACTCATCGAATTCAAAGCTGACGTTTTGGGTGACGAAGAAGCTGCTAAGGATGTGGCTATGGCTCGCATCGCTACAGAGATGGCTACTAATGTTAACTCTACTTTAGCAAGAATCGTTGAGGAAAATGAATAATGGCTACTATGTATACTCGTTACTTTGTTTTCTCTTCTAAACAAGTGGAAGAGATGAACAAAATTGCTGATCAACGCGGAGCTTCCAGACCTAAGCTCGGCACAGTTGTTGTAAATGGTATTCCAAAAGAATTTACAGCAATTTTAACAAACATCGACCATATGAAATATGCCGATAGTAAGGTACTCATCTCTGGTGATATCAGAACTATCAAGCATAATATGGGAGACCTTAATTTACTATAATGGAAAATGACGGTCTGCTTCATGTAATCAAAAGACTCCCTATGGGAATCTGCCCAGTATGTGGGAAACCACTAATGCTACTTAGGTCTGAATATACTGCGTATATTTTAGCAGAGTCTGGTTACATTAGAAGCAAAGTGGATGAAAAATCCGAAATGAAGATGATTTGTCCTAAATGTGGTCATACTGAAAATGCTAGAGTTGGTGATGATGGTATCATCCCAGAACGTCTAGATGATTTAGTACCATCTACTGGAGAAATCAAGAATAACCCTATTGGGTCGAAATAAGAAGTTGTTATCCCATTACCCAATATTGGGTAATGGGGTTTCTTTTAAAAAATATTAAGCGAGTAATATAAATTACTTGATATAAACTAGGAGGAATTACTCATGGAAAAAATCAAATTAACAGAAGAACTTGAAAGATTAATTAGTCGTGGTCAATACAATGGTCAAGATGATAAATTAAAAGATGTCATTACAAATGAAGGCGTTTGTAGAAATATCTTTGCAGATGACGATTCTTTTGATGCAGTAAGTGAATTCACTGTAGATATGCTAGCATTATTGTTAGGATGTATGGCTGTAAGATTAGGCGAGTTTAACGATCCTAATGAATACATTCATACTATTTCTAAATTTGCTGCTCTGTTCGATATCGATTCATCTACTTATTATGATGAAGAGAAACATGATTTTGATTTAGAACGATTAGTATACGATATTGCTACCAAAAATTATGAATCCTATTGGAATTATGATGAAATTTCCAAACACCCAGAAGAATTGGAATTATTCACTAAAGTATACAATAACGATATCCAAACTTTATTGGCTGCTGTAGCTGCTGGTGATAGAAGTATCGCTATGCAAATACTTAATCCAAAAACAATGCTATTCTATAGCAGCAAGCTAATAGCTAAGAAACCTGAAAATGAAGAAGAAGAAATGAAGATGGTTGCTAAATTAGAAACAATGAATGATCTTTCTGTTATTTTAGCAAAAGCTATTGGTCTTTATGGTGAAGGGGATAAAGATAAATTATTCCTTGATTCTATTAAGGATAATCCAATTAATAATGTTATGGATCCTGATAGTATTCTTAAATTATCTAAGACTCTAATGTCTATATTCAATGGATATTTAGATTCTCAAGCTGAAGAAGATGGTCCATTCCCAGTATTTAATTTACTAAGTCAAGAAGGCCATACCTTCCCATTGACTTTCACACCTAAAGTTACTGAAGACTTCAAATTCTTAGTGTCTGTATTGACAATCAAATTATTCCATGATAAGAAAAAATTCAATGCAGATACCTTTGATTCTATCTTCCGTCCTAAGGATAAAGAATTAGCTGAAAAGGTATTGGGTAAACTTGTTGAAAGTACACAATTTAAGAAAGATATGGTTAATTATATCGATATCTTTACTGAAAGTGGTGACTTTGATTTATTCGAAGCTCTTCAAAATCTTACAAGTGTAACTAACCCTTGTAGTCTATTCTTAAAACGTTATGAAAATTACATAGGGTTTGGAGAACTTAAAGCGACTTATGAGCTTATAAGATCTGTATTTGCTGAAACTAAGGAACAAAAGATCGTCTTTGATGCCTTTGAATCTAGACTTCTATTCAACTTACTATATCCTGCATTCATGGCGTTCCTAGTAGTCTCTGAAGATCAAGAAATCTACACAGAATTCTTGAAAAAGACAAGAGAAATTCTTCATGATAACATTGGAGAAGAAAAACGAAATGTTTCTCTACTAGCAGCTTCCTATAATATAGTAGCAGATGATGAATTCTTCGAAATCTGTACTCTAGCTCAAAAGATTGATGAATTATCTAATAGAGCTGTTGAAGATTGTGACATCGATGAATTACCTGATAACGTTGTCAAATTCGATAGAAGCAAATTAAGCTAATCGTAAACTCCCAGTAATGGGCACTTATGTGCCCATTATTTTTTGTCTTATATGAACTTTATAATAATTGAAATGGATTTTAGATTAAAAAATTAGGGAGGACAAATGAGACCGTATCCATTGATGAAAAATTACAAACGCACCGACCATTCAAATCTCATCGATGCTCTCCGGGAATGGAAATCATTCTCTGACAATGTTGAAAACAACTTTGAACAAGCTACTTTTATTTTTTCTCAAGCCCTTAAAGGGATTGATGAATTAGAAGCTAGTAATGAATTTAGAGGAAAGAACGATTATATTTTCTCCCTAATTCACACTACGTCGAGGTTCTATAATATAGCATTGGATGAGTATATCAAACTTTCCGGTAAGTTTAAACCAACTAAATATTTAGAGCTACTTCATTTATATCTTAAAGATTCTAAATCAGGTGAAGGTTATATCAAAAAAGAGTATGAATTATATACTATGGGTTTAGCTGCTAAACGCGTTGAAGAAAACCATAATATTATTCAAAAACGTTTTGATATTAAATCTATTATCGTTAAATTACTTGGTATTGATGAAGAAGGTTCTGATATTTATTATAAATATAGATATATCGTTCCAATTCTTGGGGTTCATCTTGCTTCTTTGATTGATACATATAGAATGGATCCTGTTCAAAAGGCTGTCTTGACTATTGAAGAACTTAACTACGTTATCAAATATATTGAAAGAAACTCCAAAGAAGAATGTTTCTCTACTATATTCGATAATATCTTAGGACCTGCATTCTATTATATCAATGCATATAAAGATACAGACGACGAAGTTACTTTAGAAGATATTGTAGATGAATTATTAAAGGCTAATTGGATTCCTTTTGATGGTAAACAATATCTAAAGAATAGCTTCAGTGAATTTGAAGACCGTATTAAAGAATACAAAGGTTTAGTTCCTGTATGGGCTAATGGTATAACTGCAAATGTAGTTTGCTATATCTTAAAAACTTATGCAGAAGATAATACTATCGGTAGACCTAAATCTTTCTTCAACTTTATCAACGAAGCAGATTACCCTATGGAAATCAAAGGTATTGAAGTAGACTATACTGATAAAGTTTTCCTTTATGCTATCCTCACTATCTTACCTATTCTTTATATAGATAAAACAGCGGAGGGTACTCATATTGATGATCCTATAGCTATAGAAGTATTCGTTAAAAATAGAATTAAAGAATCCAAATCTACTAAACTTGTATGTGATGCTATCAGATTCTCTTCATATATCATTGGTCTAGTATGTGGTAATGAAAAATTAGGTAATTTCTTAAGAAGTATTACCGATGAATATATGATTGCAGAAGAAAAGAAAGAAGAAAAAATGGACGCAATTGATCATGCTCTAATGAGACCTTCATACATTAAATGTACTGAAATGGCAGAAGAAGCTGCTGAGATTATTTCTCTATCTGAAGCATATTCCTCTGCACCTAAATTTAATATTTGTCAAGATACAATTATTAAATTCCCAGAAGCTATTCCATTCTTTGAATACTATGCTCGTACTTATCCAGAACATCTCGACAGAGATATTCTATTAAATAGAGCAGAGTTAGTAATTAAAGAAAATGCTATTTCCAGTAAGATGGATATGGATCTTGCTGCTAATATCTCTAAAGTAAATACATATCGTAACCGTCTAGTAGAAACTGTTAAAGTAGATGATCCTGTAGAATACTTCCGAAACTTCACAGAAGCTACTCAATTAATGGAAGATATCATGGCTTATATCGAATCATATGACTCTGATTTTGATGATGACTACGATGATGATGATGACGAAAAAGAAGAATTAACTCCTAAGCAAAAACAAGAACAAAAGAAAAAAGTCGAAGAAAAGAAAAAATCTCTTCTTAGCAGAATGGCTGATGTTCTAGCTAAAGCTGGTGGTGCTGTTGAAAAGGTAAAACCTAAGCTTAAATCCGTCAGTAGTAAAATTATCGATGTTTTAGCTAATATTACTACTATGGGTGATGAAGAAAAGATCGCTCAATTGAAAACAAAGATCTTACCTAACCTTAGAAATATCTTAATGGTAATCGTAACAGCTGGTTTGGCTATTACAACACCATATCTTTTGGTATTAGTATTGGTAATTAATGCTATTAACACAACAAATACTTCCGTTGAAACTAAGAAGATCGTTAAAGATGAACTTGATGTAGAATTAGGTATTGTTGAGAAGAAACTCAATACAGCTGATCTTACTGAACATGACGAAAAGAAACTTCTTATGCTTAAGAGTAAAATCAATCGTCAAATTGAACGTATTGATAAAGAAATTGAAAAGGCTAAATCCAAGAAATAGGAGGTCATATGTTTGCATTTGATGATGAATTTGGTTTATTTGATGAAGATGTGATCTTTAATAACGAAGATATACTTCATGAAGCACCAAATGATGATAATAAAAAAGAAAATAAAGGACAAAATGGTAGTGGAGATAATACCGACTCAACAGAAGATGATGCTCCTACTGACTATACTGATGGTAGTGAAAGCCCTAACACCCCCGTAGACGATGAGGGCAATCCAGATTATACAGAAGAAGAAGAACCGGATTATGATGAAGAATCCGGTAATGATCCAGAAAATGATCAAACTAATACTGATTCTGAATCTGATGATACTAACACAGAAGTAAAGTCAGATGAAGGAGATGGTGAAATACCAGATTCTGATAATACTGACGGTAATATCGATACTGATACTGAAGGAACTGATGATGATTCTGATTCACCAGATTATACTTCAGAAGAAGATCCTTCTGCAGCTGAAGGAGAACCAGGGGATGACACCGATGGTGCTGGTGACGAAGAAGCTGGAGATGGTGACGCTACTGGAGATGATATGGGTGGAGAAGATACCACTGATGATACTTCAGGTGATACTACCGAAGGTGGAGATGGCGAAATCTCTCAACTTCAAAATGACTTGTTCTCTAACCTTTCTGATGAGCAAATGAAGCTTAGGATTAATAGTATTAAAGACTCCTTTATTGAGTTATACTCAAACGTTGATAATACATCTAAGCAGATCCTGCTAGTTAATCGATCTTCTGATAATATCGTAGCTATCAATTATATTAATGAAACTCTTGGTGCCCTAAAAGATATGATTAGGGATGCCCTTACAGTTTCTTTTGGTACTCGTTCTATAGCAGAAAATCAGATTGTGTTACAAAAGCTTGTTGCTATCTATTCTTTGGTTTATAAAATCGTAGAAAAGATTGGTAGCAGGAAAGAAGAAAAATAGAAATTATTTGGGATAAGAACCCAACCAACTATAAATAGATTCTACTGATGATAGTAGAGATGTGTGTGACAGATAGACACTGTGATGAAATTTAATATTCTCATATAAGGAGGAATATTCCTAATGGCAATCGTAGGCTCTACAGATAATGCTAATAAAGAGATTCTTCGTGGTTACGAACAAGACTCCATGCATGAAACTGCTGCTCGCTTTGTTGAATTAGCACGTGCAGCTAAACAAGAATCCGGCTTGGATATCTTCAATAACCCAACAGAATTCTTAACTAATAACCTTGGTAAAGAAGATCTTAAATCTTTCTTCGTAAACGAATCTTACGACGCAGAAGATCCTCGTTTCAAAGGCAACTCCGCTGCTCTTCGTTCTCACTTAGAAAACATGGAAATGTTGTTCGAAAACGACGTACAAGCAGCTGTTACTGAATCCACTAACTTGGGTGCATTGTCCCCAGTAATTGGTATGGTAACACCAATCCATAAAAATATCTTGATGAACGCTGTTTATGATCAAGTAATGCCAAAAGACGTTTCCCGTAGCCCTAAATTCACTTTGACTATGGAAACTCGTAACTTGGTTGATACTAAAGGCAACAAAATCGATATGTATGCTGAACAAAACTTGATCAAGAAAGCTATTGATGAATCCGTTCCTACATTCGACAAAGTTATCACTACTTTGCCTGAACAAGAAGCTACTGACTTCGTTGCAGAAGCAGTTGCAGCTAATGTAATTGACGCTTCCGTTCAATCCATTGCTAACCTTTCCATGCGTACAGAAGTTTTTGGCGTTGTAGTTAAAAACGTATACGTAGAAAAAGGCGAAATGATCTGGGACGCAGCTACACAAAAAGAAATCCCTGCTACAGCAGCTGGTGCTAACTCCGTATTGTTCAAATTACATGCATTCTTCACTCCTGGTTATGGCGACCATGTTCGTCAAATGCATCGTGCATTCATGATTTCCTTCAAGAAAAATGCTACTGATACAGTAACTGCTTCCGGTACAATCATGGGTTACTTGAATGAAAAGAACCGTATGTTGCTTCAATGTGGTCCATTGAAAGTTAAAGACGGTGCTACTGAAGCATTCGATACTACTACTTTCTTGGTAGAAGCACTTGTTGTTCGTGCTGTATTTGATGTATCTTCCGCTGCATTCCCAACTGTTAAAGTTGAATGGTCCAGTACTACAGATATCTTCCAAATTCCAGAAGCTCCACATGTAACTGTACCTATCACTCCAGAAGAAGTTAAAGACGTTCAAGCTCTTTACGACGTAAACCAAGTTACAAAACTTATGTCCATGATCCGCCTTGCTCTTCTTCATTGGAAAGATGATTCCATCCGTGATGATCTTGATGCTTCTTACTTGGCTATGCCTGAATCCAAACAATACAAAGCAGCATTCGACTTCACACCTCCAATTAACTTCACTGGTCTTCCAGTAGTATGGCGTAATGGTCAATTCATGGATCGTTTGGAAACTATGGTTACTGAAATGCTCCAAGAATTGAACGATGAAAACATGACTATCGCTATCTTCGGTCGTCCTGACTTGATCCGTCGTATTGCTCCTCAACAATACACTTATCAAACAGCTTCCAACATCGGTCCTGTTGAATTAGACTTCACTCGCACTGTTGTTACTTCCGAACATCGTGTATACAACTTCATCTCCACTAACAAAATGCGTAACAACAATAACTTCGTAGTATTGTTGATTCCTCGTAACTCCATGCGTATTACTTACAAAGTGGTAGATTACCAAATGTACTTAAGCAACGAAATTCGTGATGCTCGTCAAACTGCATTGCCAGCTATGACTGCATTCGAACGTTGGTTATTCTTACAATATCAACCTGTTCAAGGACGTATGCATATTATGAATCCTACTGGCTTACGCAACAACCCTGAAGACGACGTTAAAGACTTCATCGGTGCTAATGCTATGAACGATTACACTGCTAACCGTGCAGATTATGCTAACGAAGTTAACGGTGTAGTTGATCCAGCTACAGGTCACTTCCAAATTCCACCTATCAAAACTAACTAATTTCTAAGTGACTAATAATCGGGACTAGAGGATAATTCCTCTAGTCCTCTTTTATTTCCTTAGAGGAGGGTGCGAAATGCAAAAAGACGATACTGCCTTGTTCGAAAGCATTGGTGAGTTACGATACGAACTAATGCAATTAAAGGTTGATCCTGATAATTCTGCGTTACTATCTTCCATTAAGAGAATACTTAACGATATTTTCGATGACTCGAAATGTGAAGACGTTATCTTTACTAATAATACAGATAAAATCTTCTTTGGTCTAACGGTAATGCCCGTGTTTAATGACTCTCAACAGGTCGTCGATATAGTTTTAAACAGTACTAACTTTGCTATATCCAAATATCGTGTTGAGATCGATTCTAAGCTTCTTGATAATTACACAGGATTGAATATTGATGAAATTACTTCTATCTTATTACACGAAGTAGCTTCTCTGGTATACAATGACACTCCTGCTCGTAAAGCTCGCTACTTAATCGATTTGTGTTTAACTCAAAATAATACAAATATCAAGATCTCTAGCTATATCTCCTATGTGGAGTTATTAGCTTATGGTCTTAAAGAAGCGATCCGCAAATCAGCTTCCATTTTCTACGTTAAAGATAATGGTGCTATTCAAGAATTTGATGATGCATTAGAATTGACTCGATTCTTAGAAAGTGCTATTGCTAAATTAGATGCTCTTGGATATCTTTATGAAAAAGGTACCAATGCAGCTGAAGTAGTTACTAAATGGACTTTACGTCTATATAAGGATATCCTTACATACCGTATTCCAGCTTTACATACTATCAATAAATCTTGTTTAGTAACAGCATCCGAATTGGAACAAGATGAGTTGAAGAATGTTGCTCGTCATTTAACTCGTATTGATGATTCTTTCTTAATTCAAGAGTCTGGTATTCTTGCCGATACTCCTGATAAGAAAGATATTGTTGCTAAGTTAAATGAACGTAAATCTATTAAGAGTTTCTTTGATACATTTGCAGAAACAGTTGCCCTTGGCAAAACTGCAAAGTCTATTAATGAAGCTCAAGATTTATTCTTCAAAGCTAACAGCGAGATGAGTCAAATCAAATATTATCTAGAAAATAATGAGCTTGATGCAAAGACAGCTAAGGATTTGGACAGATTGTATTGTCGATATGATATCATCAGGACTTCCTTACATACTAAGATCTAATCTTAATATATAATGAGAGTACCCAATATTGGGTACTCTCTTTCTTTTCGTAGATTGTTAATTTTAATATTTAATATAACAAACTAGTAAAAGTAATTATAAGCATTAGCTTATTATTGTATTTAGTTAAATTATATTTTTTAGGAGGCTATTATCATGGCACTAGGAGACAACAACAATCGCGAATTAAGACCTACAGTATACTCTGGTTATACTTTCTACAACACACGTTCCGAGAAAGCTAAATCTCGTATGAACTTCTCTATGTGGAAGAATACTATTAAACTTTCTATCGAACGTATGGTAAAAGAATCTAACGACGGTTATGGTGCAGAATTCGATACAGAAAATCCAGCATTATTATACTTAACTGCTTCTAAAGCATTAGTATTGGCTGATCTTCTTAAAGCATACTTACGTGACCCAGAACAATACTCTGGTTTCGGTGTAGAATCTGCACGTGCATTGATTACTATCGCTCGTGAAGGTGATGACGATGTTCTTACTGTATCTACTAAGAACGGTTCCGAAATCGGTGATGGTTTATCTTATGTATTAAATCATTCTTTCCCTGTAGTTGAAAAAGTTAAAGAAGATGGTAGTATTTCTTACAATAACTCTTTCGCTTCTTCTACAGATATCAAACAATTGATTTTCCAATTGGATGACTATGTACATGCAATGAATAATACTATTGCTTTCTCTGTTATTGATAACTTAGCTAGAAATACCCAATCTAAATATAGCTTCTTGAAAGAAGCATTAAGTGGTGGTTCTTCCTATGGTAACAATAATGGTGGTAGCCGTTATGGCAAAGGTTCTGCAAGCCAAAACAACGAAGTTGACGACTTAGACGACTTCATGTAATAGACAAAATATACTAAAGAAGATACAATGGAGAGTATACGATATCCGTATACTCTCTATACTTCGTTTCAGGTAGGTTTATATGGATACTACTATTAAATACGTAACTAAGAACTTTATTGAATTTGAAGTATTATTTGATTTAGATTTGGCTATAGCTCAGTATATTTTACTGAATACTAAGAATACTAATTTCATCGACAAGTCTATTAGAGAATCCAAGGTAGAAATTACTAATAATTATCTTAAGAATAAGCTACTATATAGAAAGTATGATAATCCATTATCTGCAGTATTGGATAATAAATACAAAGATAGCTTTGACGACATATTGGAATCTATCATGAAAGATCACGCTGATGATGTATATGAAAGAATTATTCCTACAGATCTATTACAAGCTATCAATGCTATGGGTGTAGCTGATGATATTATCAAATCTAGAATCAAATGTGATAATGAAAAACAAGTCAATATAGTTGAGAAATATTCTAAGGTATTAGAGACAGTTAGAACCAATGAATTATTCGAAGATTCTACTTCTCTATTTATCAAATACCTTAATAATATTCAAGATTATGCTCCTATTGGTGGTAAATACATTTATATTGTTAAAGGTAATTACAATCTAGGTCCAAATTTTCTCCCAAGTCCAGTTGTAACTATATTGGGAGAACAAAATGTAATACGGATGGTTGATATCTATTCCAATATCACTATTCCAGAAGTAAACTTGGAGGATTATATTAATGAACACAGCAAGAATTAAAGCGGTTTCTAATATTGTACCTAAAAACGTTCTTCGTGAAGTCCAATTAGAAACTATTGAACGTATAGCTAATGCTTTGGCTAACTCTTATGGTCCATCTGGTTCCACTACACTCATTCGTAAAGGTGATGATGTAAAAGGTTCTGGTGTGACTGCATATACTAAAGATGGTCATAGTATTTTAGGAGCTATTAAGTTCAATAAACCTATCGAAATGAGTATTCTCGACGATCTTAAAGATATTACTCGCAATACTGTTAAAACAGTTGGTGATGGTACAACATCTGCTGTAATCCTCTCCTATGAAATCTTCCGTGCATTGAACGAAATCATTAGCGACCACGCCAATTTCACCGAAAAGGCTGTAGTCGCTGAACTACAGAAAGTAGTTAAAGATATTACTACTATTATCGAAAATAGTAAGCAAAAACCTACTATTGATAAAATCTACCAAATTGCTTTGACATCTACTGATGGTAATGAAGAAGTAGCTAACTCTATTCGAGAAATCTACGAACAATTTGGTCTTGGTGTATATATCGACGTAGGTATTTCTAATACTACTAACCACATGGTGAAAACTTATGAAGGTTTGACTATTGATGGTGGTTATTTCAATCCATGCTTCATAAACCGTGCCAAAGACGCTGTTTCTGAACTTCAAAATCCTAATATTTACATTTTTGAAGATCCTATTGATAATAACTACACGCTTAATCTTTGCTACAAGATTGTAGAGCAAAATTTGATTGCTCCTTTAACTAAATACAATACTTTGGTTCAACAAGGTAACCAAGCTGAAGCAGATGCTGTAATTGCTAATGAACTTAAGGCTACTGCAATCATTACTCCTACATTTGGTCGTGATATTCGTTCCCAAATGGATAGTATCATCGATATGATGAGTAGTTCTAAAATTGAACAACGTGCTCCATTGACTATTATCACTGGTATGACTGATGTAGATCGTCTTGCTGACTTAGCTGCTATGACTGGTGCTAAAACAATCAAGAAATATGTAGATCCTGAAGTTCAAAAATCTGATGTAGAAAAAGGCATTGCTCCTACATTGGATAATGTGGCTACTGAATTCGGTGGTAAAGCTGAATTATTAGTTGCTGATACTAAAACTACTAAAGTTATTAACCCAGAATTGATGTTTGTGAATGATGAAGAAGGTAAACGCGTATTCAGCAGTGAATATAACAATCTTCTTGCTTCTTTAGAAGCTCAATTGGCTCAATTGGATACAGTAAAAGAATCTGCTACTGAAGTAAATGTACTTCGTCGCCGTATTCAATCTTTGAAATGTAATATGGTAGATTATTTAATCGGTGGTGTATCTTATACTGACCGTGATGCATTAAAAGATGCTGTAGAAGATGCTGTTCTTAACTGTCGTTCTGCTGCTAAAGAAGGTATTGGTTATGCTGCTAACTTCGAAGGTCTTCGTGCTGCTTATGAAGTAGCTGAAGTTACTTCTAGCCTAAGCCCAATTAGAGAAGCTGTAAGCAATGCTGTATATAAAGCATATGCTAATACGGTTGCTCGTATCTATGTAGACTATATGGCAGTTGAAGGTATTGCACAAGATGAATTGATTAAGAAACTTATCGAAAACAATAAACCTATCGATGTAACTGGTAATAATCGTGAAGTATTATCTTCCATTAAAACAGATCCAACTACATTACAAGCTATTGTAGATATCGTAGGTTTGATGTTCAAAACAAATCAATTCTTGTGCCCAATTCCAGATATGAATACATATACTGCTGAATAGTAAAATAAATTATGTAAGGGAGGGATATGATTGTCCGTCGAAACTACATTTGCTAATTATATACGACGACCTGGTATTGTCGGGAGTACTACACCACAAATTAAACTAATTGAAATGGATGCTCGTCAAAGATATGAACGTATCTTGATGCGAGAAGGTGGTAGTTTAAAGTTTTATCAATTCAAAGACGATAAAAACGATACCTATTATATTCATATCAAAGTCCCATCAGAAGTATTAGATAAATTCTATTACGATGTGATTATAAAGTTCTGTGGTCATACAGGTACAGAATCTTATCCTACCCTTACTAACTATAATATTCAAGTCTTCTCTAATGACCCTGCTTTCTGTTATACATATGCCTATGTATTTAATAAAGAAGGGATGTTAATTAAAGACTTTGCTGATAAGATCGGTCCAGACTTCTTAAAGAGTAAGCCTAGAGAACGAAATCCTAAAGAAACTTTTGGATTTGTTAAATCTCTATACTTTGCTTACTTCTTTATGGAGCAAAAGAAATTATTTGAAAAACGTTGGTGGGATAAAGCTAAGCCTTATAAAGCTGATACTATATCTCACAACATTATGAAGGCTGATTCTAAGATAGTTAAGCGTCAAAGAGAAGCAGAACAACTTAGAAAAACTGAGAAGGCTACTAAACAAACCCCTCAACCTCCTAGAAATACTTTCACTGGAAGCGATCATGTCAAGCCAGCTAGAGTTGCTAGCGGTGTACGTAAAACAGGGACTGTTAAAACTACCAAGACAGTGCGTACAACTAAGGCGATTCGAAAAAGATAATATAGCTGTATATTATAGAAATGAAGAAGGTTATTTGGTCTTTGTAAATAACCTAAAATCCATTTAGGAGGGTTAAAATGGTAGAAGAATTAAAGAACGTTTTTATTGATCTCGGAGAAGCTCAGCCATTTGTCTATGTAGATGACTGGGTTCCTCAACCTGAAGACTTTATTTTTACAACCTCAAAAGGTTTAATTGAATTGAATGATATCGCTAGGATCTATGGCTTAGAAGATCATCATCCAATTGCTTTCTATTCGATGGCTAGTAAGAAATGCTACAATGGCGCAACTGTAGTAAAACCAAATGGTGATGTATCCATTGGTTTCCGTGACCATTGTATTCATTATCTTAACTATTTCGAAAAGTTTTATGATACTGAACACACTGTAGTTAATATTTTAGCTCAGTTGAAGTATCTAATAGAATATCATGAAGGATACAATGAAGATATGTTAGTAGCCGATATTCAACGCTACTTTATCTCTAAGGATAGCAATCCTGTACTCCATTATGATATCCATAGATTTGTAAGGGATAATTATAATATACATTTAACGTATAAGAATAAGAATAATCCATGTCTAGAATACAGAGATTATCATGCTTGTATTTTGTTTGAAATCTCTATTCTTCAAAATATGATTATTCCTACTCTTATTCATTTCTCTTATCTACATCAATACACAAACCAAGATATTCAAAGACTTCTATTGAGAGTATTTGATAATATCTTATTTGAAGTAGATAATAAATACAATGTCGATATGGCTTCTAAGTTATTTGAAACTATCTTGACAAATGTAAATAAAAATAAGAAGGGTAATCCAGTGTTATGGGATATGCAAGAAATCCGAGCTCGTAATCCTATTTCACATGCAATGGAAACCCAACAAAATATTTTGGTACAAATCATTCCAAAATATTCATTCAAAGAAAATATCATCTCGTTTAACTTCTTCTCTATTCAAAATGATTTGAATAATAAAGTTCTACGAGCTAAGTATGAATATGCTTTAGCATCAGTATCTTCTTCCAATGTAGATGAAGATAATAATTCTGAAGCAGATAAGTTCGAAGCTCACTTAGCTAAGATGAATGAATCAGCAGTTATTCAATCTACGTTAAACTGTAATCAAACAATTCAACGTATTGAAGCTCTATATGGTCCATTCTCTGAAGATGAAATTAATTTCTATATGAAAGAGCTTGGTAAAGAAGGTAAGAATATCAAAAACCAATTCCAATTCAATTTGGTTTCTTATCTATTCTTAAAAGAGTTTAAAGATATTCAAGCAGTTAAGTTGGTTACATTTAGGCAATATGTAATTATGCTATTGGCTGCTAAGAAGTATCTTATCTCTGCTGGTCAATCTCTATTACCATATATCATTGGTGGTAGAGTAGAAAAGATTGTTAGTCGTAAGACTGTAAATAAGAAGATTCTTCAAAAGATTCAATTCTCCGAAAACTATCCTAAAATAGTTGCTAAATACAATAATAAGAAAATCCAAGAAGAAATCATCTTTAAAACAATCTCACAAATCTTAGCCTCTGATTTCAGAAATATTGACTTCTATAATCAAGAGCTTAATGGAATCAAAATCCAATGTATTCCAGAAAAGATTTCTGAAGAGCTGCTTCAATATATTCTGTTAATTTAAGAGAATTAATTCCAGAGACTAATATTAGTCTCTGGAGTTTTATTTGCTAAAAGGAGGTGAGATTATGGATATACAAGAAGAATTAAAATACTATCTGATGGAAACCTTTCCAGATGCTAAATCCGCATCAAATGGAAGAGAAGTAGTTATTAGATGCCGATTTTGTGGTGATAGTAAGAATAAAGACTCTAGGCATTTATACTTATCACTAGGAGATTCTGTTAAAGGAATACCTCCATTGTATCATTGCTTTAAGTGTAATGAGAGTGGTGTATTGTCTAAAGATGTTATCAGAGAACTTATGGGTTATGCTGATACATCTGAAGTATTATATAAGCTGGATAAATCGAATAAAGAGATATTCAAGAATTCTAAATATCGACCAGTTAATAATAACTATTACCTAAATCAAAATTATCCGTATACCGATAATACTTATAACAAGAAGAAAATTGAATATATTTCTAATCGTCTTGGGATAGATTTTTCTTATGGTGAAATAATCTCTAACAAAATAATACTTGACGTAAAAGAATTATTAAGTTATAATAAGATTAACGTTGAGAATCGATTTAGTGATCTAATCGATTATGCTTCGCTGAATTGTATTGGCTTTCTAAGTATGAATAATAGTTTTGTCACATTTAGAAATCTCCGTAAGAATCCACCAAGACAGTTTAACTTTAGATACATGCAATACAACATTTTCAATTCTTTTGAATCAGGGAATAAGTATTATTGTATTCCGACCATAATAAACACGATGTCGAATGAACCTATACATATTCGAATAGCGGAGGGGGCTTTCGATATATTATCCGTTAAGTATAATTTATGTGGAGGTAACACTGAACAACAGATGTATATCTCTGCTAATGGTAAAGGTTTTAGTAGTGTAATTAAACATGTTTTAACTACATATCCTATACCTAATTTAATTTTAGACCTGTATTTAGACAACGATTATGGTAATGATTACGCTATATGGAATTGTAAAAAAGCTCTTGAATTAAATATACCAGTATACTTACACAGGAACAGGTTTGAAGGTGAGAAAGACTTTGGAGTTCCCGCTAATAAAATTCGTGAACAGGTTTTGAAAGTTTAAGTAAACTTTGTTTATGAGAAGGGAAGTGTTATTTATGAAATCTCCAAAAGAGCTTTTACGGGGAGTGTCTGATTGGATGATGTTTATTGAGGAACTTAAATTGACTAAATACGAAGTATTTATCATTTTCCTCTCCTATACTATTTTCCTCATGGCACTCTTCTTCTCTATTCTTGCTTTCATCTCTCTTTATTGTAGTGGAAAGCTTTCAATGATATGCCCAGTTATATTACTGGGTATAGTCGTTGATATTTTTCTCTTCATCAAGTCGTTTAAACTATATGAAGAGATAGTTGCTAGTAAGAAATTCAAATAGATCACTTTTACCCATAGCCAATATTGGCTATGGGCTTATTATTTTCTTAGGAAGGAAAACAAATCATGAAAACATGCGTAACACTTTATGAAAACTACCTAGCTAGATATTATCTCCCAACTACTAAAAAGGAGAAACTAGGTTTTATGATATTGAGTGATATCGATACTGATGAACTAATAAACTTAAACTTAGTTGCTCATATCTTGTCAAATCACATCTGGTATGGATACAAAGGTATCTATGTTTATATCTACTCTAATGGTAAACATCAATTGTATATTGATAATGGTACTGAAGAACAAAAGAGTTTATACTTCAGAGATACTTCAAATAATATTCCATCTCAAATAGTAATCCTAGCTAAATGTATCTTCGAAGGAAGATATAGAAAAGCTGCTAGAATTATTAAACAAGCTAGAATACATGTAAGTCTAAGTGAACTACTTAGAATTCCATTAGCTCGTTATTATAATGGTATCAATTTCCCATTAGAAGAACTAAGAGATATTTGTAAAAAAGGAGTTTAAGATGGATACAGAAAGAGAATATAGCCACATGGTAAAGAATAAAATGTTACCAGGTGGTAAACTAATATCAGATTACCAAATAATGACTGGTTATGGACTGTCTGAATTAGAAATGAAATATATCGATGAGGTCGGTATAATACCAGAAGTTCCAGAACATATACGAATAATTCCTAAAGGATTTTATAAAGATGGTGATGGGAAAATTCGTAAAATAGAAAAATAATCAGAGGGTAGCCAATATTGGCTACCCTACTTTTATTTTTTGTAATAGTATGAATTTTCAGCGATATATTATAATAGTGAATAAGAATATTATATTTCATTTATATTATTAATTATAAGGAGTTTT